AAGGTATGGTTCTCTTTTGTGCTTCCATAGCCTTTTCAACAGATGTAGTGAAAATACCCGCCATGACATTAGCGACCGCAGTGGTTACGCCACCCAAAAATCCCCCCACACCAGGTATCAAAGAAAGACCTTCTCCTACAATTCCGCCCAAAGAAGATATAAGTCCTCCACCCATAGCAGCAGGACTTTGAAATGTAGCTCCAACACCGGAAATCACTCTTGTGGCAATGTTAGTAGCTGTACTTCTGTCACTTCCTCTTTGTACATTTTCCCTTCTTTCTCTTGTAATAGGTGTTTCTTCTCTTGCTGGCACTGGTGATGGTGTGGGCACTGGAATAGGCTGTATTCCCGATCCGCCCACAGAAGAAGTTCCTCTTTGATTGTATAGAGTTTCATCAATGGAAAAGACACCTTCTTGTATCCCCTCTAAAGCGCGTGCTCCTGCTTGCACGTTTTGAAGAATTTGCTTTGTTATATCAGACAAATCGCTATTACCGGAAGAAATGGCTTCCACAATATCACGAAAACCTTCTTGATTTACACCAAGCAAAGCCGAGAGGTCGATAGCTCTCGTGCCTCTATCTTGATAGGATTCACCTCTTTCTCCCGAAATGTCCGCTTCCGGTTGCTTTCTTCTTCTCCTTCGTGTAGGTGTTGCAGTTTCTTGATCTTCTCCTTCCGGTTGTGGCGTAGGCTGGACAACTGGACGTGTAGGTGTTGCAGCCTGCCTACCCTTTTCGGAATTTTGCTGTCCCAAAAGGTTCAATTGCTCCCTAAGTTGGTTAAGTGCGTCGTTCTGCTGACGAATAATGTCGTTATTGTTTTCGACTATTCTTCGCTGCATATTCTCAACGTCTCTCCCGACCGACCTAAGTTGAGAGACATCTACCGACACCCTAAGTCTTTTTTCGTTATCCATTTTCCTTACCTTTTTCTTTTGCCTTTTGCTCCATCTCGATCATCTTAAACATCTGATCTTCATAGAAGGCAGTATCTTGTTCCGAAATTTCACCTTCCGGTGCTTTCAACCAATCCCCGATATTGGGAATATATTCTTGTGTCTTTTCCTCTCTTTCTTTCTTTTCTTGATTAAGTTCATAAAATGCCTTTTCTTCTTCGAACTCCATAAGTTCAGTAAAGAAATCACACTTCTTATGTTCTTCCGAAAGAAAAGGAATATTGTGCTTGTTCCTAAACCACCTGTCAATAGGAAAAGCGTTATTCCATTTTATAACAAAATTCCTATATTCTTCCCGATTCATTAGTCCACAGAAGAAAGTATTTTTTCAGCCTCTTTCAAAAAAGGAAACACCTCGTTCATGTAAATATCGCTGATCTCCTTAAAATCTTTCAGCCCAAGTTCCGAGAAACTTTTTACCTTCAAATCCGCAACCAACTGCGGACAAAGAACGGATAATGTTGCCTCAACGTCAATCATATCCAACGCACGCTGTGCTGTAATGGTAGGATTACCGATCAACGAGTTATAGCTTCCTTTCCCTAATCTCTGCTTGTTTACTTCGATCTGATAATACTGTCCTACATTAGGAAATTGAATTTCGTACTTTCTTCCTTTTACTGTAATTTCTTTCGTATTCATACTTTGTTTTGTGATTAATTGATTGATATATGCAAATATAATGATAAAACAGAGAAAGTAAGAATTTTGGCGTTATTTCTAAAATACCAACTGTTTGGATACATTCGTACTCAAATATGGACCGACATTAACTATTTAACTATAAACAAATTAACTCTAAAATCGTTCCAAGAAGTAACAAAATTTGGACCACCACAATATGATATGTAATACCTATTGGTTAGGTAACTGTATGCCAGTTTGCACCGGTACAAAGTTACCGTTGTTTTTAAGGCATATAATTGCCTACCTATCTTAAACTAACAAAGCGTGATTTAAGTCTTTTGAACTTGCACCACGCTTTACTTAATTGTTAATTATTTGTTAAAATAATCAGTATTCCGCTGTTACTATGGGGTTAAGATACCTGATATTAACGTTGAAACTCGAAACGCTTTGTTCTTGCAACTGCCAATTCTGATTCTCAATGAAACACGGAGTTAAAAGGGCAATCGTCTGTCCTGTCGGATCAACCTGTGTTACCATCTTGCGAGAATCATCAAAGTTCTGAACCAATTTCTTATAGATCATGATAGAGAAACCTTGTTCTGCAAATGTAAGAGTGTCCAAAACTTCCTGCAAAGTTCCCAAGCGATGGATCATTGCTTCTACCACCGGAGCTTTAAAGGACAAGAAGAACTGATCCACAGTTGCGGAGCATCTGTAAGATACAGGCGGAATTTCCTGAATAGGCAAACTGCCTAACCCTTGTACATCCACACGATTGATCTGTTCCTGTACGGTAATATTTCTGACAAAACCGGCAGTCTCGCCGCCAATTTTGATATATGCCATAGGTGCACTGAATGTCTGCATGATATTCTATGTTTTAGAATTATTATCCACGAATTAAGAAGCCTGTGAAGAACAACTTGTTGATTTCATTGTTCACCACAATCTTGTAGGTAACAAACCAAGCGTCCTCCTGTCTTGTTACAACAACATCTTTAAAAGAAAGAAGCAAGTTATCCTGCTCTATTGTTGCCACTCTTGACTGCAAATAAGCAACCGTCCAATCCTTCACTGCACCGGCAGACAAAGTATTCACGTTTACACCGTTTTCCTGCCCAAGCAGATCAATAGAAGCATTTACAACCAATTCCTTATTAATCTGTGCAACGATACGCATGAACTGGATACTGTGGCTCTGCCCGTTTGAATTAAACAAGACCTTGTTGTCCTGTAAAGTGTTTACGCCCTGCAATACCACAAAATTGTTCGTGTAATCATTGTAAACCGTCACAAGCATACCTGCGTCCAAAGCCTTTACCTTCTCTGTTTCACTCAAAGTATGCTGTAATTTGTCGATACCGATCGTCTTGTTTGTGACAGGAATATAAGGCGGTTTTCCTGCCGTTCTTCCTAAGATACAGCACAAGTTGTACATTACACCCCACCAACGTGTTTTAATGCCTGTAATGCTGGATGCCATACCCGCACCACCATGCACCAACTGGACAAGTTCGCTATTGAAACCTTTCGCCAAATCAAGAGAATCTTTGAATTTAGCTTGATCATTGTAGCCACCTACAAACAAGAAATGAGTGTATTTAGCTTGACTGTTAATGTGTGAAATAACTTGTGACTGCAATGCAGAATTAGCATTTTTACCAAATTGGTCGGTCATGATAAAGCTATAGTCCAAACCTGTAATAGCAGCAAGCGCATCTGTCAAATACTGTGCATTGTAAGTTTCAGTCGCTCCTTTTGCAAGGACAAATTTCTTTCCTGCAAGTACAGTTGTTACGTCACTTTCAGATACAGTCCCTTCACCTTCTTTCTTTGCATTAGCCGTCAAGACAAACAAATTAGCAAAATTGGAATCAGATTTAGCCCAATCAATCAAAGTCTGGATATTGTCAAATTCCGGTGACTGTAATACCAATGTAGGTGCTGCCTGATCTTCCGGTGTTTCTCCAATAGGATAACCATCTTCTGCGTACCCTGTGAAAGATCCGACATAGAATTTCATGATCCATTTTGCCGGATCATCCTCACCTGCCACAATGGAAAGCCCATAACCGGTAATCAAGTTTCCAGCTTCTGAAAGTGTACCGTTAGCTCCCTTGCCTTCATCCAAAGTCTTTACTTCAAACGTTCCTCCGGCAGTTGTTGCAAATGTAAGTGTAGCAGCGGTTGTCTGGGCAGCTCTTACGAACAACAGTTGAGAGATACCAGTAGAAGCAGGGTTTGTGTAATCAGGGGTAAAAAGTGCCTCTGCAATTTTCCAGTACATGCCACCTTTCATGAAAGAACGAAACTCTGCCAAAGTATCAAATCTATATACAGAATCCAGTCCCTGAAAGTTTTCCCCAGATACACCAGAGCCACCGCACCAATTTGCACCATAAACCCCTGTGTCAACTATGAGCACCTTTGAATAGTCCAAGGTGCGAGCTGGAGATGTTTCTGACGTTGTAATCCTACTGTAAACGCCAGGAAGAGTTATCTGTTTGTTGTTAAATATGAATGATGTGCTCATCTTATTTATTTTTAATTATTTATATATCGAATTTATATATGATTTTATCCCCTCTATTCTTTCCAAATAATTAGAAGGAATTGTATCTCTCTTTTTAAATTATCTTTCTTCCGTAAAGGTTGAAAATTCAGATAATGAAAACAAATCCTTTGATTCTCTTCTCCATATTTATTTTCCAAAGGTAATCATTTTTCACTCAATGTTCTACCAACTGCCCTTAATTTCCGATTCCACCCCAGGAAGCCCATCTGTAGCAGTCGAATCACCAAGAGCAATACTATCCACTTGGTTGACCTTTCCAAAGAGGATCTTTCCAAGTAAAGTAGTGTCCACAAGCCCTGGAGCTATTTCTTCCGAAGATAATTCCAATCCGATAGAACGGATAAAAATAGGAGTTGGCATCAATCTATTTTCCATCATCAGTTCCTTCATGGAAAACTCTATTTTAAGAAATTGAGAAGCCAGCAAGTCCCAAGAACCAAGTAAAAGTGCATACAAAACTTCTGACATCAGAATTGATTCGTTCATATTTACAGAAAAACACATAATTTCCAATCCATACTGTCTTGTATCTCTGTACATAGGAACACCACCCATAAAAGATTCTATCTTGCCTATGGAATTGGCAATACCAGCTCTCTTTCCCGGTTCTCTGATTACATAAGCCGGCAACCCTGTTCTGTCCTTTGGGTATTCCAATAATACTTTTATGTTGTTAGGGTTCGTTTCTTTCCTTAAAAAGAAATTCTTTGCTTGCTCATAAAAGTTGTAAGAACCATCCTGTGTATCTCCCAACACCTTATACAAGAAAGAATCCTTTTCATTTTTCTTGCTTTCAAAGTCAGTCTGAACATATTCCAAACAGCTTTCTATAATCTTTTTTATCTTAACTATCTGTAACATAATCAAATAGCTTTTAAAAATTCGTTTATGACCCTATCTGCAACTATATCTATCTTAGCTTGTTCAAGAGCCTTATCCATGAGCTTGTATGGGATGATGCCACCATTCCACCAACTGTTGGGGTCAGAATTTTCACTTACCCTTCTCCATGTAAAATAGCCACTTCTTGTCTCATTTGCGGTAGAAGCTATATTTACTTTAGTAAGACCTTGATAAATAGGTGCTTTGTGCATGTAAGATGGTTTATTTACTCCCAACCTGTTTATTTCTTTTCTTTGTCCCTTTTCCGAAAAGTTTTCCGGCAAATTTCCCTTTTCCAATCTCCCTGACTGTCTTACAACATTATAAATCTGCTGTGGCATTATAGTTGAAAACAATCCAGAATCCGCTACCGCTTCCGAAGTTGCGTGACGGAAAGGAATGTCAATGTACCAACCTCCACCTTCCGCTTCCTTTCTTTTTGGGGAATTTCTAAATCCTTCTTTTTCATCAAAAGGTGGCTGCCCTTCTTCTATCATTAAAGGAATAGAAGATTCTCTATTTGTCAATCCAAATGTAACAGACAAAGGGGATTCCCTTTCTATGAAAACTCCCCTTTTATATTCATTCCTTGTCTTATGAAGTTCGCCTGATATAAGATTTTGCCACCTAATCTGATATTCCGCTACAACTGCGTCAATAATGGAAGAACCTAAAAACACAGATTGATCTCCTGAAAGATTAAATTCTTCCACAAGATCACCTAAATCTATGTTTATTGGTAAAATCATTCCACCACCTTCATTTGTATGTTGTCGTTCAAAATAACGCCAGAACCGTCAAAATTAGGCTTTTCGGAAACTATCAAATGCGTTCTTCTTGCTACCGCCTGGATAGGAAGCCTTGTTCTTTCCAATTGTCCTGATTCCTTGTTCTTTTTCCATGAAGCACGTACTTCATGCGGAAAATCCAGCACATGAAATTCCAGTTGATGCTGATAATAAACGCTCACGACCGGATTTAAAGCCATATCAGCAGTCAAAATTATACAATAAGGGTTCGTTTCACTCACTTTGTAATCTGCCACTGGAAGCTGTCTTAAAGGCATCGTAGAACCATCAAACACATGTATGCTGTATATGGACAGTGGCTTATAAGTAGTAAATATAAAAAAGTTCTCTCCGTCCGTTCTGACAGGAAGATTTTCACTGAAATAAGAGTATTCCTTTTGAATTGTGATCCTGTCAAAATACCCCATATTAGGTTTATCTACGTCTGTCACCGTTACATTGATAGTTCCTATCAGTTCTTCTGACCAACGCTTATAATCATTGTTTCCGTTTATTCCGGTTATGAGTGCATGTGTGCTTACAGGGTTCACATAAAAATATCCAGTACCAAAGCAATTCTGACAATCCGTCAAAGGAGAATCCGGCGCATTACAAGGACAACGCAAAGCCTTTTCGATTATTACCTCATATCCTTTTAAATAAACGGCAGAATCGAACTCTGAACGCATAAATTCAGGACTTGCGTTGCTTAAAGCCGGAATAGGTGACTGTAAAATGCTTTTCCCCATAATACCTCCTACAATACCAAAAATTTAAACTGATCGTACACGAGTTTTATCCGTCCTACCGTTTCCTCTATTTCCTTCTGATACTGTTTCAGTCGCGCGCCATATCCTGCATTTTCAGCAGAAGCAGTAGAGTTTATGGATTGTCTAAGCCCGTCTATCTCCAAGTGCATGGACGCAATGCCAGGAAGATTGAATATCATATCACCTGCGATATTTAACGGGCCAAATGAAGCAAGTTTCCCGACCAGATTTATCAAATCAAGAGGCATCTTATCCAAATCAAATCCAGTCACATACTGAATATCCCAATAATCCGGTATGTTCGTGTATCGTTGGAATCCTATTTGGGTTGTTATCCCTGTAAGAATAACATCTGCATTCCCCCTAACTGAACTTGCTCCAGTCGGGACTACACTCATTCTCCGCTTGCCTATACCGTCCATATCCTTTTCGCAAGTAAGCCATGTTTGCGGGTAAATGATCTGTTCCATCTTGTTTAGCATACCTGTGAGTGCAAGAGGAATCCTTACAGGACAGTTGGTTTGTATGATAGGGAATTGCTGAAAATAGTCGGTGCGATAATAAGAATGCGTTTCCGATTCAACCAACTGCTTTACAAATTTAAGATTGAAATAGTTCTCAACCTCTTTCTGCGCTGCACTAAGATAAGTTCTAAGAGCATCGTCAGAAAAAGCCGTACCAGTTCCAGCCTGTATAGTGATACCGTACAGATAATTGTTCCACATCTCGGCTACTGAAATGACCGATCCTGTGTTCTTTTTATATTTTATTGTAAACGTCAGTTGTCCCGGCATACCCCTTTTTATTTTTTAGGTAAATCTATTATCGCATTGATCAGGTCATCTTTCTGATCTTCTTCTTTAAATCTTCCTGCCTTTTGTTTTGACATACCATTTTCAATGGCAAGAGCCTTCAAATCCTCAAAAGACATTTTGGACATATCCTCTTTCAAAGATTCAATTTCTTCTTCGGAAAGATTGCTTTCCTCTTTCTCTTCTTTTGGCTTCCCACCATTTGACAATCTTTCAGCTTCCTTTCTCCAAACTTCCACAGCTTCTTTCAACTTTTCAATCTGGGTGTTCTTGTCACTGATAATACCATTCAGGCGATTGATTTCAAAATCATATTCATCTTTCAAAACCTTGATAGTGGACTCATCATCCTTTTCTCTTTCAGACTTTTCCTTTTCCAAGTTCTCTGCATCTTCCAAAGAAGTGATTCCTTTAAAGCCACCCGTTCTGATATATTCCCACGTTTCGTCCTTTACGGTTGCTTTTCCGTCCTTGAACTCTACAAGTTCATCTCCAAACTGGATAACGGTATTTTTATAAATTGTTGATACGATTGTAACCATGTTTCGAAATGTTTTAAATTATTAAGGGAAGGGAAGATGTTGCCAAGAACCCTTTCCTTCCCTCTTGTTTATTTTAATTCCTATGATCTCTTATGCACCTAAGCCTTCATCACCGATATTGATGACACGACACATCTTAGCGGGCTGATACAAAACCGGAGTGCCGTAGTTCAAAATTGCAAATCTACGAGACGGAGCGGTGATTGCAAAGTCGATCTTACGAGTGTCACCGAACTGCAAGTATTCGTTGATCTGGCTATCATTGTAGTAAATCAAAGCAGACTTCGTTCCTGCAATGATACGGTTACGGTCACGAACCTTTGTAACAGCCGCACCATCATATCCAGCAGCCAGCATAGAAGCCGGAATAGTAAAGATAGGATAATATTCTGTCGTGTCTGTCAAAGCAGTTACTTTCTTAGTACGATAAACCACATAAGCGGTAGCCTGATAAGCTCCACCTACACCGACTGTCCATTGTAAGTCAACTGACTGATTAGCTGCAACAGCCAAAGCGGTATCTGTCAATTTAAGCGGAGCAGATTCGCCATAGCGATTCTTTGCAGTTACCAGATAGCCATAAGAACCTGCATGTAATGTAAAATTGGTTTTAGCATCTGCAATAACAGCCGATTTTGTTCCACCTGCAACAGGAGTTGCCGGAGCTTTCGGAGAAGTAGCAGTAGCAGTTGCCTTAATAGGTTTACGAACGTCAAAGAACTTATCGCTCTTAACTGCAACGCTACCAAACTGCGTTACGATATTGTTTACAGACTGGCCCATCGTTGCACCTACAACACTGTTAGCCATACCGACAACAACACGTTTCGATTCATGGAATTTCTTCACATAGTTGTTAAATACAACCGGAGCAGAAACGATACGGTCGATATAACCGTTATAAACGTTTACAACAGCATCAGCAGCATCTTCCACCAAAGCATCAGTCAAGATGCCACCCTGTGCGTCGATAACAGCAGCAGAGCCATAATAAGCATCCAAAATCTGTTCTGTGCTCATACCTTCCGTAGAACCACGGTCAGCAGAAGCGACACCCATCATGTGCTGGCGGAAAATACCATCAAATTCTTCTTCCACACAAGTAGAATCCGCACTCGTCAAGTTAGTGTCAATCAAAGTAAGCAACAGGGTTGTCTTGTTCTGCACCTCACGAGTGTACATGTTCATACCACCTGCCAACTTCGCCAACATTGCCGGGTCTGTTACCTGTCCTGTCAATCCCATGAACTTAGCGATAACAGATTTACGGATATATTGAGTATCGGTTTCTTCCGGTGTTTCGCCTTCACGGTTGAAGATACCTACATCTTCACCATATTTGTACAACTGGTTGTACTGGTGAACCGTGTTTTCGATTCTCTGTTTCGGAATTTCGTTGTAAACGACCAACTGATTCAAACGGTTAGCAAGAACCTTAATGTAAGCATCCAAAGATTCTACTTTCAGACCGCCACCATTGTTGATCTGGTCGTTATATTGCATACCAGTCTGTAAGCCGGCTTCCATAGCTTTCAATACATCAGCAACATTGTTGCTTCCACCAAAAGCAGCTAAATCATTATAATTATACAAATCCATGATTATCAATATTTTATATTACATTCAATCGAATTGTTTCCTTATTTCTGAAACTTGATGTTGTATTTTTCATACATGAACTTTGCCAAATCTTTGCCGATAGTTTCAGCTTCGGTGTTTGCCAAAAAAGCCAAAGCATCGTCACCAATAGATTTTTCAAGTTCTTCACCTTCATTTTCAATAGCCTTGTTGATGGCAGCAGCAATCAAAGGACGTTGTTTTGTTACAGACAATAAAGTCTTTCCTTCTTCGTCCACTTCCGGCTTCATGGATTTCTCCAAAACAGCAGAAGTCTGAACACCTTTGAAAGATGGAGTTTGCGCGCCGAAAGTTTCCAAAGATTTTTCAATGTTACCAAAACGTTCGTTCATAACTTCGGTCATCCCCTTTACGATATTGGCAGCCAAAGAAGCTCCGAAAGATTTCATATCTTCCATAGAGAAAGATTTCTCAACCTTATCTTCTTTTTCTTTGATATCTTCTTTCAAATCCTTTACGTCTTTCTTGTCCTCTTTTACGTCCTCTTTAAGAGCATCTTCATGCTTCTTGTCGTCACCGATATTTTTCTCTTCCTTCTTTTCAGAATCCTTCATTTCGGCAACCGTTTTAGACTTCTCAAAAGTTACATCCCCTCTTTCCACCATAGAAGCAATATCTTCCGCACTGAAACCAGAATTTTCAAGTGCCTTGTATAGTGGATCATTTTTAATTTCATTCAAGTCTAACATAATACTCACTATCTATTTAAAAATTATTGTCGAACTCTTTCTACGAGTGTATTAAGTACACTTCTATCCAATCTTCCTTCCCGTACCGATTTGTAAATCTCCCAAAAAGACTCCACATCAAAAGAATGAGACTTTTGGAAGTTTACCTTGAAATTATTATCTATCTGAACTATCCCATTTTCGGTACAATACTCAAAAAGGATAGCGGATTTTTGCATTTCCAACAAATCGTTCCCCCTATTCCCTTTACTTTTCTCAATATCAAGATAAGTTTTGGTATTAACAGGTGTCATAGTCAACGCTATGTTTGTAATAAGAGCTTTTGTTACTCTTTTTGGATTCCGTTTATCTCTTTCCAAAGCCTTGCCCTCGACACTCATTCCGGGCTTTCTTGTTGAACCGGATTCCTTCATCTCAATAGCCTTATCCCAAAAAGCACGAGCCTCCGGTGACTTTTCCCATAATTTGCCTTTAACGAAAAACTTATTATCTTTCACGTAGGCTTCAATAGGTTCACCTATCCAAAATCTACTTTTGTTAATAGGCGATCTTGTTGGCAAATGATCAAGATTGAATAGTCCTGATTTTAAAAATCTATCATATATAAACCCAGACGGTTCTAATACTTCTTCTTCGTCATCCTTTGAAGAATCAGAAGCAACGCCAGAAAAGACCATATTAGAATATGGAGATTCATTCGTAAAATCATCCTTTTTAGCCTTTTCCAAATCCAAATCTACATATAATTTGAAACTATCAAACATTCTATGATTGTTGAGTTTAAATATAAACGTAATAACTACACTCAAAAATACTGCAAAATTAGGTATAAATCGCAATAACCCAATATTTTAACTTTTATTAATAATTATCACAATCTATACCTTTTATATTAATGCAATTGCAATCTGTATTTCGATTGTTTGAGTGTGGCAAGGAAATCATCAATCCAACTTACCTCACCATTGTATTCATCCCGTCCAGCAAGTTCCTTTCTAAACTCAACCGTCTTGTCGAAAATCATCTGGCAAATAACAATAGGATCAGATTCTTCCACCTCGTCACCTTGTATTTCTCCATCCTTAAACCGTCCGAATCCTGCTTGACCGGCTTCTGCAATCTTATCTTCAAATTCAGAAACATTTTCTGAAAGGTCATCAAGATAAACGTGCTTCGAGTTATCCTCCTCTCCCCAATGAATGTTTTTAAGGCGCGTTTTAGCTCCTTCCAGAAAATTAAGATAAGTGTTGAAAATACTCTTATCTTTCTTCTCGGACTTTTCAAGTTCATCTTCCTTTTCTTCCTTAGAAATAGTGTCCTCTTGTGACTTTCTGATATCTTCTGTTTTGGAGACGCCGTTTAATCTGAATTTAGTGCCCCACTTCCATTCTTGTTCACCGTTATCTTCCGTCTTGATAACCACAGAAAAAGGCTTACATAAGTTTGTTACTTTTTGGAAAGTAGCTAAAAAATCGGCAAACTTATCTCCATGTCCTCCGTCATTATCACTAAAGGAGATTTGGAAGTTTCCATAAGTATATTTGTTTGGTTCTTCTTCAACTTCCACTTCTTTTTCTTCATAAACAGTTCTCTTGAAAGTAATGGCTTTCTCAATCTTTCCTTCATGAGAACAGCCTTCTCCTACTCCATCTTCTGTACGGACGATATTTTTAGTTTCTCCATCCAAAGATTCACGTTGCAATGTATGAGCATCTTCCGTGTCCATTGTTTTTTCAACTTTCCAATCTTCCGGCAGTTCATCTTCCAAATTAAGCTCTTTTGCACGCTTCTTGATCCATTTCTTTACATCTTCCTTTGGCATAGAAGAACTACCGGACAAACGGATAGCATCTTTCAAATCCTGCCGATTACGAATAGGATATTTACCATTAGGCATTGCTTCACCTTTCTTTGCCAAATCCTTTCTTTCTTCATGCGTGAAAGAAGTCTTGTTTGCTGATTTTTCCAGTTTTTCAGGGTTTTTCTCACAATAGGTAGTAAATACTTCCTTTGATATTTTCCCGTCCTTGAATGACTTCATTACCAATTGAAATTCATCCGGCACTTCAATACCAAGAATACGCTTGATATTATCCTTCATATCAAAAATGAAGTTGTAAAGATCAAGTTCCGTGTAAGGATTGATCCATTCCGACCCCGTTTCCTCTTCCGCATCCACAAGGATATTGACTGGTGTCTGATCGTCAATATGACACATAAAATAGTGAATCTCTATCCCTTTTCTTTTGGGGATATACTTACCGACAGGAATCAATAAACTTTCCGACATATCAATGCCAGTTTCTTCAAACAGCTCTCTTTTGGCTGCTTGCAAGAAAGTTTCCCCTGGATCAACATGACCTCCTGGAATACACCAATCGTTCGATACTGCTCCCCTTTCTCCCACACGGTTCAAGATAAGAAGTTTGTCACCTCTAAAAACCAGTACATCGGCAAATTGCACCTTTCCTTGCTTTGCTTTGAACAAATCAAAATAAACCGATTTTTTAATCAACCCTTGTTTCCAAAGTTCCCGACATTCAAAAAGGTGACGAATATCTTTTGCCATTTCAGCAAAATCTTCATCGTTTTCCAGCCTCTCTATCGACTTCTGGATAGAATTTCTTCTATTGTAAACACTCATTAAATCCTTTGATTGCTGCTTTAAGAACTCACTGAAACAACTCTCTGCCTTCATAGCGGCTTCCACATTGTCACTACCTCTCAAAGAATCGTATTGAGACTTCTGTAAAGAGTAATTCTCCGCAAGTGAATCTACTTCTTGCTTTATTTCTCTTTCCTTTTTCAGAAGTCCTTTATACTCATCTATTTTTTCTTTTTGCGTCTGTAATCCAAGTAACGCTTTCAGGTTCAATCCCACGTCATTAAAATTTAAAATTTTATTTATCAAATTCACATTATAAAATGTTTACTCTAATAGGGTTAAACGCTAACCCACTATCGATTATCCTACTTACGTAAGAATCACCGAATACTTTTCTTCCAATTCCAATAGCTCCGTTTATATCTGCATTAATCAGTTTATTTACAGAGCTTTGAAACAATCCACGTTTCTTTCTTTTACCTAAGTAAGCATCATGTTTCCCTAATTCTTCAAAAGCCAAATGATCAACTTTTGATGTATAGGATTCTTCGCTAAGATAAAAACTAATTCCAACTAATTTACATTTATAGGATATTTTGTCTATAAGCCTTGAAAAAGGAATTTCTACAAACTTCTGATTTGTTTTCTTTCCAAGATTGATTTCCTGTTTCCATCCTTTGTTCAGTCCTACCACAAGACTACCGATATTATTGTCAACACAATAGTTTATAATAAATCTACTAATCTTATGGATATAATCTTCTATCCAAAAATTCCTATAATTATTTAGTCTCCTAAGTCTTTTTGAAGTTCCTTTGTCTCCTGCAAAAGACATTAATTTAGCTCTTCTCTTATTGTACCATTGATTAAAAGATTTCATAATTCGCCCGTTTACAATGAAAGGTTGTTTCTCTACATTGTTGATACATGTGCATAAATTATTCAATCCTAAATCAACCGAAAGAACATTGTCTTTATTTAAATTCAAATCTTGTTCTTTCTTTTCATAAATCACTTCTACTACATAACAAGTAGCTTGCGGTACAATTCTAACTTGACATAATTTATTGTCTCCTATTTTGGTTTTAATTGGTGGAACAATGTTTTTAACAAAGTAAATATATCCATCTTTCTTTAGTCTACAAGCAGAAGTTGTAAAAACTACCGTATTCTGCTTTTTCCCTTTCTTATAATTAGGTAATTTCGGTTTTGAACGGAACTTAAATGGATTCTTTTCAAATTCCTTTTTCGCCTTTATCCATCCTTTTATATTTGAAAATACCTGTGAAACTACTTGTTGAGAAATTGCAATAGGAAGATTTCTAAAATCAAATTGATTTTCTTTACAAAGTTTGGTTGAAAATTCATATTCTTTCAGATACTCTTCGTTGAAAATTCCTTGACGTACATTATATAAGACATAATTATACAACAGACCTGATTTGAAACAAACATCTTCAAATCGGTTATCTTTTACAATATGTCTTTCAACCAATCTCATTCTTTATTTTGAATTATTGTCACAAACTACATCCGGGATGCAGACATTATCTGCAAAAAAGAAGTCCGGCTTATCAAGCTCAAAACTATAAAAATATTGCGAAACATTGTCAATAGGTATCTGTATAATATTGGTTACTTTACCCTTACAGCCATTTTTCAACATGATAACATCTCCTGGTCGTATCTTGTTAGCTCTTTTCATTTTGTTGCTACACAAAACAAATGAATCTTCTGTTATTCTGTGTAGCGCATCTTCCCGATACCCCTTTTCAAGAGTTTCATCCTCGGTAATATAGCACACGTCCAGGATACGGGGAATAGATGATAATTCAAACTGCGTCACTCTAACTACTCTCCTATAGCCAGAAGCGGTTCTTATAACGTCTCCTACTTGAATATCCTTTATCCATTTAGAGCTATCCACTGTAGGGATATTGATATAACCAGAGTTGAAAATTGTTCTTGTCTTCATTATACTTCGAAATATTTTGTTCCTACTGTAATTTTCACTTTTGACTTCCTTTGAACACGATCTTTATCTTCCACTTTTTTAGGTTCAAAAGATTGTGTTTTGTCATCCCATTCATAGCCATCTGGAATGTAACGAAGATTGCATCTGCAATTTGGATGCAAAACATAAAGTGTTGGTTCCCAGTCCTTTGACTTCTTTCCTATATTCGTTCCATTGGCAATAAGTTCAGATAAATCAAAGATAACAGGCTTAGAACCTATACCATTTGTTGTGTAAGCATTAATACAATATTTACAACCACCAGGATATACTTGCTTATACACCTTAGCATGGATGCCATGTTCTTTCATTATCATTTGAGCCGTACCTATCTGAAAAATATTCTCCATTTCGGTAGCAACTATACGTCCCCAGTCACGATTCCATTCGTCCAATCTATGTCCAAGCGCACTTACTATAGACTGAACGGATTTCCTTTTTAGAACCCCTTCTGAAAGTTCCTCTTTAATAGCTGTTTCAACTTCCATTTCTCGCTCCGCAACAGCTATTTTCATTTCTTCTTCCGATATGGTGGAAGAAAGAGAATCCTTTATTTTATTTCCCATTCCCTTTATATAGGAATAAGAACGCATAGCCGACGCATTGTATTCTGCCTTTTCCCTTGTTGTCAATGCCGGGTATTGTTCCTTTTCAACATATTGTTTTAAGTCGTTAAAATCAAGCGAAGAAAGCTGCGCAGGAGAAAGTATGGCTGCTAACCGTCCGAATATGAATGCTTGCCAGTAAGGTGGTATTTTTAGAATTTCTGTCTTTAGGTCAAAATCGAACCTTTTAAGTACATCTATGTCGTCTGGGGAAAGATAATCTTTTCCCAATACATCGGCAATCACTCGTGCAATACGATAATCGACAATGAAAAACAACTGCTGTATTTCTTCCGGTGTAAATAACATAAGACTACTTTGATTTTTGACTAACCATTTTCTTCGTCAAGTCCATTAACATATTGTTTATCTGTGTCGAGAAAATGACCTGCGCCATCCCTTCATAACCTTCTTGCACTTTAGGATAACGCATAGGGTCAACATGATGATGTATATTTGACACCAACGGCATTTTCTCAACCTTTATATTCTTGACATATCGAACGTTCACTTCTCACCCCAATTCTTTTCAATGTAAGACATAGCAGCATCCATGATAGGATTCGAACTGAAAGATTTTTGTGTATCTTCCTTTTCTTCCGAAGCTATCTGACGATCCACTTCTTCATTCATCGCTTCTCCACCATACATAGCTTGCTGTAATTGCATTTGCTTTTGAAGCTGGTAAGATTGATTCAGGATAGTATCCGTTTCGGGATTGAATTTACGTCCAGAGTATTTTTCAAAAATATCCTCCAAACAAACCATACCGTTTTGAATTTTCTTTGCATCAATCTCAACCTGTCTACCTTCATCCTCTGCATCCACACCTGTAAAGACAAATTCAAAATCTTCGTCCAATTCAGAAACAAGATAATAATTGATTACTTCTTGCAAGAACACAAGGATAGGCTTCAATCCTTTGTCTTTAGAGTGCTGCAATCGTTCTTTCTGACCGGCTTGTCCAAATATATTAGTCTGGTCTTTGAATTGAAAACCAAGTTCAGATGGATCGATACGATATACAGCACAGGCCATAACCAACAGGAATTTTAACCAATCGCTAAACTCCATATCTCGGTTGGTGTTCTTGCTCAAATCTAACCACTGGAGGTCTAACCCATTGATAATGGGCGTTCTATGACTGTTACGTGTACCCACCATAGTCTGTTGCCAAGCCTGTCTGAACTCATCCAAAGAAGATTGAGATATGTTCGGATTCTTAACATTTATGATTCCTTTCGGGCTTGACCCCTTAGAAAAATACGATCCATTATATTCAAATCCCCACAATATCCATGTCATAATACTGGACAAAGTTTCCAATTCAGAAGTGCCATACCCGTTCTTATAAATGTTAGTGGATTTGTTTCGGATACCTATTCCAAGTTCCCAAGGATAGAAGATCACGCTTTCATGCGTAACAGGATTTTCCATGATCTGCCCTTGCCATGCCATACAATATTTAGGAAGATAACCTTTGAAACGGTACTTTTCAAACTCGTCTCGGAACTTAGGGTCAATACTGTCCAAGAAACGGATCAAAGAAGCATCTACGGCACGATATCTCGCCAAATTCCATGATCTGTCCCTTACAATCTCAAAGGCAAGCTGATCAAGTGTTAAACTGTCAAACACAACTTTTCTCCCAAAATCCTGAAATGTATCAAAAGATTCCCATTTGTCATGGAAACCGCCTTCTTCCAAGAATTTACGAATATAGGCTATCTTTATCTGATCTTCTCTTGAATGTTCTGTACTTTGTTTCTCAAAAGGATTTCTTTTTCTTCGGATAGTGTAACCTTCTTTCTGTTCATCTGTTGAAAAATGCAAGAAATTCTGTACCTGTTCAACACGGGTATTCACCACAGCCCGGACAACAAAAATGTCCCCCATCCTTCGAAGTACTTCAAAAGGAAGCGACCCGTAAAACATAGGGTCTTTATATCCTCTTCCCGTATCACTTGCTTCATCTGGATTAAAGAACACAGCCTTTACATTGTCCTGTCTTTGATTGACATTATCCAGGTACAAATTAGCTTTTAAAAGATTTTCCAAATCATCAGAACGAGACATCTGCTGTAATTTGGATTGAAGCAAAGTAGGAAGAGTTTTCTGCAATCCTACAATATCTTCCAAAGAAAGATTAGACAGACCCTTTAACAGGTCCGTCTTTTCTTGATTTTTATGTTTACTTTTCCTACTCACGACAATAAAAAATTAAGCGGAAGTGCCTGCTGCCTGTGATAGCGTAATTGTTATTTGCTTTGTTCCTTCCGATTGTTTTACAACTGCTGACCCTTCTCTTGCTGTACCAGTATTGACCGCTGCTACAACGGAATATTCGGTTGTTCCTTTCGAAAAACCTGTACCGGAAACTGTCGTAGTATAATTCACAGCCACAGGACTACCACTATTCTTTCCATTTACCGTCTTTTGTTTTGTAGAAGAAATAGAAAGAGTTTTTGTTTCACCCGTAGCAACAAATTCCACTCTTGAAGGGTTTGAAGTCAAATTATAAGTATAAGCAACGGTTGCTTTAGGTTGACTTAAATTAATCGTAATTGATTTTGCGCCCGACCCTTCTTGTGTCACAACAAGAGTTCCTGTTCTTCCGGTAGTCTCATTTGTATTTTCAGTGGCGGAAACAGTATAATTTGCTCCCGATTGAGTTTTCAAAGAGAAACCCGTACCGGTTACCTTTCCTGTAGTATTTACGGTAGTTGGGGAACCACTGTTCTTACCGTTCAGCTTCTTTTGTCTGGTAGAAGTGATTGTGACCACTTGATCACCTGCCGTTGCAGCAAAAGTAAGAGTTGTCTTATTGGCTGTGATCGTATTTTCATAAGTAATAACAGATGCAGCTTGACTTAAAGAAATGGTTGCTGTTTTTCCACTCTCATTCTGAATGATTGTAGCTGTACCAGTTCTTTGCTTGTCAGTAGGATTCTCTGTAGCAGAAATTTGACTTATTCCCGCATTACCCGAAAAACCTGTACCGGAAATTTTAATCTGAATAGCAACGGCTATGGGTTTCCCGTAAGGCGCACCGTCCCGATATTCCTGCTTGCTGGAAGTAACAACAAAATTCTTGCTTTCACCCGTATTAACGAAAGAAAGAGATTTTGTCTGCAATGTAAACGTATATTCCGTTCTATCAAGAACGTTTACATAATTGATCTTTTCTTCTTCCAGTCCTTCGGGATAGCCGATAAGACCCAATTCATTAGCAAGACACCATTCTATAAACTTACCGATATTATAGGTAATACCAGCTTTTATTACAATCCCTAAAGATTTGTAATAGTCTACATCACCTACCGTATTTTCAGTTACAAAAACATTCATCTGACTGTCTACACCATCTGTTATGACAGTCATTTGCTTGCTTAAATCTTTTGTTGTAAATAAAAGCCTAAGCATAGTTACTTACTGTTTTTTAGCCACAACTTCAAATTTCTGCACTCCGGCATCTGCCATTACGACAAGATTTAAATCTTTCTTAGCGTCCAAACCCAAGTCTGTCAAAGTAAATTCCATAGGAGTGCGACCATTTACTTTTGATGTAAGCACTTTTCTATCACCTCTAATAACACCATATCTTCCTATAGAGTTATTGAGTTTTACCGAATTGGGAAAATAAATTTCAATTTCCTTTTCTGCCGGAACAGTAGTGTAAACAGACAGCACACAAGCATTCTCATCGTTCCATTCTGCATTCACAGCAACAACCTCATTCAGTCCTTGCGGTTCGATTGTAAGAGTAAGCGCATTGTTTTCAGCAAACGCAACCAACTCTTCATGCTGAACACTTTCTCCCACATTCCATTTCCAACCCAAAGCAAGAAAAGCATCACTTCCTGCTTTTTCATCAGCAGAAGGATTGACAGAACCAGCAGGAACAACGCCTCTTGGAGATTCAGTGATAAAAACTCTTTTTTGTTCACAAGAACCATCTGTAACGACAACTACGTCAATTTTCTTGTCTGTATCGATAAATCTATATAAACGCATATCTCAAAAATTTAAAATTACCTATCTAAATAGAAGGACGGTTGTCGTTCTTGTCCTTCATTTTTAAAAATCCATTTTCGTCAAAGTCCCTTAAATATTTCCTCACCCAAGAAGGAACAAGGTTAGGACTTATCTTCCCGGCATTCTCCACAATGGAAACAGATTCTCTGACGATAAGTGCAGTGCTCATTAAAGACCGAAACCAAGTAAAAGTAGTGGTAACTTGTCCGTCTATCGTATAACCTCCCAAAACGTGGGCCACAATAAGCAGGCAACTGTACACAAAAAGTTTTGTCATAATTATTGCAAACCCTTTAGAGGAAAAATCCTTCTTCCTTAGATGAAACACCCAGCTTACAAGAGTGTCAATCACAATAAGTACGACAAGAAACTTTAAAAACTCCCAGTCCCTAAATATATATTTTTCTATCCAATCCACAATAGGAGATAAAGGTATAGCGACAAGTAATGGATAACAGAAGCTACCCAAGTAAGCCTTTATATAATGTATTCTCTGTTTTCTTTCCATTACTTCACAAGGCTTAGTCTTCTTTCTTGTCAGATTTTTCAGATTTATCGGAATGCTCTTTTTCTTTCTTCTTATATTCGGTATCTTTCTTGTACGGCATCCCCACAATACCTTTTCTTCTGTTTTCAGGGGTATCTTTATAGAAGCCGATCTTGTTTTTCACAGGAAGTCCGGTCATTCCGGCTTTTTCAATTGTTTCGGTATCCGCATCCTTCCATTCAATCTGCGGTTCACGATAATATACAACAGATTTGTTGAAGTTTTCATCAACTACGACAACACGGTTTAAGGACACGAAGTCAATGGCTCCATGTTCCTGTTCGGTAGGATCAATGCTTTTAACTACATCAGAAGCAAAGTCTCTGACTTGCTCCAATGAATAAACCTCCCAGCAATTCTTTTCTGCAAGGTCTTTAAATTCGTTTATAGGGTATTCTCTGGTACTCATGGACGTAATCATTTATAATTCAACACACAAATGTACCCAAAATTTCCTATAACAAAAACTTTTCAAAAATAAAAAAACTCTTAGCAAGCACTTTCCCTGTTGGGGTGGCAACCGTACTAATACTTGCTAAGAGTGCCGTTCTCGTTCCACCCAACGATCAAAGGTAACGGCTTAGCCTTTTAAGGTAGGAAGAAATTAAACTGAATTTTGATTGTTCCTATGCGCGAAGAGCAATGTTACTTCAAAAGAAGCCTTTCTCACGGGAAGCCAATTATCCCACGACATCCTATAGGAAGCCTTAATGCCAGTGTTGCAGGACTTATCGTATCGGTTTATACTTCTATAGGGGAGCCGGCATCCTCAAACTCCGTTGGTCGCTCCAATCATTTCAATCTAACACTTCCAAAATGGGGATTACCCCTCAACATCACATAGCCTTCAAGAAAAGAAAGGAGGCTATCGCGAATCACCTCCAATCTCCAACTTTTTAGCTATCTCATCTCGACTGCAAATATACAACTATTGCATTCAATAATTGAAATTTTTACAGTTAAAAGTTGTTAATATCAATACCACATGCAGCAGCAATCAGTAGGGACACTTCCTGTTCCTCTTTTGGCATCTGCCGAATAGTAGCAAAATATCTTTCAGGGTCATGCTGATAGCTGTCAAGAACAGCTTCTTGTTGATCCTTTGTAACTCCGTAAAAAGACAATACATCTTTCTTTTCTTCTTCTGTTAGGCTCATTTTGTTATTGATAGATAATGTTTTAGGTGATTATGTACCAACTTATACCAGTACAATTTGACGTTTCGCAACCCCGGCTATTGCCGACAACTCCACGTCCTCTTCCCAGTTCACCACCGGTGTCTTGTTAATATTTTCTTGGCTTAAAAGATTCTGCCTTTCTAAGCCAAATCTTTTAATGTTTTGTGCTGCAAGTAAATCTCTATCGTTTTTAGAACCACATTCAGGACAAGCCCAAATACGATCAGAAAGTTTTAAATCCTTATGAATATACCCACATGGGCACATTTTTGAAGATGGTTCAAATCGTCCTATTCTTATAAGATTTACTCCGTTCCATTCTGATTTATATTGCAGCATCCTAAAGAACTCGCTCCATGACGCAGAAGCAATCCCCTTAGCAAGACAATGATTTTTCAACATGCCTTTTGCGTTAAGGTCTTCGATGATAACAGTTTGGTTCTCGCTGATTATTTTCTTAGACACTTTGTGTAAAAAGTCACTTCTTCTGTTTCTTATTCTTTCATGGCAAACAGCAACAGCTAATTTTGCCCTTTTATATCTATTGCTTCCTTTCTTCTTTCTGGAAAGTCTTCTTTGCAAACAGGACAATCTTTTAGATGATTTTTCAAGGTATTTAGGATTTTGGAAAACCTGTCCATTCGATAATACGGCAAAATCTTTCAATCCTACATCTATCCCTACAGACGTAGGGGAAATAATAGGAAACTTTTCTGGCAAAGAAGCTCCATCTTCTACTAATATACTTACGTAATATTTCCCAGTAGCAGACTTTGAAACTGTGATAGTTCCTATTTTACCTTCAAAAGAGCGATTTTTATAAAAGTTTACCCATCCAACAATAGGAATCTTGATCCTACTATTATCAAAATCAATTCTAACAGAATTTATATTTTTAAAGGAAGACTTACTATGATGTTTGGATTTGAATTTTGGGAAACCGGTATGTTCTCTAAAGAATTTGGTGAAGGCACTATCCATACAACGGATAGATAGTTGCAAACATTCATTAGATACTTCGCTAAGCCAAAGATGATTCTCATCTTTTTTGAGTAATGTTAGTTGCTTACATAAATCAATTGCTGTAAGAGATCGTTTTTCACCCTGATAAGTTTTAATTTTCAGATCAAGAGCCCAATTATAAACGTACCTACAACAGCCAAATGTTTTCTCCATTTGGACAATTTGTTCCGGTGTAGGATTTAATCTATATTTGTAGCCTTTGATCATTGTCTTATCAGTTTTATGATACAAACTTATGTTATTAAAATAAGATACACACTATTTTACTTTATGTTTTGTAACATGATTACTCTAAATATTTCTTCAAACTGGAATATAGATATTTCCCTTTGCTTATTTTCCTACAAATTATTCTATAGGGATAACTCCCACAAAATCCAGGTTTTTGCTTAGACTGCTTCTTACAAACAAAATATTCATCTATGTCAATTCCTGCCGCACATAAATCCATCAAAAGGTTTTCTATTTCCACAACAGGACAACCCTTCATGCGGCTATCATAAAATTCTTTGGGATTACTTAAAAATTTATTTCTAATTAAATTATCAATATAAAGTCTTTCATTCGGACTATTACCTAAAGACGATTCCATCCGTTTTAAAAAATCAGTCCTATAGTTTGCAGCTTCCTTAATGCTTTCAAAAGTATGGATAGTTCCTTCGACTTCAATTAAAATCTTTTCCATGATCAAGCTGCCTCCAATGCTTTAGGTTTCTTTAATACCTTTTTGAATTTATCTATAATAAAAGTAGGAACAACTCTTTTTTGATTTACCATTCCATCTCCGGTCAACAGTTTTAAAAAGAATTGAGCGGACTTGTATTTGCCTTTATCTTGTAGTCTATCTATCTTATTTATGATACCTATAGTTTCAAGATAACAGTCAGAATTACAGTGTTGCGTATTATACATAAACCTATATCGATTACTGTTTTTTCTTTTAATACAATTCCTTACGTGTGTCCATTCAGTTTTATCCATTTTCTTTCTAAAAGCATTTTTCTTTAGCCTGGATAAAGCTATCATTTTTCTGTTTACAATAGCTTCCATGTCCTCTAAAGGGGGTAAATTCAAAGAATAGGACTGGGAATTGGGATACTTTCTTCTTTGTCTTTCTCTTTGCGTATCAGAAGTATAAGCTTTCGCTCCAAAAAGTCTTTTTATCTTTTTTATTTGTTGAGCCACCTTAGAAGTAGACCATCCTAATTCTTTTGCCATTGTTTTTTGTGACATAAAAGAAATAGGAGAAAATTTTCTCCCATAACGGATTTCTCCATTCTCAACAAGAAGATTATTCTCATGAGAAGCTAAAGAAAAATGTCTTCTTCTAAATTCTACATAAATAAGGAAAGCAATGAATACAAAATCACATCTCAAATTTTTATCTTTCAAATAGAAAGTCCTTCTCAATTGAGATAAATCTGCAAAAATGGTAGGGAACTTCTCAACAAGAAAGTAAGCATTGTGCCTATTTATGAATTTTAGTTTTCCATCTTCAAGTTTTATAAGGGTACGGTTGTCTTCTAAAATTGAAGCAAGACGAACTCTTCCTATTGGGAAATGTCTATTAACGATAGAATGCAATTGATTAAAGGTAATATTTCTTCCAACTTTACCTTTCTTTAATTCAGTTTCATAAGCCCATCTTATCATTTGGACTTCTATGAAGAATATTCTGTTATGTTTATTTTTGGATTCTTTTGCCAAACGCATAATGTTATGTTTAATATTTACAAGAGCAAAAATACAATTTTTGCGTTTGGGTTAAATAAGATAAGTAATAATTATCTGTATTTTTAACTCTATTTAGCATCTGAACCGTGCAAACAAAACAATTTTCACAAATTGTTTCTTGTACCACAAAGATACACAAAAATTTTGTCTCCACAAAATTTCAACAATTGTATTTTTACAAACCATGTCGCAACCACCCGTTCGCACGCCTCGCTTCGCTCACGCGCGCCCGTAGGGTTTCTTCCCCACCCTCCATCCCTTTGTCTTGATTTCTGTTTCTTTTACGCGTATGCGCGTTTTTCTATTCTTCTTTTTAATAGGATGTCATTCATTTTTGTTTTCACTTTCCTATCTTTTTCTTAGTAGGAGTATCATTTTTATTCTTTTCCTTCTTTTGCAAATATCATCATTCTTTCCTTTACCCTTATCCCTACTTAATAGGATTTGGAGATCAAATCCGTTCTCACAAACAAGCGACAGCTTTTTGTGAAACGCAAGATTTCACAATAACCCATTTTATTATGATCTTTTTCATCTATAAGATTTATCGTTAGATATAAAAGTCATAATAAAGATTTAGCTGAAAAGATAAATCGTAATGGGTTTATTATGAAATTACATATAGAAACTGAAAACAACATTTTGTTGTTGTAAGGTTCTAAGGCTGTGGTGGTTATGGGGAAAACATTTGGATAAGGAAATGAAGAAGAAATGATGGCATTAAAAAGGAACATGTAAATGAAAAAATGGGTAGCAAATCTTCTTGACCGCTACCCACCCATCGAAGAAAATGTCAAGGTGTTTGATTTAGGATATTATGTATATTGTTTTTGTAGGTGAGGGCAATTTCTCAACCACCCTCACCTTGTTGTTTACATGACAAACGATTTTAAAATTCCAAATCTTTGTTTTCGTTTTCTACTCTTTGCTTCAAAGATACAAATTTTGGACGATATTCAGTAACTCTTATCATGCCAGGTTTTACTTTTGTTTTACCTTTTTCTCTTATAGCTATTATCTTTTCTATTTTTACAGGGTTGTTTATCTTCTTCCAATTTTTCTGCTGGAAGAAGGTGTTTTGTTTTGTATAGTTTTTATCTCTATACATTTTCTTGACACCTTTCCATTCGTAGCTTCTTAAAATGCCATCTCCCACTCTTAGTAGGATTTTTCTTCCTGGTAAGTATTCTACCATAAGGAGGTTCTCACCGGATATGTTTTCTTCTTTGGGAATCATTTCTACAGACATATCTTTAGGGAAGAAACCTGACTTGAAAGCATCTAAAGCCTTTCCATTCCAAGTAAATAGTAAGAACACCCTACCCTTTCTGTCTAAGTAATATGTGACTACCTTTTCCATATCCCTACTTTTTATTTTGTTTGCTCATGTCGTAATAGTTGATAAAGATAATGTCAAATCCAATTGCTCCGTTTTGTTTCATTTCAATTGAACTGAATCCACCGTCCCAAATAAGGGCAATAAGTTTGTAATCTGGTTTATCTACAACCTCGGATATCCCTTCTTTCTTTAACCTTTTCTTTTCTTTCAGATAATCCAGAATCCCATCTATAAAGGTTTTTGCATCTTCCATATCATAAATATCGAACTTTGCTTCGAGACTTGTATAAGGAACTATCCCTGATTTTTCATCAAAAACCTCGTTTACACTTAATTTATAACCTGTATTGAGGCTATATTTTATAGCTTTTCCTCCAGTCTCTATAGCAACCCTTTCGCTGTAGGCTTCTTTTGGAATGAGTTTATCAGCTTCTTCAACCAAAAAATCTTTAGAAGAAGCATCCAATATTTTAAATTGAATATCCATAATTTGATAGATGTTCAATTCTTTGGAGGTTTCTTGCTCTTTGGTAATTTCTGATTCTTTAGAGGCTTCCTGCTTGCATCCACACATCGAAATAAGTGTAAATAATACACTGATAAAAATTACTCTTTTCATGTTATTTGTTGTTTTTAATGATTTCACGTTTGATATTGTTGTTTGTATCCTTTGCCAAAGGAACCGCTATCAGGATTGAGAAAATCCAAAATCCGGTAAACCAAAGTAGGTGTTCAACACAGTTCACCAAATCGACCTTAAATAAGGTCACTACAGCGCCTAAAATGTTGTACAGGGTACAAATGGTCAGGATGGATGCGATAATAGGTTTACCAGTATAATAAAGCCCAAATCCACCCCACATACAGGTCATGATAAAAGCCCTGAATGGCTTTTTCTTCCTTGTTTCGTAAAGCAACTCTTGCCTCTCCGTCATTTTCGTTTCCATACTCCTATTAGTTTTTGATTGTGTAATTGATTATCGTGTTTTCTTCTGTGCAAGATTGTGTCCAGAGTGAAGGGATGGTTTCATCTTCCACCATCATTAAATCTACTCCAAATTCTCTATTATCATTAAAGAAGTATCCTTCTTGGTTATAACAAAGATCAATGTAATCGATATTATATGAAAATACTCTCGCTAAAATAGGATAAACACTATTCGGGTTTTCAAAAGAAATGATTTCTACTCTCTTACCATCTCTTGTACAGACGGGTTTGCCAGCTTTTGCTTCTTCTAAATTGAAAGGTTTCATAATTCTATTTGTTTTTGTTACTTGAATATGCCGCAAAAGTAACATCATTTTGTACAAAAACGAAGCCTTATAGGTTAATTTACGTGAAAATGTAATAGTATATTCTTACACTTTTGTAAATGGAAATAAAAATCCCTGCCTCTCACGAAGAAAGACAGGGACAAAACACTGTATGGCTAAGATTTTAAGCAATTGATTGTTTGGACAACTTCAAGTAACAGTACAAAGTTAGAAATTTCACTGGTGATTCAAGTGATTTTTCGTCAAATTCATACTTATTCAGCCATTTTTCTATTTCTTCCAGGTTCAGATATTGCCATTTTTCTTGTTTCATGCACTCTGCAAGCGCGGGAAAGGTATATTCCTTATCCTTATTGAATTTCTTACATACCCTTTTGAGATAACTTTTCCTTCCAGAATACCAAACATCACCGGCAGACGACATGCAGTAATAGGAATTGTCTTTTCTTTTTGCTCCGAACCGGGTAACAATAGGGAAATATACCCTATCAGCAAGAAAAATGAATGGAATATACCATAAACCGTACAAAAAAGTCAGAAAACCGTTCAATTTTGCTTCTGGAATGAATTTTTTGAGCGTTTTTCTGAATCCATAAGCAAAATACCAGTTGTTAGCACCTCTTTTTACTTTGATTGTGTATTTCAAATGAATGTTCCTATCATACACCCTATCCCATGGTTTTACTTTTTCTGTGTTCATAGAAGGAAGGTACGTCCAAAAATGTTTCAATGCACTGAAATAGGGATTGTAAATGGTATGTCCGTGATCAGAAACATAGGAAAGGATGTTTTTCAGTATTTCTTTTGCTAAAATGCCTGTTTTGTGATCTCCCCATCCCTCCGCTATTAATGCAAGAGATGGGAGCAAGTTCCAAATTTGGTCTTGCGAGACAAAAGGAGAAAAGCAAGGGTCTTCATTTTCAAGTTCGATACCGTTAGAGTAACCGCTTTCTATTTTGAAAGCATCGAAAAGGTCTTTTGAATTTACCGATATATCATCTCTAAGGAAAAATCCAGGCTCGTATTTAAAATATACCTTTGGATTCTTCATCTTTTCATCTTCATAAGCACTCAAAGAAAGTCTTTCTATTGATTTCAGACACCAGTAAATTTTATCCACACAAGATTTATCCCCCAGCACAGCCTCTACATATAAATAATGTAGGTATTCCGCCATATTGATCGTCCCGTCACCCCAATATAAGATTTTCGTCCCTGTTGTATTGCTCTTTGTCACTTTACTTGCCGGGATATTAGTTCCTCGACAATTGTAGTTCTCTGTCACTACTACAAAATCTTTGAAGAAAATGCTTTTCAGTTTCGTATATTTTTCGTCTATCGTCATGCTATGTATATTAATGTGTAGTAAAGGCGGAACTTTCGCCCCGCCTGAACCAATAAAAACAAAAAAAAGAAGTGTGTGATGAAGATAATTATTTCTTTTTCTTAGTAAATAATCCAAATAGCCATTCGATAAGTCCACTATCAAAAACGCCGTTCGATGCTAATCCTGCTCCAAATCCCCATAAGAGTGCTTGCCACCAATCCAGACCTTCAAACATCCCAAGATTGAATCCCCATGCAAACATCCCAAGTCCGATACCGATTACCCAAGAGATAATCCGTTGTACCCATTCAGAAGGCTCTACTTTGAAAAGTTTCTTGATAAATTCGGTTACGACTGCCGTAACACCTACTACTCCTGCAAAAGTAGCGAAATTTGCAGCGTAATCAACTGTTTCTTCCGGCAGTTCCCCTTGTGCAAAAATACAGGCTACACAGGAGAACATAAAAGCCAATGTCAATAAAATTTTGTTCATGATGATTTTGTTTTTTTGAGTTAATTAACTGCCTCAAAGATAAAAAGAAAAGGGCACTTTCACAAGTACCCTAATCCAACACACTGTTTATCCGCAATGTCATTGATCAACCTTAGGCGACTGTATAACAATTTTGCGTCAAAAAAATGAAAATGATATACATTTGTATGAAATATCATACCGGGCATCACCCATGCCCACTACCAGTTGCTCAAAAGTGAGGTCACCGGGTACTTTTGTTATTTTTTCGCCCCAACCTTTACCCGATAGGCTTCATAAAGGTTGTTGACTACAATTTCCAAAGCATTTACATTCATGCTTTCGATGATCTTCTCTCCAGGAATGGTTGTTTGCCAGATGGCATTCCCATTCTGATCAATAGTTTGTTCTACCGTTGCGTTAGGATAGACCTTTTGTAGCTTTTTGATAGCTGCCTCTAAACGTTCTTGATATGTCATGACTTTATTTTTTTCTTCAAAAATAGATGTAAGCCCTTTCAATTGCAAATACATTAACATACGTTAAACTTATTCAGATGTTTGTAATGATATATTCTTACATTTACTTTTGTTGTCAAAACATATCATTACACCCATGAAAAGAAAAGGAAAAGATTTTGTGATTAAAAACAGGAACTATGAGAGTTGTATTATCCTGGCTGATGCTGGTTTTAAGCCTTTGTACTGTTCACAGGCAATGGAAAACTATGCCGACTATATAAAGGTAGAAGGCAATGTGTACTATGGTATCACGAAAGATCAAATTTTGCCAGGAGACAAGGTTGTGAGTGTGGAAGATTTTCTTGAAGAATGGAACGAAAGGAAAGAAAGATAGAATCTGGTATGATACGGTCAGTCACGGTATATCTTCTTATAGATGCAATAGCAAAATATTGCACACAAGAAAACGAGTTATACATCTTGATACTGACTATTTTGATAACAAGTGTTATTCTTACACTAAAAATATTTTGAAGAAAATGTAAGAATATATTTTGACATGTAAGAATAAACTATTACATTTGCAGCAGAAAACAATCAAAAAATGAATGAGAATGAATTAAGAATACGCGAGATCATGCTTGAAAAAGGTATTTCAGTTAATGAAATGTCTGAAAAGTTAGGAATAACACGACAATCGTTTTATTCCATTGTAAATGGAAATCCTACCATGAGTACATTAGCTAAAATAGCAGAAATTTTAGGCGTGACCGTAAAAGAATTATTTAAAGATGAGAATATTAGTGATAATGAAAAAGAAGAAAACGATGAAAGAGACGAAATTTAAAACAGGTGATGTTGTTAAAGTCAAAAGCCTTGACTGGTACAACAAACACAAAGGAGAAAATGGACTGGTAATTGTTGAATGCAATCATTTCTTCAGTGAAGAAATGAAAGAATTTTGTGGCAAGTATTTCTGTATTGATGATATATCAGAAAACGGAATTTATTTTAAAGGTATTAGTGATTTTGTTTTTTATGATTGGATGTTGGAGGTCCAGGCATACGAGTTTAAAGAGGCAGACCTTTTAAAAGAAGAAGTGAATGTGAATGATCCCAAATTCTTCACAAGGAATCTCGTTCCTTTATGGATAGAAGGTAAACTTATCTTACCTATTTACAAAGCTGTGCCGGCAGCTACGAAATTTCAACCGTTTCAGAAAGTTCTTGTAAAAGACAAAGAATCAATTAACGATTGTTTTACTGTATGGTCGGTTGATTTTTATTCGTATTTTGATATGGAACGCCACAGACATCGCTGCTTAGGTGGTTTATGGGATTATTGTATTCCGTATGAAGGAAACGAACACCTTCTTGGCACAAGAGAAGAACTTCATTAATTTTCATATTTTTAAGTTTCCCGGCGGAATGTTCCGCACAAGGCTTCCGCCGGGTTTTATTTTACCACTGTAAATTTTACCGCAATGAGCTATTTTATCTTAATGGGAAGAAGAATCCCAAAACAAGCTGTGACAGGCTTCAAGTTTCAAAATGAAACAAACAATATCTGCCCTTTTCTTTCAATCAGGATAAGAGGAAAAGAAGAAATTATTCCTTTCAAAGCAAGCAAAGAGATGTTTCCCGTGAAAGCGCATCTGTGTTCTGTCTTTTCTGAATTTGTGAAAATAGGTGACTGGTATGTCAAGATGTCGGAAGTTAAGGAATATAAGCCGGTGACTGCCGAGGATATGAATCCCTACATCTTATTTAAAACATCTAAGTTTGGGAACATAAAAGTTCGTTTCTTAAAAGATGAAGATATGAATGCAGAATTACTGGTATTGGATCAACTTTTTGACGTAGAATGAATTATGGAAAAGACAAAACAACAAATCTCCATTGAATTAAGAGAAATTCAAAGAGAAATTAGTAAAGCGAGAAGTACCCGGAACTGGACTAAAATCACATATTTGAACCAGAAAAGATTGAAGCTTCAGGAAGAAATGGACTATATAAAATCAAAGGACAAGTTCTATTACCAGGAACAGAACATGGAAAAATCTCTTGTTTCCTGGGCTGCGAAAACACTTAACTTATCACTTAATATGGCGGACTTATCTGTTTATTATCTTGATCTGTACATGGTTCATTTCAAGGAAAGAGGGTTTGTTCCTACTGATGAATGGAAGGAAAAGGAAAGGAATTTTCGTAATGCAGCCAATCAATTGTCAGACTATATGAGATATTTCTTCAAAGGAAAATCATCTGACGATAATTCTGAAAGCATGTCTGAACTTATGGACTTGATTGAAAGAGATTACTACACTGACAGAGAGAAGGTTCACCATAAACAATATGAAGAGAAAGTGTGAACGATATACCATTCAAAAATAATAAAACATTATGAGCGCAAGTAAAGAATACAAGGCGGTAAGGAACTACATACTAAATGAACTTCACCTTACCAAAGAAGACATAATCAAAAGCATAGAACCATTATTGGAAAAACTTGTAAAACAGTGTATGCTTAATACATACGGAGGAAACAATCAGATAGAACATTGGATCAGATGTATGGTAAACGATGAGCTTAAACAAAGAGATTATGATTTTGTAAGAAGAATATGTAAGGAGGTTATAAAAGATCATGTGTTGAATGAATTGAGCATAATTGTAAGTTCCAAAAATGAAAGATGCGTATGTGAAAATAGAGTACCATCAAGAAAAAATGGTTTGTATCTAATCTACGGAAACGGACACGCAGAGCCGTTTACCGGCGATAACTCCAAAAATTGTGTACGATACATCGGGTTGAAGCACGGATACATGTCATTTGCAATCTCACTGACGGAGCATGATAGCGTACAATTGCTTGACGATGATAGCCGTGAAGAATCCGGAAGTGGGACATATTACGAACGTGAATGTGATGCGCTGTTTGACATTGACGGACGCGGCAATACGGAACGCCTTGTAGCCAGAAATCCAAAATTGAGAAATCTGCTGGAAGATGGCGAGTATATACCATCTCTTGGTCAATTAAATTTAATGGCCCATTATATGGACGAACTAAACAAAGCATTCGCTTATGTTTCGGCATCTCCCCTCTCCTCGGCGTGGTATTGGTCCAGTACTGAGAACAGCCAGGGCTACGCGTGGTACGTGAACTTCTCCAATGGCAGCACGAGCAACAACTACAAGTACAGCAGTTACAGGGTTCGGGCGGTAATTGATTTTTCGAATTGACATTAAAAATATCCGATCATGACAGCATTAACGACACTGAATATAACGGAAAAGAATGCTAATAACAGTTTATCTGTAACTGTTAAAGTGAATATCACCCAAAAAGGAGTGCTTACCACTACTTTATCAAAAGAAGATGTGGATAAGATTCGTTCTTATGGGATCAAATTACCTACAAACAGATTAGGTAACGAAGGATATTTCAATAGCACATCATTTTCTGATCTGGTGAGTCAAATCAGGAAAGTTCTGAAGAGATGTTTGAGTTATAAAATAGTAGAATAAGTGCCTGTTATTAAGTATCAACTGGAAACGAATTGCATGTTTTCATATGACAAAAACGGAAATATTGTTCCTAACCCCTCTGTGGAATGGACAGAGAACTATGAGAATGGAGAATGGAGAGATGGAACTTCTCGTTTAGATGCTTTAAATGCCGAACCTTTCGGTTTTAGTATTTATGCAAAACCATTTCTAAAAAGAATAATTAAATATGGAAATGGAGAGACAAAAGTAGAATACGGCAGGTTAAATACAGAAAAAGGAACTTATGCGCACTGGCTGAATTGTGTAACGAGCATATCATACAATAGACATAAACAGGTAATGGAAGTGGAGTGTAATGAATGTACCTCGAAATTATTCGTTGATATGATCAAGTCCATTTGTAATATAAGCGAACAAGTTAAGAGTTTTATCAATCCAGAACAAATAAAAGCAATTGCGGAGTCAAATGAACCGATTTTGCTTTATCTAACAACTAAAAAGAAATGAATATGAATAATAGAATGAAATTGGCAATAGCCTGTTATTGCAGGGTGTTCTTACGTCTTAATGGGTTTGTAACAGAATGTGAAAACGAAAGAATCCACAAGAGAATAAGAGCTTGGCAGATTAATAATAATATTGAAATATCTGATGAGCAACTTGATTCTGTGGAAGTAACTTACAATGATAATACAAAGGAGGATTGAAACGGTTGTAATTATGTAGCGGGATGGTATGAGAGCTGTCCCGCTACTAATAACTGAAAAGAAATGAAATGAGAAGATATTGAAAAAGCAGCAAAAGATTATTCCGTAGGTAAAACACATTTTCGGAGAAGAGTTCTCAAAGAAGTGGATGCAGACGTCAACGGAAGTTATAACATCATGAGAAAAGTAAAAGGGGATGCAGTAATGCCACCCTATACAGGATTTGGGTATAACCCAGTTAAGAAATTTATTAACTAATATGTACTGGTGTAAACTGGTATATAATTACCTTAAGAAAAATACATAGATACAAAACAAACAATATGAATATAGTTGAATTAATAAAAGAGTGTCCAAAGTACACTAAATTGTACACGATTACACATGGAGAAGTTTTGTTCGATCATGTTGAGGGCAACTGTATTGTTGTGATAACTGAAACATCAAACGGCTTTACAAAATATTTGAAATTGGATGAATTAGGCAGACTTTCAGAACACGGACAGACAGTTTTGTTTCCGTCAACATCAGGAACATGGGATGAGTTTGATATTACTAAAATAGAAATAAATTCTCTTTTTGTGCCAGGGCAAGTAGCTTACAACAAAGAATTTTGTTCATTTGGTTTTGTGGACATGAACGGCGTTTCCCTTAAAACAAATGAAGGACAAATATTGCCTATTTCCCGTTTGGCTACGGAAAGCGAAATTGATATCTGGAATCAGGAAAATCATAAAAAGCATCTGCATTATTCTCTTGCGAGAAAGAAATTCGTTTACTATTTCTGCCCTTTTGATAAGGTTCTTGTAAGACAAGACAGAAATAAAGAATGGGTGGCAGATTGGTTTTCTCATATTACCAGTACAGAGCCAGAAGAAAGGATATATGTTACCGTAGGAGGTAAATGCTGGGCATATTGCATTCCTTTTGGTGAAGAAACCGCTGATCTTGTAGGATCGGCATGTGATTACGAAGAAAACGAATAACTTTTTAATAAAAACAAATAAGATTATGGAACATAAAATGGTAACAATACCGTTTGATTTAGAAACGGAGAAGAGAATAAGAGAAGGGAAAATATCAGGTCGGATTGTGACAGAGAAAGGACGAGATAGGGCAGAAATCGTATATGAAGATGATTTGTGCAATACATATCCTTTATTGGTTGTAATTCATTCGATTCCTGTATCAACAGATTGGTTTTCTGCTACAGGAAAAGCACTTAGCAGCGAAAATCGTCTTCTTCTTGAAGTCCCAGAATATATCACATTTAAAGATGGAGATGTGTTAAGCAACGAAGAAGGAGATTTTACCTTTATTCTAAGCGGACATGGGAGATACTCTACATCTTTGTATGCGTATATTAATTTTCAAGGAATCCTTTATATAGGAGATGGCGATATAGATGCAGCCAACAAGAATAACATAGAACGCTTTACTCTTGCCACTAAGTCCGAAAGACAAAAGTTGGTTGACGCATTAAAGATAAGCAAGGATCCAAAGGCTAAAGAATATCTGAAACGCTTCTTCGGGATTGAAGAAAAGCCGAAATATGAGTTTAAGCCGTTTGACAAAGTGCTGGTAAGAGACGAGGACGATAAAGAATGGCATATCAGCTTGTTTGCAAGGGAAATTGTGGACGATTCTGATGGATTGTCTTATAAGTATGAATGTTCCAATGGAGCATTATGGAACTGTTGCATTCCTTTTGAGGGCAATGAACATCTTTTAGGAACTGCTGAAAATCCAGAAAAATAAAGTTATAATACGGTAAGATAATCCATTTTATGATTAAAGATTTGTTACTATATTTGCAATGCAATCAAATAAAAATGAGTAGTTTTACTGTAGTAATGAGTATTGTTCTGATAACCAATGCTTAAACTATATTTCAACGGCTTTGCATCTTCCAATACAGTAAGATTATTCTACTTTATTTGATTGCAACGGGAAGGGCAAAGCCGTTTTCTTTTGCCCGAAATCAAATATTTAAAATTATGAATGAATTAGTCAATTTCAAAAATGAAGATTTTGGAGAAATCAGAACTATGTTAGTTGATGGTGTGCCTTATTTTGTCGGTAGGGATGTTGCTTTGGCTTTAGGATATGCAAAGCCAAGAAATGCAATTTTGCAACATGTTGACAATGAGGATGCCCTAAAACAGGGCATCCCTGATTCACAAGGATTTATACAGCAGACTACTTTAATAAACGAAAGTGGTGTTTATTCTTTAATTTTTGGCAGTAAGTTAGAAACCGCCAAGTCTTTTAAGAAATGGGTTACATCAGAAGTACTACCTTCTATTAGAAAATCTGGAAGTTATTCTGTGATTCCTTCCTATCAGATAGAAGACCCTATTAAAAGAGCGGAAAAATGGATAGAGGAACAGAAAGAAAAGAAAGCACTTGAAATAAAAGTAGGAGAATTGTCTATTGAAAACAAGGAATTGGAAAAGAGAATTGAAGAAGATGCACCGAAGGTTATCTTTGCGATGGCAGTAACCGAATCCAAACGGTCCTGTCTTGTTGCAGAGCTTGCAAAGATAATCTGTCAAAATGGAATGGAGATCGGACAAAACAGATTATTCAAGTGGTTAAGAAAGAAAGGCTATCTGGGGACAAAAGGAGAATACTATAATCAGCCCATGCAACGCTATGTAGAAGCAGGATTGTTTGAGATCAAGAAAAGAGTTATAACGAAACCAAACGGAAGTACGATAACCGTATCGACACCTATGGTAACTCCGGCAGGACAACTGCATATCTTAAACAAGTTTCTGGAATACTATTCCAAGATGTAGTGATCTTCCCATAGTATAGTATTGCTGGAAATGTTAAAATCATTTTTCTTGAAAATGTAATACTATACTATGACAAATAAAGCCTATTTTTCATGTAAAAATTACAATAAGTCAAACTTTTTCTCCTATAGGAGGCAGTCAAAGAATGAAAATTTATAAATCATTGACAATCAATACCTTAACTTTAAAAATTGCTAAAAACCGATTTTTAATACTCATTTAAAAAATATACAATAAGTCTTCCTACCTCAAAATTAGTATCATTTTACCTAAATGTTAATTACCTTTTTAAAAATGTAAGAATATACCTTTACAAATAGACTGCAAAAGTGTTACCACCTGTTAAAATAGGAGGATTTGCTCTCATCAGAAGAAACAACACCTATTTTATCGCTACAAGTATGTCTATAGATACTACTCGGAAGTAGGAAGAATCCTGTGATTTGTAATAATATATTCTTACATTTTGGACTGATTTTGACAATTTTCGTGTATCATTTTGAAAGAATATACATAGAAAAAGTTTGCAAATAGTCAAAAATTGAAAAGATGAGAATTTGCGTCATTCTAAAACCAACCAAAATTTTCAATCATTTAAAAATCAGACATTTGCAATTTTTCAATTTTGCCTACCCCCTTATAGGGTTTGGAGTTTGAAAATCTTCATTTTTACCATATCATTTTGATAGGAATTGTTTCACTTAGTTTTACAAATTGTCATTTTTATGTATTGAGCGCAGCGATTCCCTCTCGGAAGGGGTTAAAAGGCGGCTTTAGCCGACCCCCTTCCGAAAAAGAATAGGCATGGACAACCCCACAAAATTTCCCCTATAGGAACCCAAATCTCAAATTTCCCATATGCCCACTTTAGAAAAACAAAAAGAGAATCCCTATACACAGAAAACAAATACCCCCATCCCATACATATAGCGGGTCACTGCCATTTTTTAATAAAAAAGCCTTATATAGTTCGATTTTCAAATTCTGCGTATATGTAACTTGTTAATTATCAAAGAGATAAATATGAGCACATTCTTTCAAAATCCCTATAAGGGAACTGTTTGGAAGTTTTGTCCACAAGGATAGTGTTTAGGTATTTTGGCTTATAGGAGCTATAAAATAAAATTTCGTATATATCAACTTATTAAAAATCAATAAGATAAATATGTACTTTAATTTGAGGAAGCCTATAGGGATAGTATTTTAAGTTCATTTCTTGTGAGGTGTCGGGCACATGATTCAGATGTAGATGATTTTTGGAATGTTTTTCGTCTATAAGGGGTCTATTTAGAGATTTTGTATATGTAAATAGCAGAAAATCAATAAGATAAATGTATATTTTGTCTTAAAACGCCCTTATAGAAGTCTATTTAAGAGTTTTGTCCTGTGAGGTATTAGAGACGCAGGCTTTATATGGAGAGTCCTCAAACAGTCCCTAAAGATACCCTGGATAAACAAAATACCCCCGCCAACCTATCTATTATCGTTTTTAAGGCACTTTCTTGCCAAAATGGTACTCCACTACCACCCACAAAAAGAAAGTGCCTTAAATCGCCTTATTTGACTTCATTCGTTTTGAGGAAATAGAAGTTATTTAAATCATAGGAACGCACTACTCCAGGGTACATATCATCACACAAGCGTATAGGATAGTTAGATACATTGAAAGTTCCTATATATAGTATATATACTATATATAGGAAAATAGGTTTATAATTGGTTTTATAGCTCCTAAAATAGGTTCGTACATTCGCGTTTCAGCGAATAGAACCTATTTTAAAAACAATCATTATACACCACCAACGAAGAAGATAGCATAAGTATATAGATAAAAAAAAAGAAGACGAAAAAGAGGTTACCAACCACTCCAAAAACCGCATGAACAAAGGGAATAGATGAGGAATAAGGAAGTTTGGAGGAAAGGTTTGAGTGTAGGAGAGTGCGAGGTAGCGAGGACATACATAATATGCAAAACACATACAAATACATGCATACATGTACAAACATACACACAAAACATACTATACACATACAAATCTACTATACAAATCTACTATACAAAAATACACATACACACAAAAACATACATATACCTCTGCACATTTGCAAATCTATCATTCCTTTCCTTCTATGCGCATTTATAAACCATACCCTGCCTATACATACACATTTGTAGCCCTTTATACCTATTTACAAGTTGTTCCCGGTTGCTTTTCCTTATTTAGATTTAGTCTAAATAAGGGTTATTTCTATTCTATGACATATTCTTTTCCCTATTTTCTTGCATAAATACCTATACTTTAGCTTAATTTATTGATATTCAACTATTTGTGTATCAAGCTATTTTAAGCTCTTTTTATAGGGGTCTTTTTAATTGGTAGGGTAATACTACTTTTTCTTTCGAAAAGTGCTGCATTCGCGCGATAACGCGCTATCATTTCGCGCATTTCGATACATTAAGTAACAAACTATCATTATAAAAATGCACATTTCCCTACTATATTAACCTTTCTTAACTCAAAATCCCTTGTTATGTAAGAATAAAGTATTACATTTGTATCAAAGAAAAGAACTAATAATAACAACAACTAAACTAATTACAATCATGGAAGTAAAGAAATTAACAGTAAACCAGGTAAAGAATTTAGTAAACAGCGTTAAAGCAATTTATCGTTTAAATGGATTTGTAACAGGTAAGCGTACAAATTTACAAAAAGCTATCAAAGAGTGTAGATGCAATTACGCGGAACTTGGAAAAGGTATCGATACCTCCCTTTCCTTTCCTGAAAGTGTTTTTGAAAAAGAATACCAGATTGACACAAAGGCACATTTTGATAATAACGGTATTTCGTATGAAATTTGGTTTGAGGATAACAAATGCTATTTATTCCAAATGTATGAAACAAAATACCTAATTGTATCTGGTTTTGGGTATTGCAACATTTACCGTCTGGTTGAAAAAACGAAAAGCGAAAAATTTGAAGATCAGCCTTGTATGATATACAACGGTGATAGTAAAAAAGCGGTTTTAGACTACAACGACAAGAAAATAGAACTTACATGCACCCTATCAAATACGAAGGTTTGCAAATGGGATAACAAATACCCGGAATCGCACAACCACTACATTGTAAAATTCAAATTTGGGGGAAATAGTGCTCGTTTCGACTTTTTCGATAGTTTGAATAATTTCGAAACCGGGCAAACGGACAAAACGGAAATAGATATTTTCGAAATGTTTTATATGTTCCTTTCAGATTGCCAGATAGCGAAAGATTACACTTTCGAAGAGTATCAAATAGAATTTGAAGGAGCGAAAAGCGGTTATACTGCATGTGAAAGAGCTTTAAAAAAGTTTGAAAGGGTGTTCCCAGTGTCTGGAATTGATTTATCCGACCTTGCGAACTACATGCAAGAAAAATATGTTTTTTAAATCATGGAAAAGCGAGTATATTACTGGAGTGTCGGAAGTGAAAAATTCGCCTCCCTCCAGAAAGCAAAAGAGTTTGTAAAGGGAAACAACGGCGCAAATTGTAGAAGGATAACAGGACACGACAAAGAAGGGAAAATAACTACATTTACACCCTATGAAGCGACAAAACACGGTATTTCCTTTAAAAAGACGGTAAAAAATAAGTGTTAATGATACAATAATTAAACAGATAAACAGTAACAAATATATGAAAGCAATGATTTTTTCTATTATTCGAATGATTACGGCGGCTTTTGTTTTAGCTCTTATGTTTTTAACTTTAGAAGCCGATAACGCTATACATGTTATTCTTTCCTTTCCTATTTTCTTGGCAGTGCTTTATATTGGTATAGAAGGGCTACCAAAAAGTAACAAACTAAACAAATAAAAAGAGGTAAATTAACCTTTCTTAACTGTATTTCCTTTGTTATGTAAGAATAAAGTATTACATTTGTATCAAATAAAATAACTAACTAAACTAATTTTTAAACAAGGTGCGCAAACCTTGACAAAACGCAGCAAAACATTATGACAACTACAGCTAACAACAACGAAAGAAAAGAATTTGTAAATCGTATTGGTTTTTGTGGATCGTTTTATAAATATTTCAGAGAAGAAATAAGAATAGATAATCAAATTTTATATCCTGGTGACTATAAATTTGATTATCTAATAAAATTAGATGACGGGTGTAAAAATGGGCATTTAACCTTTTCATTTACTGGAAGCATTAAGATAAAAAAGGGTAACGGACGTTATTATGATTTTATTTCCGGTGCAATAGGCGATATTATCACCTATTTTAAACCTGAACTTTCTATGTTTGAAAAGTTACATCTTTGCAATCATTTAGGGCAACCTACGTATATAGATGATATTCGTTATCATATTAATGAAGGCAAAACAGACCGGGAAATATCGGAAATGTACAATATTTCCGATATGAAAGCGATCGAAATTTTGCGTAACGCTTCAGATAATAAGGATTTGTTTTATTATTTGGTTTTTCGTTTGGGTGTTGCCGAAAATTGGGAAAATTTGGCAAACGAAGCTATTCAAGAGATAGAGAAAAGAAATGGCAGCAAATTAAAAATAGAAGGAAAAGACCGTGTATATAAGCAGCTCCCGAAAGAAGATTGTGAAGTATTGGAAAATTTATATCAATTAGGCTACGCATCTAATGCACAAAAGGAACTAAGGGACAAAGCAAGAAAAGAAGATCAAAAACAAAAGGAACTAAAAGAGATTGAAGAGCAAAGAAACAAAGCTATTTCAAAAGCGCAAAAAGAATACGAAGTTAAAAAGGCGGTTGTTTCTTTCGGTATAAGTTGGAATAATGTAATTTTTTACGATCATAGTAACAAACTTTGTTTTAATTATTCGGATTGCTATAAAAAGATTCCTTCTGATTTGATTAACGAATTTATTTGTACAAATGTATTGCCTGAAGACATTGATATTATAAATGAAGATAAAGGGCGCTAAGTAAAACGCCTTGTATATTAAGATAATAAAGTTTTACAAACAAATAAAATATTATGGTTATGGAAAAGAAAGATAATTTTATAAAAAGATATAATTACGTAAAAGATGATATTATAAAGCGTTTAGATGAGGCGTTAATTAAAGCTATTGGCAATGAAGTGATTGAATTTGATAAATTAGAGGATAATTATTTAGACGTTTACCCGTTAATTAGTGCGGTTTTAAAGAAAGAGTTAGATTGCATTGAATACGGTGGTAATGATACAATTTGCCGTAAAATAAAGCGTAAATCAACTCAATATAAAAATGATTATAGAATTTGGCACGATTACGCGGGTGATTACAGAACAAAATAATATAATGAAGGAACAATAAAGTTATAAATACCTTGTCTGTTCCTATTTTGGACAAACCACACAACAAACAATAACTGATTATCAATAATTTAAAACATTTATAAGATTATGAAAGCAACTAATAATACAGACACTTTATTTATGGATATTTTTGTAGAACTTTTTGCTATCGCAAAAGTCTATTTTCAAGAACTTTTTAAAAACGCTGATCCAGGAACGTACACAATAAAAGATATCTATGCTTTTATTGAAAAGAATATAGAAGCAACAAAAGAAGGTAAATTAACAGGCGTTAACCCTTATTTTTCAGATAGGTATAAAAAAACTTTGGAAAAATCACCGTATTACACTAAAGTAAATTCATTTGAAAAATATACAATATCTTACCTTTGCCGTGTAACGGATAACATTGTTTCTATTGAAAAAGAAAATTTTAAGTGTAGCTTTGACATTATTAAAGTGTTTGAATATCTGGAAAGGTTTAAAAAACTATCTGGAGCAAAAGACAAATTAGAGTTTACAAAAGAAACCGAAATAAAAGAAGGGCAAAAATCGACTTCTTTTGAAATAGAGTTAAGCAAAGAAGATATTAAATTTTTGATATCTGTAAAAACAGAGAAAAAAGACATTATGAATAGATACACAGAAAATACCGCGCATTTGTCGTTAACGGATAGCACGATATACGCAACGAATTGTTTTGTGTTGAAAGCAAAAAGAGTTGATGCTAAAAATGTTTTGGGTGAAATTAAAGATATATTAATACCGTTTGGCGTGCTTAAAAATATCGGTGCGGGAAATTGTAATTTCACAGTTACCGAAGGCGAAAAAACAATATATAAAGTTGCTGTAAAAAACACAGCTACAAATAAAATAGTATCTTATTCTTTCAAAAAGGTAGAAAGATTTTATAACTACAAATCTATTTATCCAGAACTATACAAGGAAATGAACATTTGCTTGAAAGATACAAAATCATTTGCAGATTGCATCAAAACACAACAAAAATTATGTAAGGAATTTGGGCTATCTTATTTTATGATTCAAGTTATCAAAGGATCAAAGGAAATAAAAGTTGTTACATGCAACGAAGCGTACAATATAGATAATGATTACAAATTTTCTGAATTTTCTTTTGAACTAAAAGAAAGTAGTGAGTTTTCAGGCAATTATTTTTATAGATTTAATGATGTTTTAAAATGTTTAGACGATTGGAACGGCAATTTATATTTTGACGAAATAAAACTATCTTTCGAGACGAAAGCGGTTGATACATGCTTTTGTATGAGTGCACAGGATAGTGATAAATATTTTGATAAATATAGTATTGTCACTATCAAACCGGATAAACTAACTAAAATAGAAATTGATGCTATTTCTGAACAAAGCAACAACAATGTTTCTTTAGATAATTGCGGCAAGCAAAAAGAAACGCCGAAAGAAGGTGATTATGTAGAATTTAATCTTTCTTGCAATGTTGATACACCTATTTATACTGGTCTTGTCACAAATGATCCAGGTTTAGGCCTTGTTTGTGTTGTTGATGGACAAAAGATTGAAGTTAGGAAAATGATTAATCTAAAGGTTTCGAAGCAAGAAGAAAGTAAAACAGTACTACCTATCCAAAGTGAAAAAGAAAGTTTTTTAAATGACAAGGAAAGAAGTAAAGCAAAGGAAATAAAACCTACCATGCAATACACAGACGATATGTTAGAACTTGTTTCTCTTGATTTAGATTCTATGACATACACTGTGAATGGAGATATAGGAACGGGAAAAGATATAGTAAGCATTGTCTTGTATGACGAAATAGGGAAAATCGTTGTTTCTTGTGATGATGGGAAAAAGATAGAACGCCAGTTTGACGGAGAAAGTATTTTACAAAGCGTTTTAAAAGAAATGTAAAATACATGGACACAAGGAAAGGTAAAACTTTACGCTATATTTCTAAAGACGGAGTAAAGTTTACTACATGGAAGTATAGTACATGTGAGTATTGTTTCTATCTGGATAAAAAAACAGATATTGTGAAAACACTTTTGCTTAGTGATTCAGAAAGAATACAAGGGTTTTTCTATAAGGGTTATTTTGTCAAAAACATATTAAAACCTCAAAAGCAAAAGTTCTTGCCGGGTAACTTTTATCAGTTCATATACAAATTGGTATATGTAGGGTATAAAATGGAGAACGGGGAAAGGTTAAAAATGTATCAATTAAAACAAATGGCATTTTACCCGGAAGTTCGGTAAGAATAACTATCTTTACCTTGACAGAGTAGAAAAACTTTATGTTTGTCATAATGTTAGTTTATGTTATTATTTAGTAATTAGTTTAGTTGTTGTCCCTGCTGGTACGTGATGTATAGGCAGGGACTTGTTTTGTATCTCTTTTGTTGTAACTTTGTCGGAAACAAAACATTAAAAATTTCTCAATATGAAGTTACAAAAGTCTGTTAGCAAGCCTTCTATTAGGTGTGAAGGTTGCAAATTTATAAACGAATGTCCCTATCTGGATAAATCGGAATGCTTTCAGTTCAATAGTGCGGAAATTACAAAATCAAATCTGGAGGATATAGACAATGAAGAAACAGAAAATTAATCAGGAACTAAAGTCATTTCCCCAAATAGGACAAAAAGATTTTTTGGAAATAATAGAGAACGCGCCAGAGGTATTACAAACAGCCTCTAAAGAGTTAAAAGACGCTTTTGTCGCGCTTGAAATGGCGGAAAGAGCATTGTCGGAATCGTCCGAAAGGTTTTTTGTTTTTGAAGGCAGTCAGGGGGAAGAGTTTACGGCCGATCTTAAAAGTTATTCCGCAAAAGGTTTCGTTGTCCGACATGGAGGAACGAAAGCAGCAGCAGAAAAGGCACAACGACAAAAGGAAATATATATAATACCTCTCATAGAGGATATAAGGGTAAAAAAAGCGGTTTTCAATGACATTTACCGAAAAGAAATGCTTTCGTCTGTTACGCCCGATATCCTTTCCTATATTGTGAAACTATTTGGGGAAATGAACGGCGTTGAAGATGTCCAGAAAATCCTAAAACAGGAAAAGAAAATCAACCTGACACAAAAGGAACTTCTGTCCATCTTTGCAAGAAAAAAAGCGGAAATAGAAAGTAAGCGTGCCGTGTTTCTCGCTTCGTCCAATCAATACAAGGTCGCAACGGAAGCCGGGAGACTGCAAATCATCAACTCCATTATCATAGACCTACAGGGAAGGTATCATAAATACTTGGAAGAAGGTTTAGAGGATAAGGCATTGATATTTGAAAGAGAGATCAGAAACATGCTTGAACAAGCCAGGAAAGAAGTAAAGGGAAACGAACTAAAGCTGACTGTGGACGGAAAGATAGATATTACGGCCACATTGCATGGACAGGAAAACGTTTCACGTGTGTTCCGTACACTTCCCGTCAATTCGATTATAATTGGTCTTGTCGCTGCCAAATCCGGTCTTGATCCTACAGTATTGGTACATCAGCTTGCTACAAGTTATTACAAGGACTTCAACGGCTTTAATAAAATGATACTTGGAAGAGAAAAAATTATGCTGCCGGGCGATCTGATTCGTGCCGCCAATTGGGACGAACTTGAACAGCAGAACCAAAAGTTCCTGGATGAAATGTCACCTTATGAAGTACAGGAGGCTACTTATTTGGATGATGAAGTGAAATTATCTGTGAAAGAACGCTTGAAAGCTCTTAAACTGAAATAGGGTATGACTATCAAGGACAGGAAAATAAACGTGTATCTAAACCGCTTAAAAAGGTTCAATGAGCTTTGCCCTAAAAACGGTTTCTATTGGGGAGGACTACCCATTACACCCATTACAGATAGAAATATAAAGTCCAAGCTAAAGGAAATGGAAGAGGACGAAATAGGAAGGAAATTGCAATGGCTGGAAAGAGGGATAAAACTTTTGGAAGGACAGAACCGGGAGAATGACGGAAGAAAGAAACTGCTACCGGAACTTAAAAGGTATCTTGCAAAAATAGAAAAAGGAGGAAAAGTAAAGATAAACCCCTCTATAAAGGTTTTTCTTGTGAACGCAGGACTAAGGGCAAGTCTGTCTCTTTTAAAAAGGGAAGGACAAGAATGGATATTGTGCGATTACAGAGGAACAAGGATAAAAATGAAAATGCAGGAAGAAATATTGCAAAAAGAAATCCTGTTTAGACTGAAAGCAAGGTTTGATCCTTCCATCCTTCCAAACAGGAAAACGGTTTTCAGAGCTTATGATTAAAGCATCCTATTTTGAATCTTTAGGGATTATCACTACTTTTGTTGTGTCCTTTTGAAAAAGCAATGTTTCTTTTGGTTTTTCTGTAGGAAAAATAGAAATTGGAATACTCTTCTTTTCGTTATACATACTTTAAATATTTTGTTTAAACAAAGAGAAAGGGAGCAGAGAACCTACTTGATTGTTTGAGTTCAAAGCTCCCTTTCATAATTAATAACGTAATTTACTAACAACGAGAATGTTAGATGCCTACTCTATTAAGGATTTTCGGCTTCCTCCTTTGTGAAAATGAATTTATTGATATGAGTAAATAGGATAGTCTTTCTTTCTCACCTCCTTTCCAGTTAATAGGTTAATAACTCGAATTTATACTTTTGCACATTATACAGGAATTTTTACTCAATTGTGATCCAAATTTCCTCCCCTTTGTTTTGAATTTCTTTCAAGATGGAAACAAGTTTTTGTTCGTAGGGAGTTGAATTGATCACTTTTCCTTTTACTTTGTTTTCACCGACAAGGATACAGCCGGCAGTGTCGGAAGCTGTGTTCCCCCGGTGAATCAAAATACCCTCGAAATTAGGGACATTTAAAAGTCTGGGAAGCTCCCTTTTAAATCTGGGAGACATAGTTACAACAACTTGATAACGTCCATAAGGAATAGCGGTTTCTCCGGCAACCTTTACCTCTCCATTATCAAACTTTCCGTTTTTATTGATGTCTCTTACTCGATCCTCTAAAGTATCGCAAAAATAATCTCCATCAATATACATTTTTCCTATTGTGTATGGATAATCAATAGGTGTAATTCTTTTTACTTTTATTTCCATAACTAATTAATTTACAATATATCAATCAAATTATCTATTGAAAATTTTTCAAAATCTTCTATACCAAACTCGTCCTTTATCAAGAAATTGATGCGCCCTACATCTTCAAATCTTTCTGATGATATCAAATTGTTTCTTAATCCCAGTAGGTAGTTAAGCCTTACAGAATCAATTCTGGAATCGATATAAAGCAAATGATTTTTTAAATTCCTGACCCTGAACCAAAGGATGATAACAGCAACCAGTAGGAGTACTACTATAATTGAAAGTATTATTGTCGTCAAATTCATATTATTCTCGTTTATAAGCCAATTTTTCTAATTCTATGATCTTCATATCGTCCGGTATTGTTTTGGATCGTTTGTAACGTCCTCTTTCAAGCCTTTCAATATATCCTGCCTTACAAAGATAGGAAATTGTTTTTCTAAGCGTGCCGGCAAAGAACAAAGTATGCTTTGCAAGGTCGTAAAACTCAAAAGGGCGATCTATTGAATTGATAAGCAATGCTAACTTTTGAAATTTTGTATTTCTTTTGTTCATAATAAATTGTGTTTGTAGTAAAAAATCGGGGAAGACTATTTTCACAAACCATCTTTCCCTTGTGAATTATCTAACTTAAATTACTATGGAAAATACAAACTGTTTCTTATTCTATCATATAACTGAATATATGCTTTATGACTTCTACTGTCCAGCCGTTACCCAGCATCTTGTATTGTTGGGTGTCGCTGCATTGCCATTCATACCATTCAGGAATGGTTTGCAATCTTGCGCATTCAATAGGAGTAAGTCTTCGTATGCAGAAATTATCTAACACAGCATGACTCCCACAACTCATGTTTGCCAAAACCGCAGGGGATATTCCTTGTGGATCATATATCCTGTTCTGTTGTCTTGGTTGTTTCCCAAATTCATTTGTTTTGTTCAACTGGATTACTTTTCTTGAAGGAACACTTACCAAATCATATACGCCTTTTCCACCTACTCGTATGGTTTGGGATTTGTCAGAATGATTTCTTATGTCTGCACCAAACCCATTTTTCTTTTCTTTATTTCTTTCTTTGTGAAGGGCAATTCCTTTGAGTGCTTTTTCTGAAAGAAAGAAGTGTTTGTCCACTTCATCTTCCAATATGTCTCTTAAAAACAATCCTTTGTCTTTAGGCTGCGGGATGTTGCTGTTATTTATGTTTGTCCAATAAATCCTTTTTCTACTTTGAGCAGATACAAGAGACGAATTGATATGGATACCTTGTATCCCAATGGCTTTATTAAACACAGTTTCCCATTTCCACATTCTCCAATAGGAACAATACATTTGGGTTGTATTCTCTTATTTCTGTAAGTATTCTCATGTACTCCCAAAATAAATAGGATTGCCCTTCAAATTCAAAGCCTTGTTCTTTTAGTTCAAGGTATTGCTCGAGTGATAGGATTTCAATATTTTCTTTTGTACAAAGACCTTTTCTTGTCCCTGCAAACGAAAGATTGGTGCATGGCGACCCTCCTATTAATAAATCAATAGGTTGTAAATCCAATACATTTACTTTCCTGACATCTCCTATTTGAATTGTATTAGGGAAATTAAGTTGTGTTTGCATAATGGCAAATTTATCTATCTCGGAAGCATAATAAGTGTCAATGGAAATATTTAATTCCTTTAATGCTATTTGTCCACATGACATTCCATCGAATAAACTAAGTACATTCATCTACTCATCTATTTTAATGTATTCTTCGATTTCCGTTAATGTAACGGCTTTAATTACTAATTCATCTCTTGTGGGAAGAAAATCGAAATATTTCTTTACGATCTTGATCGCTTCCACATCTGACGCGGATTGAACCATTAAAGAAACCTTTTGCATTCTGATTTTTCCTTTAGGTGTTTCTTCCGGGTAAAGAACATCAACCTTAAAGAATTTGCCAGCAGAATCATCTTCTATCACTGTGTAAAGAGACAGTTCCCGAATAGGAGATATCTTTATTTCCTCTTCTGTTTCTTTCGTTCCCCATTCTACGGACACTGCTTCTGCTTCTGTATAGGTGTAACCTCTAATTAGAAGATGTCTCTTTACTTGGATTCTTGGAGGTTTGAAACCGTCCGGGTTATCCGTCCAATAATTTACAACTGATTCAAAGTACATAATGTTACTCTTTAAATAATGATTGAACCACTATCCCTTTTGTATAATCACACTCTTTGCTTCCTTTAGGAAGAACAACGAAGTTTTGGGAAGGGTCGTCTGTTTTAAGATTAAAAATAATTTCCGGCAGTGGAAGGAAGTTTACTTTTTCTATAAAAAGAAAGTCTTTCGCTTGCTTACTATCTTCGGAAAAATCATAAGAAAAAAGCGGTATTCCTTCCGATTTTAGAACTGTGATCCAGTCTCCCCACATATCCATTAAAAGAAGTCCGCTTGTGGCTCTAAAACTGTCGCCTGTGTTCAAAATACATTCTACAACATACGAGTAGTCATATTTTACAGCTTCCGAAAGACTTCTTCCAAATTTATGGGTGTTTTTCAAAGAAACAGTCAACGCGAGCTTTCCTTCTTCTTGAATCTGATCACATCTCATTGCTTGCTTTTCGCTGTCTATAGCAATGAAAGCATTCCCTACAACCCCATCAACTATGTTCATCTTCCTTTGTTTTCTCCTTGCTGGGAATTAAAATTACCGAAGGAACACCATTGTACCCTTGATTGATAGGTATTTCATTCCATTTTCCACCTGTAATAGTTTTCACTTTTAGAAAAATATCCAAAGGAACACTAAGTGTAAGCGGTTGTGGTTTGTAGGAATGATCTCTTTCCCATTTTGCCACTTGAAGTTTTACGTTTGTCTTTATCGCTTCCATTGAAGGAAGGAAAGGAACAAGTTCTTCTATCTTGTCAGCCGAAAAAAGGGTTACTTTCCCATTCTCATGAGGCACAATGATGTACAGTTTAGTCTTCTTTTTCTTCATCTTCTTTTTCAAAATTTTCACTCTTATAAGAAAGGTAAGCTTCGAACATTGATTGAGCTGTGACGCACAATGCAATAAAAATGATTGTTATGCAAATCCATCCACATATTCCCATAATCTAAAAAATTTAATTGTTGCTTTTAATGCTGCAAATGTAAGAATATATTATTACATAGCGAGGTGAAAAGTGTAAATACTTGTTAAAAGTAACATTTCAACGCCATTCCACCTTGCATGTTTTGTTACTTATGGAGGTTAATATCCGCATTAACATGACAATAAACCAATTCTTCTTTTGCCCTTGTAATTGCCACAAATTTAAGACACTCTTCCGCGTACAATGCTTTAGGTGTCTTTGCATATTTGGACGGAAGCAGTTCCGGGTTCAAAAAGAAAACACGGTTAGCTTCCAGTCCTTTGCTTTTGTGAATAGTGGACAGGATAATGCCTTTGTTATCGCCAGAGAAAATGTTCCTAACCCTTTCTTTTAAGGAAGAGAAATTTCCTTGATGCGATTCGTATAACAATTCCACAATCTTTACTTTTTCTTCCAAAGAAGCATAAGACGGATGATTTTTCACAGAGGCAGGATCAATACCTTTTTCTATAAGTTTTCGTTTTTTATCGTCCAACAGAAGGTACATATCGTCAAGACTGGTTTGATTTTCCATTAGGCGGCAAATGTTTTCCCCAAAATCACGTCCCATTATAGATGATTTCTTTCCTTCTCTAAGGAGTTGCAGGAAAGCTACCACTAAAGGAAGGTTATTCCGGCACAAAACAAAATCTCCGTTGGCGGCTTCGCTTAGCTCACCTTTTCTGACAACACCTTCTTTTGCTCCTTCCGCACATTCCGTCCCAGGGAATACCTTATTAGCTTCTTCGACTATCCTTTTGCTGCATCTGTATGTGACAGAAAGAGGAAGTGTAATCGTGTTGGGACCATTTTTTAAGGAATTAAACACATTCAAGTCGCTGCCCATGAAGCTGTACACTATTTGCTTCTTGTCCCCGACAGCGATAAATCTACCTCTTGCCTTTATTAAATTTTGCATGATTTCTTTCTGCAATAGGAAGGTGTCGTTTGCTTCATCCATCATCACGACATTGTATTTCGGAAAACTTTCCGGTTCTAAGAATGTGTAAGGAATCCAAAGCATATCCACAAAATCTATTTCAAAAGCAAGATTGTTGTTTATCCTTGTACAATCATTTCTCCATGCCTTTTCAATTTCAAGAAGGTCGGGAATCATTTCTTCTTCGTAATCCAGATCAAATTCTATCGTAATAGGAACAATGTTTTCTTCATTTATCTTGCAAAGAGACAGTCTTGTTTGTTCCCACAATGTCTGGAGTGCAAAGAAATACTTCATTCTTTCTTTAAATTCCATCTTTTTGTATTGGAACAGCTTCGTGCAGAGTTTGAAACATTTGCCGTCATTCACTTTTGCTTTGAACCGGAAATTTTTCATCATTGTACGAAGTCCCAGTGCATGGAAAGTATAGCAATCGACATAATAAGGAAGTTTTGATCTTAGTTCTTCCGCTATGCTCTTGTTGAACGCCATAAAAAGACATGACTTGTTTTCCGGTGTCCGATTGCATAACTCTTTGAGCGTTCTGCTTTTGCCAGAACCGGCAGTTGCATCAATCACTATGTTTTTGTTGGTATTTTCGTAAGCATCAAAAATGTCCAACTGATATTTACTCCATTTCATAACATCTTCTTTTCGTTTGCTTCTGTTATCCTCTTAAATAATGAATCCATTCGTAAGGTTTCCTTACGCCCAAATATTCATAATCATATTCATTGTTGTATGCTTCCCTCTCAAAAGAAATGTTTCTGTAAGCCTCATGGGAATCTTTGTATTGAATTAATCTTACAATCCATTCTATCACATACCACAAATAGAAGAATACCATCAGAAGTTCTATTTGCTGTTTTAGATGAATGCTCTCATGTATGATTGTCCTCATCCCTAAAGGCTCGTATTCTTTCCTTGCAAAAATGAAAGGGAATAGAGTGATTGCTGTAAATCCCTTAAAGGGGATCAAGTTATTGTAAATGATTTTCTTTTTCATACTCTTTAAAATTTTTGTAATTAGCCATGTGGTCTGCGATAAAATTGCCACATACAATAGGATCATTGTAGTCTTTTTGATGGCTTCTTATCCATTTTACGGAAACGCGAAGTTTTCTGTGCAGCAACATTTCCGAAAATATAGCATCCCACAAATCCTGGTTTTCTACATGAAGGTTCTCCCTTGCCCAATCAAGGAACTTGTGACGAAACTGATTGGCAACATACTGGCTGTCGATATAGAAGGTTGCCTTCACATTCAAATTCTTTTTTATCGCTCGAAGCGCAAGAAGAATTGCTTCCGTTTCTCTTCTTCCTGTCGTAGTATAGGAACGTCCTCTGGTTATATGGTATTCCTTGTCTTTCCATTTGATGTAAACGGCAGAACCTCCCAGTTTTTTGGGATGGTTAGCATTGCAACTTCCATCCGTCCAAACCTCAATGATCCGTGTTCCCTTTCGTTTATCGCTCATTCTTATACTTTTGAAGGATCATAAGACTGGTATCGTCTTGGAATCCTTTGTTTAACATGTCCGTAACATCTTTCTTCCCTTTTAGCATCTCCCACAAGTCCTGGTCAATCGTTTCCGGCGATAACAGGTATTGAATTGTAACTGGATTCTCCTGTCCGCTTCTTTCCAATCTTCCTATAACCTGCACAAGGTCGCTCGGACGCGGAGGAAGCTCTAAGATAGCCATATTGGAACAGACCTTTTGAAGTCCGTCTACACCAGTACCAAGACAGCCTATATTTGCGAAAAGAACTCTTTTGTTCTTTTCCAAGGTGAACTTCTGTAAAATTTCATCCCTTTTCTTTGTGGTAGTGCTTCCTGTAATGAGAAGTCCCTCCTTAAACTCTTCGGCTATCTTTGTAAGGATTGCGGATTGTGAGGCAAATACCAAAAGTTTTTCTTCTTCGTTTGCCTCCAGCCACTCTTCCACCCATTTTTTGATAGCTTTTATCTTTCCTTCTAAGGATAATTGCTTTAATGTCGAGAGTTTTACAAGGAACTCTGCCCTTGCTGCCTTGTCAACTTTTTCCTGATCTTTGAACTTATCCTCTATGAATTGTAAAAGGTCAGAATCTGCTTTTTTGTAAGCTCTTTTGTTTGTAATCTCGCATTCCACAACATTTTCAGAAATAGGGGGGAGTTCTTTCAAAGCATCCCTCTTGCTTACCTGGAAATAGCAACATTCTTTCAAAAGGCGGTTCAGTTCCTTGATATTGGAAGCTCCTGATATGTCCATACCAAAATTCGTTTCCTTCATATTGCAGTACCTTTCGAAGAAATAGTGATGATACTGGTCGTCCGGTGCAATTTCCTTTATCCTTTCTATTAACATCAGGATATTTAGAAGCTCTGCCGGACGGTTCATGATAAGTGTTCCTGTAAGCCCTATCACGGAAGGAACTTTATGCGCCAGTTTCTTGAAAGACTTGCTTCTGATGGACTTTCTGTTTTTGAGAAAATGGATTTCGTCTGCTATCACAAGGGAGAATGATTTCTTTTTCATTCCATCTAATCTTATTTCAAGAGATGTTTTACCGTTTTCTTTTGTGACCCTTTTCCCAAGTATGTCATAGTTTATCACTATCACGTCCGCTTCAAAATCTTCCGGCGGAGAAGACGTGGAAATGATGGATACCCGTCTGTCCGGGTTCGTTTCTTTCCACTCTCTCAACCAACCGGATTTTACAGAAGCCGGACAGACTACCATACAAGGAAAAAGATCAAGCATTTCAGCATAGAGAACAGAACATAGACTTTTGCCTGTCCCCACCGAAGAGCCATTTATATGATTTCCGTGATTGACTGCGTAATATAGATAGTCCATTTGATAGTTTCTCGGCTTTTTTAAAAGAGGAAGATTGTCTATCAATAGTTCTATATCCTTTTGGGATAAAAGTTCCTTATAAGGCTTTATTTCGGCTTTGCAGCCGGGACGAACTATTGATAGAGGATTGGCTTCTTCTATTTCATTGTCGGAAACAAACTCTTTTAAAAGGAAATCTTTTGCTGGATCGGATTTTATGTATATTTCCTTATTGGTAGCGTTGCGTTTAAAGGAGGAAATCAGTTTAATGTTCTTGTAAACTGATTTTTCCAAAGCACCAAAATACCAATAGTCCTTTTCTCTGTAATAATACATAATCAGTTGAGTTTTATGTATTTGCCTGGTAGCTTTAGATTCTTTAGAATTTCATCTCCCTTTTCTCCATAAGCCACAAAGCAACTATCTGTGCCAGGAGATCCACCTTCTTTTCCTGTTTCATCAATAAACCTTATTCTTTTTCTAAGAAAATAAATAGAAGTAGCTTTATCCCAAACACATTCATGAAACATTGAATTTCCTACTCTTGCATAAACAAGAGCTATACCATTCCCATATTCAGACAACTTTTTCATGAAAAGTTTAATCGTAGGATTGGAATAGGGCGGATTTAAAAATACAAAACCTTTCCAATCTTGGGCTAATCCATCGTCTTCTTTAGTAAAACACTTTCTTGCAGTGTACCATTCTCTTTTAGGAGCAGCAGGATCTAAATCAAAATCATTTCCCAATGCTTCAATAATATAAGGAGGTGTGTACCATTCTACTGTTGCCACCTTACCGCCTCCAAATTTTGTTTCAAAGTTTGTATTCATTTCTTTCTGTTGTCTATAAATTCAAAATAATACTTTCCGTCTCTACATTTGATTTTCTTGATAATGCAAAATCCTCTTATGTTTACTTTTCCGTCTCTTTCCAGTTTATCAAATATGATCTCAAAAAGTAGGGAGATAACCTTCTCTGCCTTCCGCATAGAGATGAAACTTCTGGCACTTGTCCTTAATTCCAATTTGTTCAATGCTTTGGTGAAGTTGAAGGCTATCTCCTTGTAAATCTTATTCATTCTTTTCTTCTTCCTTCTTCTCTTCTTTTGTCACTTCAAAATTGTCAGGTAAAAAAACGGAATCAGTAGAACCGTATATTGAATCTACCGGAAAATAAATAGGGTACATAAATGCAATCGCCGTATTGTCATCAATACCTCCAAAATGTTTTTGGTGTTCTGTTAAAACTTCCGAAGAATCCAACGGCTTATCCAACTCTTTCGAAATTTTATGCAAATTAGCCATCATTTTGCCAAGTTTCAAAGGGTCGAGAGCGTTCTTCCAATATGCAAACTGATGCAACGGATACATCGTCATCGCCTCTTTCCAAAAATCCATTTTTGAATAACCTACTTCTTCTATCAATTCCTTTTCCCACTCATCCTCTTGCTTTAGTTCTTCTTCGGTAGGATGATAGATTTCTTTTACTATTTCTTTTATTCGATCTTCACTAAAGAAGAATCCTAATTCCCTGTTCTGTACATGAGGAAACAGCATCCAAGCAAGATACCGATCTTCTTCTATCCCTAAAAAATCAAGAAGTTCTTTTAACCATTTTTTAGGGATAAGCACTGATTTTCTTACAATTTCTTTTTCTTCCATAACTTACCGTTTTTAAATATTATCCTTAATTTTTTCTATTTTAATTGATTTTGTTACATATATGTAAACTACTCCCCTGCCTTTGCCTCCTTTTTCGTTCTGTTTTTGGATTGTCAAGTACAGATCTCCGTCTCCACATACTTCAACTTTTTTCAAGAAGCCTATCATTTCATCTCCTGCTTCGTGTAAAATACGGATCTTATCTCCTTCCTTTAATCCATAATTGGAATCAAAATATTCTTTTTTGATTCTATCAATATTGTCTTTATGATTTCTTATAGCAGATTGCTCTTCGCTCAACAAATGAGCCATTTGTTCTCTCGTCATTTCTTTTTATCCTTATGATTAATAGATTAATTTTCAAACTGATCATCATCGTTAGGATCATAGACTTCTTCATCTTCAAAGTCATTAATCCAATCTTCTATCTCTCTTTCCATCTCATCTTTGTTTCAAACTCTTCTGGTGTCAAAATGAGAACGGAAAGCTCTTTTGCTTTCTTCACTTTTGAAGAAGAACTTTCTTTGTCTTTTGTTACAAGGATGGTCGTGTTCTTTGACACTCCTGAAACGACCTTGTGCCCTTCTTTGGATAATCTTTCTTCCCATTCTTTATTTCTGAATCCTGTAAAGCATACTGATTCGGGATTGTCCGCAAGAACAACATTGTTCTTTACATAAGAGATAGGGAACGGTGAATCTTCAATGATATTAAAGAAAACTGCAAGTCCATTATTAAAAGAAGTGGCAGTAGTTTCAGCAACACCATCAATAGAAAGAAGTGTTTTGTTGGGTAATGTACCGTCATTAAACAAGACTTTTACATCTTCGTCCGACAAAGAATCAAAAATCATCTGACAAGTCTTTTCTCCTATCACGCCACCGAACACATTATAGGCAGTAAGGATTTTTGCAAAGGAAACTCCATTGTCTGCATATTTATCGAATTGACCTCGTAACTTTTTGGACAATTTCGCTCCTATTCCTCCAATTTGAGACAATTCCTTTTCGCTTGCATTCACAATCTTCTCTACACTATCAAGTCCTCCTTCATAGAATTTTCTGATAGTGGCTTCTTGCATTTCTTCCGTTTCAAGCGTTGCAAAGAAATAAGCGATCTGTTTTATTTTCTTTTCTTTGCAATCAGGATTAATGCAAACAATATCTGTAAGCGTTTCGTCCCATTTTAACGGATTTCCGCAAGAAGGACAAATCATCATACCATCGCACATTTCACGAAAAAGTTCCACACTGTAACTGACCGTTTCCAAATGTTTAGGGATAACATCTCCGCTTCTTGATACGACAATATAAGCATTTGGTGAAATATGATTGTCCGTAATATATTTAGCGTTATATCCGGTGCATCGTGAAACAGTCGCTCCGTCAAATTCCACCGGACTGAATACAATTACAGGTTTTGCTTTGCCGTCTTTTGAAACGCTCCATTCGATTTTTTGAACTTTTGTCGTGTATCGTTCTTGCCAATCAGGATTCTTATAAGCAATAGCGTAACGCGGATTCCCATTAGGCAACCGTCCGAGATCACCTCTCTTTTTCTTGTTGTCAACTTCAATTACGAGACCGTCACATTTAAAATTCTTGATTGATTCAAACAAATCGTTTAGATAGGTGAGGGCTGTTTTCTCATCATCGAACACGCCGGCAGAAGTCACCCAATACTGCGTAGCATAAGGATCGTAGTCATTGTAAAGCTCTGCAAGCTGCATAGACTTATCCCTGTCGGAATCCATAATGCCATATCTTACATAAGCAGTATTGCCAAGAACTTGTGCATTGAAATCATCTGCATTGAATGCACCGGCAACAGCGTTTCTTGCACTCTTATACCCAAGAGGTTTTACGTTTTTCAAGAACATACCGATAGGGATAATCGCTTCTCCAAAAGTAAAACACCCCTTTTTGTTCATAGGATTTCCATGATTTACATAACGGTAATGATCCCGGCTATTCTGTCCTTCCGTACCATCTCCCCTTGTCCAGCAATCATTTGTTGTTTCATCAACCAGCAAAGAAATACCATCATATTTAGGGGTAATCACAATACGGTCATTGGACGACAATTCCCATACGTCCTTTACCCATCTTACAATCTCGTCCACCGTCTTGACCTTTTCCAAAGAAAACATAGGATAAGGAAGTTTTTCCATGCGATCCCCTTTTACACTTTCTTCAACGATAGACTTTTTTAGAATATCGCTGTCTGGGAAATGTCTTTCCAAACTTTCCTTCATACTGTCATATTCCTTGTCAGACATGATAGGATTCCCTTCTCTGTAAAGCCGGTTGGCTTCTACAATTTTTTCTTCCAGTTCTTTTTGATGTATAAGCATATTCAAAGTATTTTTGATGTTTTGAGTAATACAAATAATGCTATAAGAATAGTGAAAGCTCCTATTGAAATTCCTCCCAAAAGATAAAGCATCTTGTTTGGAGCAGCTTTCACTTGCTCTTTCAATGTTCCATTTTCATGCGATACTTTTGACAGCCTTTCTCTAAGGCTTTTCACTGTCAATTCAAGACTATCACAAGATGCTTCTATGAAAATGGTGTCTCCTTTCTTTTCTATGGAAAGGTTAGCTTGTCCTTTGCTTGTTTCTTTCTTCTCCCCATCTTCCATTTTCGAAGAATTGATTACCATATTGACGATAGAATAGGGGATTTTCACAAGACTATCCGTCATCTCCCTTTCCCAGACAAAAGAATCCTTTAGGGTAAAGGTGTAGTCCGTTTTTGAGGAAACACGGCTCTTGCAGCCTCCCAACCCTATAGAAAGGCAGGCAGAAAGGCAAATAGCTAATATCATATTTCTTTTCATTTCTCTTTTAAAATTGCTGTTTTCAAAAACCCTGTGATGCCCATTCGGATAGATTTCAGCTTTCCGTTTTTCAAAATGTCTATCTCTATACTTCGGTAATCCCGTCCAACATTAACAGACCTCACTTCAACTTCTTCACCAGTAGGAAGAACAAGCATTTTCCCTACCACTTTGTCAAGAATACAATCAGATGCTGCGTTCATGAGGTTTCAATACATTTCTAAATAGAATAAAATTATCGTGCCCGAATGCTATAGACACAAAATCACTTTCTTCGACAAACTTTTCTACGGTATCTTCCGAACAGGAGGAAAGATTTGTTTTGTTTACTGTACTGGTAACATCATATCCTTCTGCTTCATTCATAAAAAAGTCTCTTGATTTCCCTTTAAAATTTGTAAGAGATAAACATCTTTCTATTTCTCCCTTTGTATTGATTATCACAAGAGTATTCCTTTTCATTACCCTATAAATGTACTTTACGTTTTTATACAATAGATTTTCCATCTTTCCTTATATCTTTACGTTCAACATGTTTCTGATTGCTTTTTCCTTGTAGTGACGTATCTTGTCTTCACTGTTGTCCTTTTTAGAAAGTGCCTTAGACCTTTCCTTCAACACCTTTTTCTTGTCAGAATCAGACATCATTTTAAACTCGCCTATTGAAAGATTAGGCATTTCTGTGCTCTTTTCTTCCTCATAAGACATTTGCTTTCCGCATTCAGGACAAATTGGAATGTTCATAGGAACAAGTTTTCCGTCACGAAACACATACTTAGGATTAGCAATTGGTGACCTTACTCCTTTTCGGGAGCAATTATCGTTCTCGCAAAAAATTATTATCATGTTGCAATTGTTTTATTTTATCTTTCAAAATATGAAGTGCTTCTTCCACTGATTCAATGCTGTTAATGTCTTTTGCACTCTTTTTCAAGTAGCTCAAATCGTGTTCAATCCCTTCAATCCTATCAAGAAAGGAAAGTACAAAAATGTTAAAATACTTCTGATTAGCCATTGTTTTATAGTTTTTGTTTGTTACTTTTTGATGTGGCAAATGTAATAGTTTATTCTTACATGTCAAAATATATTCTTACATTTTCTCACTTTCCTTCTGTTGATTGTTTAGAGAAGGCATTTCCTTCTTGCGTATTCCGCTATCAAAATTCCATCTCTGTCGGGATGTTTGTCCTTGATTTCCGGGAACAACCTTTTCCCTATGTCAAGAGACGCCTTTTTCAATTCTTTAGTGCCTACAACCCCTTTAGGTAGCATTTCTTTTTGCCACTCTTTGGAATCTATAAACATATAAGGAACATCGTAAAGCTCCAATACGGTAAGTTCTGCTTCCAAAGCCCGCATAGCGGAACATGTAGCATCAAATCTTGCCGGGTTCTTCATGGGACGTTCCAAGACGGCCACACATAGTCCGTATTCTTTCAACGCAGAAATTATTTCGGCAAGTGCCGTTACGTTCACCCTTGACACATTCTTCTTTGCTTTTGTGTAATCCTGCCCGAATGTGACAGGAGTTTCCATGAACTCATAATAGGTCAGTTCTTTTCCTACTATGCCTATAGAACCAGTCACACCATTATCTATCCCTATATAAAACTTCGATTCTGTTTTCTTGTTCATTGTTCAATACGGCTTATGCCGTTCTCCTTTACTATTTTAAGCGTTTTGCATGAAGCGTTTTCATTCGAAATATGAGTTGTAACAAGTATAGGAAACTGAATGAACTCCAATGCTTCTATCACGTCATATAGGCTTTCTTTCGATAGTCCTTCTGTGATTTCATCAATGGATAGGAATTGCAATCCTCCCCATTTGTTCGTCTCGTTTATCATTCCTTGTATGGCTATAATCAAAGCGATTTCCACCCTTGCACGCTCTCCGCCACTGTAATACCAGAAGTTTTCCGCCTCGTCCCTAACAACATAAGGCGTTATCTCTTCTTTTATATCTCCGTCTGCCTTTGTCTTGAATCCTTCTATAACAATCCTAAGATCGCTATTTTCTGCTTTCAAGATATTGTTTGCCCGAAGCTGGATATTCTTTAGTTGTTCTAATGCAAGATACATCTTAAATGATTTGAACCTTCCTATCCATTCCTTTTTACGGAACATTTCGTTTTCCAATTCCGACATTTCCTTGTCATATCCTGCAATAGTGACCGTTGTTTCCTTTATCTGCTTTTCCTGAGAGGATGTGTCAATAGAAGAAGGTACTTCCTTCTCAATTTCCTTTATCTGCTTTTCCAAACGTTTTACATCCTCTTTATAGGAAGCTATGCTCTCCAAAAGTCCTTCATTTCTCTTTTCAAGAATGGAAATATTGGACTTTACAGATTCTATTTCGCTTGTGACCTTATAGATAGCAGATGAAATCTCTTTACCTACTTCCCGGATTTTGTCAAGTTCATCCTCCTGTTCGTTTTTCACTTGAATGAAAGAGGAAATAAGGTCTTCGTATTCCTTTAGAGATTCGTCCAAAGATGCTATCTCTCCGATTACTTCCTTTTCCTGTTTCCCTATTTTCTCTTTTTTCTTCTCTTCCTTTTCAAGTGTGGTGTCTTGAATCGTCAAGAACTTATGCTTGCATTTAGGACACGTAATCGTCCCAGAAAGGTTTACAAGAACTTTCCGAAGAGACACTTTCAGTTCGTCATGGATTTTCAAAAGCTCTTCTTTTGTTTCCAAAATCTCATTCTGATCTTCTTTGGCTTTTCCAAGTTCTTTTTTGACGGATTCAATCACATCTTCTATTTCCTTAGTAGAAGGAAGATTTTCTTTCCGGCTTTCGGATTCTTGAAGTTCTTCTTCCAAGGCTTCAAGTGTTTTCCTTGACTTATCAATATTTTTCTTGTTATAGTCAATATTGTATTTGGCAGAATCAATATCTTCTTTTAAAGACTTGATTTTACCTTCCACCCTTTCGATCCTTTCCTTTCGATCCGCTTCAAAGTCAAAATTAACAGCATCTTCTATCATTTGCTGCAATGCTTCTATACTTCCCTCGGCACGATCTTTTTTGCTTTGGATAGCTGATTTCTTAGATGAAATTTCGTCCAGTTCCTTTTGTATAATATCCTTACTACCGTCCAAGAAGTCATAATTGATAAAACGACTTATGAGAGCCAATTTGTCCGTATTGGAACTTTTAAAGAACGACTTGTAGTATTCCTTGCAGATAAGAAAATAGCTTTTCAAATCTTCCGGTGAGATACCCATCCATGAAAGGATATAATTGTTGCCGTCTTTTACGGTAGCAAGACTGACCTGTTCTCCATTCAACGACACATTAAGGCGGCTGCTTCCTTTTAAAGGTAAAATGCGCTCAATATGGAGAGTTTCTTTCCTTATGGGACATTCTATATCAAGTAATACTTTCGCTTCCTTCTCACCGTTTCTAATCAGTTTCTTGTCAATACTGCTCCGATAATTATTACCTGTTATGGCAAAATAAACTGCCTGTTGCATGGAAGAATTGTGAGTAGGCGTGTAGTTGTTCGTGATAAACATTCCGTCCTCTCCCGAAACAGCGATACATTGTTGCTTTTCCGCGCCCATACAAGTAAAAGAAACCATCTTTTTAGACGGTCTGCCAAAGCAACCGGGAACTTCAAAAAACACTTCTTCATCTTTGCTTCTTTCCATGATCTTGCCAAGCGAAATTACAGACCATTCTTCGCTTTGGTTTGTTCTCACTTTCCATAAATGCTCTTTATTGCATTTTACTTCCGTACCGTCAGAAAAAGTAATCTTGTATGCAATATCTATATCATGGAACGGAATTGCCCTTACTACTTGATAAGCACCGGAAGGATGAAGGATAACATCTCCTAATTTGATATTCCTCATTTTTACAAACCCATTAGGGGTAAGAATATCGGAATCCATCGTCAACGCTTTACCACTACCGTTACTGCCTTGATTATCGTCTGTTTTATTCAATCCCACAAGTGCAGTTACCCCATCTTGGAATGTGTATTCAAAATGCTCGAATGACACAAAATTTGTTGCTTCAATCTTGACCGGCTTCATCTTCCACCTCCTTGTTTTCAAATGTTACTTCTTTCTTTCTGAACTCTGAAAGAACATCTTTTTTAATCTTGTCAAAAAGTTCTGTTTCTTTGATTAGTTTCTTCCTTGCGGCAGGGAATCCGAATCCTATCTTTTCTTCCCCATAATAGATGTACGTTCCTTTCTTTGTGAGCACACCCAAGTCCAATCCCATGTTAAGCATTTCCATCACCTTGTCAATACCTACACCAAAACGGATAACAATATTACAAGTTTTCATAGGTGGAGCAACTTTGTTTTTCCTGCATGTGATCTTCACTTTGTTGGCAACGGACACTTCACCCTCCTTATCAGAACCTACACGGGCAAGTTCAACCCTTTGACTTGCATAGAAAGGTATGGCAAAACCTCCTGGAGTAGTGGTTGCATTTCCATACCCGCCTATGTTTGATCTAATCTGGTTGATGCAGAATAAAATGCACCCTGTTTGCTTGCAAATGTTTTTCAAGATATTTACCTGTGAGCTTAAAAGCCTTGCTGTAAGACCTATATGGGCGTCTCCTGCCTCTCCATTTAAAAGAGCAGTAGGGACCAGACCTGCAATAGAATCAATCACAACAAGTCCAATAGAAGGTTCATTGCACATTTCCTTTGCTATTTCCAGTGTTTCCTCCGCTGTGGAAGGTTGAGAAAGAATGAATTTGTCAGGAGAAAGGTCTACGCCGATAGCTCCCATGTATTTCGGATCAACAGCATTCTCCGTGTCAAGATACCCTACTGCCATTCCTTGCTTTTGGATTTCGGTGGCAAGGTGGAAAGCTATACTTGTCTTACCGGAAGAAAAGCCTCCGTAAGCCTCCACTATGCGTCCTTTTGCCCATCCTCCACCAAGTATCTCGTCTAACAAAAAAGAACCAGAATGTACGAACTCTATATCTTGCTTCTTCCCCGCTATGGCTTCCTTTCCAAACCTACTTTCAATCCGGCTTATAAGATCACCGAGACGGTTCGGCTTCTTTTCTTCTTTAGGTTGCTGCACTTCCCCAGTTACCGCTTCTTCCGTTTTCTTAGTTTCCTTTTTCTTCGCCATGCATCAACTTGTCTAAAATTTCTTTTCCTTCTTTTTCGTCATATTCGTTTTCCTTGCAAAAAGCGGAAAACCTTTCTTCTATGTCCTTTTTGTCAAGTGTCTTTACTTCTGTCAGCATAGAATGTTTTTCTTCCACTTCTTTGAACTTTTTCTTGATATCTATGCCTTCTTTTGTAAAGGCATCCTTATCAAAGACATCGAGTGAAGATTGTTCTCCCCAGACTTCCACCCTTACACGGGCAGTAGGATTCTCCTTTTTGAATTTCTTGATAAGTGACACTGCCTGTTTGTAGGGAGTTTCCCCCAAATCGATTTCCAGTTTCTTGAATACTTGTCCTTTTGTGGAAGAAACAAGGTCTACATTCAAATCCGAATCCAAAAGCCAGAAACCCTTCTTTTCATCTTCCCCGAAGTTGTTTTGCTGGACGCTTCCTAAATGATAGATATTCTCTCCTACCCGTTGGTAGTTGTGATAGTGTCCCAAGTACACTTTTTTGAACATTTGGAACATGGAAGGTTTTAAAAGGTTGGACACTTCCGATCCGTCCATGTTCTTGCTTCCTGTGACCGCAAAATGTCCAAAGAGGATATTCTTCTTTCTTTTATCTCCTATTTCTTCCAGTTCATCCAAAAGAATATCATCTGTAAAAAATGGAAGGAAAAAGCAATACACACCTTCTACTTGCATTCCGTCCAATTCTTCTACCAAAGTAAAAGACGGATGATATTTAAAAGGAGTAAGGAACGATTTCTTGCTTGTGTAGGATGTTTTGTCATGGTTGCCGGGAATACAGATCACATGATGTCCGCGTTTGTCGCATTCTTCCAGAACATCATTCAATGTGGAAAGGCACACTTCTCTTTGCGATACTCTGTTATCAAAAACATCACCCAGCCATATATGGGTTTGTATCTTTTTCTTTTCTGCCAAGTCAAGCTCTTCCAAAAGAATATCCTTTATAATAGTGGCGTTGTCGGCAGTAAGATGATGATCCGTTGAAATTATAGCTAAATATTTGCTGCTCATAGTCGAAATTATTAGGAAAGGGGGAGAACACAAAGTTCTCCATTCCCTTTCGGATTGATATATTAGAAAAACGAAAAGAAAAATTATTTCTTCTTCATTCGGGCTTTTAGAGCTTGTAAGCGTTTTTTGGCTTCCAATAACTTTTCATCATTGTCCGTCTGTTCTTCGTCAATAGGAGATTCCTCTTCCTTCCCTGCGGGATGTTCATCTTCCCCATCTTCCTTTCCCGGTTCGTCTTTTGCCCGATCATCGTCATATTCAGTTTCATGTTCCTGTTCTGTATCCTCTTCTTCGCCTTCCGGGAAAGGCAACGCTTCTCCCTTTTGTGCCAGATCGTACCATTCACGAAGTTCTGTGATTGTAAGATCGGATGGAATTTCCATGTCAGGATATTCTTCATCAATATATTGCGACAAAAAGGCTTTCATTTTGGAAAGCGGAGGTTGAGAAGCGACTTTTGCAGCTTTTTCGGCAGCAGGAGCTTTTGCAACCTGTTTCTTAGGCGCAGGTTTTTCTTGCTCGTCTTCTTCCTTTGCCGGTTTCTTTGCTACAGTTTTCTTTTTGTCAGCTTCTTCGTTATCTTCGTTTTCATCAGATGTAGTTTCCTTGCTCTCATCTTCTGGAAGCATTGCTGCCATTTCTTCAATTTCATTCAAGAACTCATCATCGGAAAAGATATCATAATTATTTTCTTCATCGAAGCGTTTCAATCCATCCAAAGCCATTTCAAAATCCTTTACTCTGTAAGAATCTTTGTAAATTTCTTCAAGCGAAGGTACTTCATTCAAGAAATATTCCATGTCTTCGTCCGGGATAGCAGTTTCTTCAAAAAACTCATCCCATGACTGACCTTTCTTCGGTATGCCGGCAGATAAAGAATAAGTCTTTTTGCCTTTATCATCTTCCCCCATCGTGATTACAAGAGGATAAGCACCTTCCATCTGTGAGAAAATGTCGAATGAAACCGTATCATCATCAGATTGTTCTACAGAAATTTCCTTTATACGGTTCATCCATGTTCCATAAAGCTGCAAACGGGCAAAATCTTTATTTCCTTGATAGACATAGCAAACATAAGCCAGCGTAGGATTGATACCCCATACAAACTTGTTGCCTTTCTTGTAACCCATGATAGGATTGAGGTACTTGCGTCTTTCCGTATCATCTTGATATTCTTCGGATGCTTTCTTTCTCACATAGTCGCAATAAAGGACGATAGGGTCTTTTCCTTTAAGAAGGTTGCGTCCATGTACGTCCGCGCAAAAAATGTTCTTGTCTTTAACTTCCTTTCCTGTTACATTACCGTTCTCGTCATAAGTAGGAACTTCCACGCGGAGCTTTGACATTTTGCAAGCGACATAGGCTTTACCCATTGAAGGAGCTACACGGAATGTATTCTTTCCTTTTTGGACGGTAGCAAATCCGGTATAAGATTTACCACCCTTTCGTATTGTCTTTTCTGCTTGCTTTACTTCTGAATCCAAATCTTCTACTGACTGTTTTTTGAACTTCGATCTGTCAAATTTCATAATTTTAATGTTTTAAAATGTTGATAATAAAAATGTTACTTTTCTTTTTTAATTATGAATGTATTTATTTCTCCTTCCACTAAATTATCCAAAAACTCTTCCGGTGTAACTTTTGGAACTAAATTGTTTAATTTTCGGTCTTTCGACTGCAACGCCCAATAGAGACTATCTATTTCCGCCAAATGCTTTTTCTTCTTGACAAGTGTCTTTTGCATTGCATTAAGCTCTGGATTGATAGCAAGAATATCTTCCAAAGAACTTTCTGTAAGTTTCACAAGTCCTATATCTTCCACTTTGACCTTTCCAGCATTCACAATAGATTCCCGTCTTATCTCTGTAGAAAGCTGTGCTTTATGTACAGAAAATTCCAACTTTGCTGCTTCATATTCAGATTCAGCTTGTGCACGAAGAAGTCCTACTTTGTTCAATAAGACTGAACTTGTAGCTATCTCCCCGTACAGGTTGGAATGGTCTATAGAAGTTACAGTATCCATATCCAGTTCATTTTTAAGGTCATTTGAAATCAAGACTATAGCCTTGTCACCAATATTCCTAACCAATTTCATTTTCTTTCATCTTTAAATTAGCATACTGCTCCATTGCATCTAAAATGCCATTAAAAATATCTATCGGAAATGAAAAATCTTTTGCTCTTTCACCGGCACGATTTTCAATACAATCCCATAAAATCTTTTCTTTCTCTTCTTTTTCCATCACACTCCCAATTTTACAAATTGACTATTTCCATTTGCTTGTATCACATATTCCTCTTTAAACCTATCAAAAGAAACCTTTCCAGTAAGTAGTAAGATGTTCTTCTTGCAGCTTTGGATATATTCTTCTTTATCCATATAGTCAGCAGGGAATATCACCACACGAAGGAATTTGTAGTTGTTTTCAAGTAGAAGGCTGGCAAACGCTCCTGTTTTTGATTCCTTTTCTTCCACTTCCAACACATATCCTCCCACCATTGCCATTTTATAGGTAGAACCATCATAGTTCTGCAAATCGTCCACATCGTAATATTCCGCAGTCTTTGCTTTCTGCCGAAGGTATTCCTCTACCAATTTCTTGTAATCAAAGAAAGCGAAGCCGGACTTGTTTTTCTGTTGCAAAAGCCACCACCAATCCTTACCTATCTTGTTTTTGCTGAAAGCAACGCTGTATTCGTCCTTTTCCCTATCTATCTTAATACGATTCTTCTCTCGATATTTCCCAAGCATATATTCCCTTGCAGAGAAGATATTGGAAAACTCTCTCGTTTCTTCCATCTCGTCAAAAGCACCTGAATAAATAAGATTTTCAACAGTGGACTTATTAACAGAAGAACCTTTAAAGGAATGACGGTCTACAAACTCTTCCAAAGAAAAATACTCTCCATTCTTTTCCCGTTCCTCAATGATCTGCTGTTGTGCCTTTTCTCCGACCTGTTGGGTAGCGTTGAGTGCCCAATAAACACTGTTGCTCTTTTTGTCACCTACGATACCAATATCAGATTTGTTGATATTGACAGGTTTGATTTCGATCCCTTCCGTTTGATTCATCTCATTAATATAACGGGGAAAATCATCTTTACTTGCACGAGACAAGGCAACCGACCAAAACTCCAACGGATAATGTACTTTCAGCCACAAGGAATTGTAAGCGTTAATAGCGTAAGCAGCAGCGTGGCTGTTGCAAGTAACAATGCTATTTGCAACAAAATTATGGTTTGGATCATCTACCTCAATATCATAAACATCTTTACTGCCAGAAAGGGACACGGAGACAACTTTAGTTTTTTTGGGGAAAGGCATTCCATTATCAACATACAAAATCTTCCCAAGAACAAATTCTGCAAATACCTTACCATCTGTTGTAGGGAATTTATGGTTTTGAGTTGCTTCTATTTGTCTTCCATCCTCCAATTTTATTTTACATACGGGGCGATTGCCTGAATAGCGGATATCTTTCACTTTAGCAAAATAGAAAACACCATTCTTGCTCAAGCTCTTTACATAGATAGATTTTTTACTTTCATGAAATTGCTTAAATAATTTATCTATTCTTTCGTTTCCGTAAGACGTAAGTATCTGGGTATCAAAGGATAAACACTTATTGAATGAATACTTAGCAAATTCTTCCATCTGATCCCAAAGATGTTCTGCACTCTCTTTGGTTGCACCTTTGCTTCCGAATTTGTTTGCATACCCTTCTATGAACTTTGCCTTCAACGGGAGAAGAACATCTAACTTTTTCTTACCCAATGCCTTGCGTACTTTGTCACAAGTAACTAAGTCAAAATCAGCAAGTTGATTACAAATATTCATGATCTGTTCCTGTGTGACAAGAAGCCCGTAAGTATCTTTCAGTATTTCTTCTGTACCAATAGGATATTCAGGCTCTTTTTCTCCATTTTTCAATGCAATATAATCCATGTGAAAGCCGTTTTCCATTGGTCCGGGACGGAACAAGGAAAGTGCAGCAATCACATCATCCATATTTTTAGGTTTCATTTTCTGTGTGTAAGAAGAAAGTCCCTTTGCAGAGAATTGGAATATATCACTAAGCCAGCCGTTTGCAAAATAGCGGTACACTTCTGGATCATCATATTCTATGTCTGTATAGAGATTGATCTTCTTCCCTGTATTTTTCTCTATCAAGGTAAGAATATCGGTAAATTTATCAAGCTGCTCGATTCCTAAGATATCTTCTTTCAGAAAACCTGCCTCATCCATTTCTCCGCCTTCCCATTCGCTAACAACAAGATTGTCCACCTTTCTTACAGGACACCACTCGTACATTGTCTTTTCCTTTGGAAAAATCATCATAGCACAAGCATGAATAGAAGCTGCCTTTTGTTGTCCAAGAAGAAGGAAAACAACATTCATCATTTCAGGATATTTATTCATGAATTGCGCTATTTCTTCTTTTCTATGAGCAAGTCTTAGAAAATCTTCCTCCGTCTTCACATCTTCTATCATTTTGGAGATTCTTCTAAGAGTAGGAATGGAAGCTCCATAAATCTTTCCTACGTCGTTTATAGCTTGTTTTATCTGCAAGGTAGTATATGTACCCACAGAACAAACTTGTGTTTCTCCAAAACGCTCTTCCATATATCGTTTTACTAATGGCCTTTTCTCTCCTGGAACGTCTGTATCCACATCAGGAAGTGATACTTTGACACGACCTTTGTTCAAAAATCTTTCAAAAAGTAAGTTAAACTTTAAGGCATTTGTATTTACAATACCAAAAAGGTAAGAAATTAAACATCCTGCTGACGAACCTCTTCCTCCACCTAATAGAATATCGTTCCCCTTGCACCAATTGACGATATCACGTAAGATCAAAAAATAATCCACTACATCTCCAAATTTGATCGTATCGGATTCCCTTTCAATCCGTTCTACCAACACATCTTCCGAATAGTCTTCTAAAAGTTCTGGTTTGTTTTCTATGCCTTCATAGATAAGGGAATCAAACATATCTTCGTTGGATTCATACTTTTCTTTTTCCTCTTTTGTCATTTCGTAACGAGGAAGATGTCTACTATCAGTAGGGATTTCAAAATTGCAGTTTTCCGCAATCATATCCATATTTTCCCGTGCCTTTAAATAAAAGGCTTCCCCTACAGACTGATCTCCAAATAAAGAAAGAAGTTCTTCCATGTAAGTCACTTCGTCCTTAAAATACTGGTTGTAGGATTTATGATTAACCTTCTTTCCTATTTTATTTACAGTTTCCCTTAAAATGTAATATTCCGGTTCAATATAGAAGGCATCGCAAAGGGCGACTGGCTTCATTTTCGACTTATAAAAGGCTTCAAAGTTTGTAAGATATTCTGTATCTCTGTTGAACTTTGCATATTCCACTGTATCAGCTTGCCAAAACACGTTATGCTTGTTTCTTAAAAGAATAGGAACATCAGTATAATCAATTGTTTTTGGATCAAAAACAATAAACACATCCTCCGTATGTTCCATCATGTCTTTAGGAGTTATGAATTTCCCGGAAGAATCACAATTGATTATTTTGTTGATGGCAAGAAGATGTTGCCACCCCTTTTCGTTTTTAGCATAGATTTTGTAAGTGAACGAAATGTCTTTTTTTTCATCTTTTACAGGGACTTCCAACCCAAACACAGGGATAATTCCTACAGATTTGCAAGCATTCTGAAATTTCAATGCTCCTGCCAGTGTTCCTTTTTCCACTATACCAAGACGTTCGATCCCTAAGAATTTGGCTTTCTTTACCCAATCGGAATATAGACTTGTTCCATTCAGAAGTTCAAATGAACCATGTACACCCAAAAAATTGGAAGAAAGTCCTGCCACTTCGCTTTGCCCTCTCCATTTTACACGGTTTAATTTGGGGTCTTTTTCTTGTCCTTTTTCTATAGTGTACCATACGCCGCCGAAGCGGAAAATATAGCCGTCATATTCGGTAGCTTCATTGTCCCACCGAAAATCTTCATCAAAGAAATATCCATCATCATTTGGAGAAAAAAGCTCGTATGTCTTCCCATCAAATGACACAGTATAGTTTTTCCTGTCAGAAATGTATTGTATTGTATTGGAATAAAGATATTCTTCCAACTCATTAAATAAAGTCTCCATATTGTCTTCTTTTCGTTTTTCTATCGGCAAATATACAACTATTGCATACAATAATTGAAGTTTTGCCGATTTTAACAATAAATTTAACGTAAATTCATTCTTGTAGAAAGTACACCCTTTATGAACCTTACCCTATTAAAAGGAGTGTCGTTTGGCATTACTTCATAGGGTAATCTTTTGTCCATCAAAAACTTCCTTATCTCACTGTCCCATTTTCTTCTCCTGTTTTCGTCACTCAATCTTTCTCCATCATTTTCAACATTCCAATAGATAGGAAAATAAAAGATAACGGGAAGATAGTATTCATTAAGACTTATCAAATCTGACTGCCGTCTTAATTCATTATCTAACGAAACCGAATAGGGGAGTGTCCTTGTGAATGTATGAACATCAATAACGCTTCTATCAGAAATATAGTTTTCACCGTGCAGCACTTCAAGATACTTGTCAAATATCGCCCTTTGATTGGAGACAGAATTAAAGGAAGGAGAAATACCTCCTTCCCTTACAAGTTGTCTTGATATGCTGCCTATTTTGGCGAATCTGGCAAACGACCTATCCTTTTCGATAAGATCAAAAACAGATGTCTTTCCAACGCAAGAAGCTCCTAAAAAAGTAACAGCACGTACCATAATCGTTACCGGTTATCACCGTCCCCATGTATTTTGTTCTCGGCTTTTCTTTTAGCCAACTTTTCCACATTTCCCTTTGCAATCGACACTAAGGAGCAGTCTCCCTTGTCTCCTTCAATGTAAACAGCAAGGTTCTGCAACCCTTGTAAGATTTCTTTCAAAGCCTTATGACATGGTTCTTTTCTTTTTTCTGTAAACCCTGCCTTATAATCATCATCCCGGAAGAATTTCTTTACATGCCCGTTGATAATGCCTACTTGTTGTAGCAAATAAGAAGGACTTAAACGATAAACATCCTCGTCATTCAGTTTTAAAATGATTTCGGGAAATTCCAATTCCGGCAAATCAAGTTCCTGTCTTATCATGGCAACATACCAAAGGACATCTCCCATTTCCTTTACAATTTCCTTTGCTTCGGCTGCGCAATCTACTTTCTCATAGACTTCTGCCAGTTCATTGGTAAGTCCCGTTATCACATACGGAATAGCTACCTCTTTTGCGTAGCAAGCTGTTGAAGCTGCGTGAGCTTCATACTCTTTAAAATTCATAGTTCGAAATAATTTATTGATTTATAATAATTTACCATCAAAACACATCACAAGTTTCTGTATCTTGATTTCTGAATAACTTACATTTTTCTTCTTTTTACCTATCTGAATGCAAACCATTTGATCTTTCATGTTATTTCCCAATATAGGATATTCGCCGTCTTTGTAAATGACAACCTGATTCTTCCCAAGCAAATGAACAACGTCCCAATACCACTGTGAAGCGCGCTTTTTCTCATCATTGCTATACTGGAAATTGGGAAGGCCGAAAGGATTCAAGAACTCGCTCTCATAGAAATTCATAAACTCTTCCGTTGACATAAAAATAGAAGATTTAAAATGACGTTTGGAAAGAAGCTCTATCCTTTCCTTTTTGAACTCTGCTATATCAGAAGCCATCTTGACAAATTCCGGACGATCAAAAATAAGGCTTCTTACTTTGTTTGTAAGGTATTCCAATTGAAGCACCTTCAAATATTCGTCTATTGATAATTCTCTGCTCTTTTCCATGATGATATATGATTTTCGACAAAGTTAATTCTTACAACCACAACTTTTTGATTTTGGACACATAAAAATTAATAGGATCATAGAGATTGCTTAGCACATCGTCCAAATAATCCATATCCATATCCCCAGGGTCAATCCCTGGTTTATAAAGATAGGCTATCTTTGTATTAAATTTCTTTCCCAGCATAAGTCCTGCGCTTTTCGATTCTTCCACAGTTGCATCATCATACATAAGGATCACATTCTTGATACCTTTCCTTTCCAAATAGGAGATCTGTTCTCTGCTTATACTGTTTCCGAACGTAAAAACACATTTCAAACTGTTGCAATCCCAAAGCTGCAAAAGATTGTCTATTCCTACCTTGTCAAACAACCCCTCCACTATGATAACATCTTTGACCGAAGAAGAAAGCTCATCAAAGCCTCCCAGTATCTTCGTGAAGTTCGTTCCTATGCTGTTTTCGTATCTTAAGTGAGGCTTACTTCCTGTTTCCTTTGCCCTTTCCAAATCCTTTTTATGCCATTCTTTAGAATACCTGCTCCTTCCGAGCCATCCTACCAGCTTACCATCCATCTTCATTTTGAAAATGATATAATTTCGCAAGTTCTTTTCAAGAACGGAATTTGTTTCGGAAGGTTCAAAAAGATCGTAATGGTATTTCTTAAACCCCCTTTCGTCAAGATAACTGTCTGATACTATTCTTTTAAGACGAAAAGGAAGTTTCGGAACAGGAAGCTCTTCTTCCTCGTTTTCCTCTTTCTCTTCTTTCAAAGGAGTAAGTTTCGTGCTTATAGAGTTTAGATATTCCATCCGTATAAGGTCTTTTCTTCCTACCTTTTCAAGAAAATCCTTGAAAGATGCTTTTGTCTGACATTTCCAGCAATGGAAAACACCTCCGTGCACATCTATCTTGACACCCCATTTCTTTTCCTTTCCACAATAGGGACAAGGCATCCCTTTATTTGAAAGCCACCCTTGCGAACCGAATATTCTAAGTCCGAACGCAGCCTTTACTTCTTCTTCGTCAATCCGTATCACATCACTAAAATTTTAGATTACCTTTTTAAATGCTTTCCGTCTTTTGCTCATCAGACTTTTTCTTCCTTGCCGTCTTTTTCGCTTCCTTCCTTTCAGATATTTGGTTGTACATCTCCATTGTCCGTCCCCTGCGATAGAACCTGCGCTTGTCGTAATTGGTGGCAATCGTTATCACTTCTTGACTTTCCTTGTAATCACGCAATTTATCCACATAGATACGTGCTGTTGCATTTGCCTTTTCCTCTATTGTCATATTTAGCGTGAACACAAAGGAAAAAGGTTTTACAAGTGTCTTGTCTCCTTCCGTATAGGAACGGTCTATTACTTTGTCAGGATTGTTCCATACTTCAAAGGGCACGTCACTTGTTTGCGTTGCTGTAATAATCGGAGCTTCAATTTCATCAGCAAGGTTCTTTAAAAGCTGCGCGCAAGTCTGTAGCTTTTCTTTCTTATGATCGGGATCACTGTCTATCTTTTTGGAAATGCCGGTCTTTACCAAGTCCAATGAGTCCAAAATGACCAATCCCGGGAAACGCCCGTGTGTATTGAAATAGTCGTAGCATAGCTGCCTTACATCGCTCATAGAAGCCTGTCCGAACTTCTTAAAACCATACACCTCTATATCTGAACCGGCTTCTTTAATTTCTTCAATCGCCTTTTCGATCTTTTTCTTATCGTTGGGATCAATGTTGCCTGACTTGATATTGGAATAGGACTGGTTTGACCAAAGCTGATCATATATCTGCATACAGGCTTTAACACCACCTTCCAATTGAATATGAAGAACCGGGACACCTCTAAGGGCAGCAGAATAGCCGTGCCATTTTAACACGGTCGTTTTTCCCGTGCCGCTGCGAGCAATCCAAAGCGTTGTATCACCTATTTCCATACCACCGAAAGATACATCGTCCAACCTGTCGATTCCAAAAGGAATTTTTACTGGCTTCTCCGTTATCGTAGCAGCTTCCATGCGTCTTTCAAGCATACGTTGTTGGAAACCTCCGAAAACAGACTGAAAACCCCCTGATTTGGAACGAAAAGACATCTCCACAATCCTTTGCGATTCTTCCGCGTTCACACGGATAGCTTCTTCCTTCTTTCCTTCTTCGTAAAGGTCATGTACCCTTTTGGAAAGAAATTCGAACTCCGTCTCTTTCACAAACGATTGGAGTTGGTCTATTGCTATTTCTCTGTCTATCAGATTGGCTTTCTTTATTTCCTTTGCAGCATCCAACACAAAGTCATTATCAGAAAATTTTTGACAGATAGCGCCAAGCGCGGGAAGTTTCCCCTTTTCTCTATATTGATCAACAGCTTCTCTTAGTATGAATTTGTATCCAGACCATTCTTTAGGGATCAATTCATATTTCAGATGCTCCGAAGCTATACACATTATGACTTCATCCGAAAACATCAATTTAAATATTTCGGACATAAAACCAGGATTCAGTTTATTCACGATACCAAAATTTAAACCAAATTGATACTAAAACCACTACTTTCGCCTTCTTCTCGTAAGGTGTTTATTGCAAACCAGCTTGAAAGGCATAAATCATCATGTCCCGAACTTGCTTCCAGTTTTCCTTTATCGCTTCTAAAAGTGATAGAAGAAAACTCACTGAACATCAATTCCACCTTTTCCCTTGTTTCACCTTCCTTGTAAGGCGTTCTGATCTGTCCTCTTTCAAACATGGCAGACAAAGACGGAAGTCCGGTGTACAAGTCCTTTTTGTTTCCTTCCGTAGTGGTAAATTGTTCGATATTGGTAAGTCCTCTTTCTCTTGCAAGTGCTGACAATATCCCTTGAAATCCGTTAGCTTCGCACACGATCTTATCAGGCTTAAACAAACGATTGAAAAGAACAATCTTGTCCACCTGCTCATTGTGAGACATACCTTTTGCCCTGAAATAATTCACAAGGTAGTAATTACCGGAGAAATCAACACCCCATACGGAATAAACAGTGTAGTCAGCACCGATATTACCAGAAACAGCGAAGTCGCATCCCACAATCACCCTTCTAAGTTCGAACGGATAAAACTCTATGCTGTCCGCAAAAGAAATCTTATCCATGCCGGTAGTTGCCCTTCTAAGATATTCATACGGAAAAATAGTTGAGTTGTCCGAAATAGGAATCACAAGGTACTCTCGTGCAAACACAATAGAACCAAGCTCTGTTCTTTTCCTTTTTATATCTTCAAACATATACCTGTCAGGAGCAAGAGGTCGTCCATCCGGGAATATGATAGGATATTCGAACAGATAAAAACGCTTATCCCCCTTAATGACATTGTACAATTCGTTAGGAGCAGTAGAATAAGGCGTACCGGACACAATCAGATATCCGTAAGGCTCAACAATAGGAGTAATAGTCCCTCTAAATGTTTCCTTTAGCTTTTCTCTTTGTTCATCGCTGTAAAGAGAACTTTCGTCCGGCATATCATCTATGATTGCTGCTCCAACGTGCAAACCACGAATAAACCCATCTTTACCACGAACATGAAGAATCGCACCATTCTCACCTTCTATTGCCGTTTCTCCAAGTTTAGCCTTGCCGTTCGGATCAAGTTTTTCCTTCAATATATCATTGGTGGATATTTCCTCTATAATCTTGTTCACATGCACTTTTGCAAGTGTCATTGTATTTGTGATCATAGCGGTTTCTTTCCGGTTCTTGTTGTCTATCGTATCCCCTCCATACAACATAGGACGTGTATAGGAGTATAGCCTCCATAAGGGGAATGCGTAACACCACTCGAAGCTGTTGTGCGTTACTGTGCCGTCAGCGAGCAAAAACTTATGATCTCCGTCACAAGCAAAACCGTAATACTCACCTTCATCCAGTAAGGTTATAAAGATTTCCGTTTTCTTGAATTTCCCATCCCTTGAAACTTTATAACCTTCATATTTGGCAGCTCTTCTTTGGTCCATTTCGGCGATTTCAACAGGAATATAAGTGCCGTCAGCAAGACAAAGGATGTGTCCTTCGCTTACTATATAGCTATCTCCACCTTTCTGTCTTACTTCGTACATATAGGTTTCTCCGTGGTGCAGTTCCAAGACATTGCGAGATTTCAAATCTTGTCCCATCACCTTATCACCTACCCTTATATCCTGGACTTTTTTTAGCAAACCATCTGCCATAACTATCAAAGTATCAGGAGAAACGCACTTTCCACTACTTCGCGAACACAAATAGCTGCTCCAGGGAAATAACTGTGTAAGATTCCCCCATTCCAAGTTTCGCCATCCCATATTGAAATTGGAAAGGACTGTCGCCTTGAAATAATTAAAAGACAGAATCCTTAGATTTTCATCCATTGAAGCAAACAGATTGTCCACATACCCCAGCTTTTCCGTGTCAAGCGAACGTCCAAAATTCATGGCATACTCGGTCTGGTTGATTATAGTGTCCAGCATTTTGTCCAAGTCCTTTCTGCTTCCACCAGAAAACAAGGATCGCACAGTAGTGGAAGGAAGCCGGTCTATAATGTCGTCCACCGTTGAAAACAACCTTTTTGATTGTAGCTCGGTAAGTATTCCGCCTTTCGAATTGTATATGACTGCCATTGTTACAAAGCAAATTTTTCTCGAAAGGGGTTCCGTGCGGATGAAGTTCCACTGTCAGTCACACCTTCTCCCCTTAACTTTTTCACGAAATTGATCATCAAAAGCGCATTCGCATAGGTATCGTCACCTGCACGGTGTGCGTTCACCAAATCAATGCCTTCTTTTTCGCAAACGGTATGAAGCTGATAGTTTTCCAATTCCGGGTAAGACATGTGTGCCATTTGCATAGTGTCAATGGAAAACTTTACATACTTCTTTAGATCGTCCCCCATGAACTTGAAGAAGTTCTCCAAAAAGACATTATCAAACCCTACTATGTTGTGTCCGCATAACGTGCACAATTGTCTGGGGTTCTTGTACTTCTTAAAAAGTGCCTGACATTTCTTGAATATATCCTTTAGAGGTATAGCCTTTTCCTTTTGGATTGTTTCTGTTATTCCATGCACCGCTTCTGCTTCCGAAGAATAGACAAGTCCTTCTTTGTAGTCACGCGGAAATATCATAGACAATTCTTCGCAAACTTCCAACTTTTCCATATCTATTACAACAAAAGCCAATTCTATTAATGCTATGGTGTCAAAAGCAGGCTTTTCTGCGGAAGGTAAACCAGAAGTTTCACAGTCATAGCATATTATATACTTACTTGCACTTTTCACGTTATTAAAAATTTTAAATTTTATCAATTAAATTCACATTATAAAATGTTTACTCTAATAGGGTTAAACGCTACATCATTATTTGTTTCCCGTAAACTCTTGCTATCTCAAACTCTGCCATGCAGCCTTTTGATGCTGCCCAATCAAAAACAAAATAAACAGCATCACACTCCAAAAGAGCCTTAACGCTCTCCCCCATGTAATAGGAATATGGTTTATCCGGTTCACTACAAGCATCAAAAGGTGTTATCACTTCATATCCCTTCTCTTCAAGCCATTTCTTGACTTGATTTGCATATTTCTTTGTTTCTTCCAAATCATGCCCTGTTATAGGCAAGCTAACATACACTTTTGTTTTCATCTTCTAAATTTTTGTCTGTTTGTATCTCTTACAAGCTGCCATAACCTCACATTTCCTCCTTCCGGTACACATGGGTCGATATACAGATTTCCTCCACCTATATAAGCAGGAACATTCCCTGTCGTGCTATAAGCTCTAATATCCCACAGAGTGAATTTCTTACCATTTCTTTTCGAGAAATGTCGATTGAAATACTCTGTCATCCCTGTAAGATTCAAATTTTTTGTTAATATTTCCACACTCTATCAGTTTAAAACTAATTTCAGTCTATCGAAATCACGAGAACAATCATCCTCGTTTTCATATCGTATATGGATATTTTTATAGGGGTTGTCCTTCAAATTGACAGCATCCGGCATTTCATTTATGATTATTTCCGGTATCCCCTCATCCGTATATTTCATTTCAGCAGAGACTATGTATATCCTTATAAGTGCCAGTTTCCCGTTTGAAAAGACAAACAGTCTCTCTTTCTTGAAATAGTTCTTTTCGCTCCATTTTGTGTATTCTTCTATAAAATCCGCTACACTTGTGTCGCTTGGAAGAGCAATCACCTTCTCCAATTTCTCTTTGAAAACGTTCATTTTCATATCCCCAAGCAATTCGGAAATAGAAGTAAGAAGCAATTCCATGTTTTCATTTAATCTCATTCCCATCCTCCCCTATTTCAATTAATGTATTCCATTCTCTAAGAACGAATCGGTTTCTGCCATTCTCTGCTTCTACCACTAACATCGTCCCATCTTCCACAGGGTAGGAATCAATCACTTCCCCTTCGAAGTAGTTTCCTTCTTCCGTCCAACATACTTTCATGGTATCAAAAAATTTAGTTATCAATCTTCATAAAGCACATCCATATTGTTTTGCTTTGTCTTCCTGTTGTGTGTCCAAATAAAGGCTTATACGGAATTACTTTTAGTACATCTTTTGCAGATATTTCAGATTCATTCCATTTGAAAACCAATATACCATTTACTTTTAAAACACGCATACATTCTTCAAAACCTTTTCTTATTAAGGGTTGCCAATCATCAGGAAGTTTGCCATATTTCTTAGCCATCCAAGACATCTCTCCAAGTGTCTTTAAATGTGGCGGATCAAACACTACCATATAAAAAGATTCATTCTCAAAAGGCATATTAGTAAAGTCACCAACAATATCAGGTTTAACTTCTATTGTTCTTATTTTATCCTTATCTTTTGCATATAACGTCTCTGTTCTTTTATCCATAAATAAAACATTCGGATTCTTCTTATCGAACCAAAACATCCTGCTACCACAACAAGCATCTAATATCTTCTTTCCCATAACGCATATTTTCTTTTACATTCTTGATATATTTCTCCGAAACCTTTCCTCTATGAAGAATAATCGCCCTATCAATATCCTTATTCGGGTTGTAATGTTGTTGATAAATTTCAAACATCTCTCTTGCCTTTAAAGGATCAAACCTATCATTATAGGAGTAAATTCTCTTTCCTTTAATACGGTTCACTTCATCCACATAAATTTTCAACATTTGAAACCTGCCGGAAGCTGAACTTTTAGGATTTCTTGCACTATCGTCACAACCTGATTCAACCATGCAAATGGCATGAACCAATCTTTCCCAAACCACCCTGTCCATCGCGTCTTTCTTGTCACTGATAATAGAAACTCTAATATCAGAAACAAGTAACGGAAACAAAGACAGTATTGATACGGCGATTACTTTCCTCATAAAGTTTCCCTTTCCCCAAATTCATGTAACCTATGACAAGCGGAACAAAGAAGCTCAATGTTATTTTTGTCCATTTTCAAATCCGGTCTCGCTCCGCGTGATCGTATGTGTGAAAAGAAAATGGCTTTTGGTTCATCTCCTAAAGGCTTTCCACATTTCGCGCATACATGTTCTCTTTCTTCCCATATTTCCATGAATAAGGATTTAAGGTCACCTCTCCTTTCTTTCCCTGTTTTCTTATCGCATTCCTTACAGAGCCACTTCATCCTATTGTAGATGTAATGGCTCTGCTTACAACAGACACAAGGTCTTGCTTCATATTTTTCTTTCTTTTGCAGTCCCATGTCACCAGTTACCCAAAAGTTTTCCGTCCTGTACAAAAGCCCAAAAGCCTACAGGTTCTTCTTTTGTTATCAGAGGAATAAAAAGCATTGTGTCTATATCCCCTCTACATAAGACTTTCTTTCCGTCTTTTGCGGGCAAATATCCCCACATACCTCTTTTTATTTTCTCTTCTTCTGTAAGAGAATCAAGAAATTTCTGTCTTGCTTTATGCTTCCTCTTTCCCATACTGTTAGAACTTTAAGGCTTTCAACTTTTCAATCTGTTTTTCCAATAACAATATCCGTTTTCTAACCCTTTCATTAGCACTTTTCCTTGCTTCTTCTTCGGTAAAGAAAACATCACTACCTACTCTTGAAAAAACGCATTCTCCTTTGACGATTACCAGATCCTTATCCTTAAATTCATTCCCATCCACAATAACCTTGTTTATAGTTCCATTTGTAATGGCATAACGCGCATCATACATTGTTCTTTTTTCTTTCATGTCGCATATTTTGTATTCTGTTAAACTTCTCTACCAATTCAATTACCCAATCTACCTTTTCTTCACTCCTTTTATCCGAAAGATAGATAAAACCAAAGCTCTTTATGAATTTAGGATTCCCAAACCACCCATACCTTACAATCAAAAGCTCTGCTCTTTTTGTGTCATAAAAACAAGGAACAATCTTTACTTCAAGTTCTTTTCTTCTTTTCATTCTCTTTTTCTTTACATAACCGTATATATCTGCAACCTTTGCATTTTTCTTCATCAAGCAAATAACCATCGAAGCTATCACATAGGATATATCCTTCAGGAGAATCAAAATAGAGTTTCCTTTGCTTGTCCAAGTAACTTTCTGAAATACCTTCTTCGCTTTCTATAGGATTAAAAAGTTCATTTTCCATCACAAATTTAGAAGTGAAGTATATGTCCCTTTTTGTTCTTTTTTTCCATCTGTCTATGGCTGTTTTCCCTATGACATTCATAAGAGGAACCATCGGAAGGTTAGATAGGGTGAGAACAAACATCTGTCGGTTGAACTGAAACGTAAGATATTCCCAAAGATTTCCTACTTTATCGTTAGACAAAAACTCATCCAGTTTCTCCCTGTCCTTTCTTTTTGGACGGAACTCGTAAGCTGGGTTACTTGATAGTTTTCCTTGTAAATAGCTGTAAATCAGTTTAAATTCCTCTTTTCTTGTCATATCGAAATTGCAATTATTGCATACAAAAACTTAATATTTTTGAAGTTAAAAGAAGGGGAAATTTCTCTCCCCTTACACCGACAAAAATACAATTATTGTATTTATTCCCAAAGCAAATTAATGTTAAAAATTTCCTCTGTCTGCTTTTCCACCTTTTTATAGCGGTTCTGCGTGTTCATATCTCTCTCTGCCACAAGATCATAGTCATTTTTTATAATTTCCTTGTCAAGCGACCGACAAAACCACAAACAGATTTCTTTTTCTGCTTCCATATCGCCAAGCGATACCGGTTCTTCCTCTTTTGCTTCATGGAACTGAATCCAATAAGGCTTTTCGTTCATGGAAGATGTGCGCGAAGTAACCGGATTTTCTTCTTCATCCCTATTCATCCCGATAGCTCCTACTGTGATTGTTCCGTAGGGGTTATCCGTTACAGAAGAAAACCATAATTCAACGTTTTTAAGCGTTTCTGTGCCCTCATTTTTCAAAACAAGAGCAACATATTGGCTACGAGGATTTGAAGCCAAATTAAGGCTTATTTCATCAAATAAATTGCCAAAAACATCATTAGGCACAGGTGTAGAAGATTTGTACCCTCCCAACGAATCTGAAACTTTTGTCTGCGGACTGTTATATCCCGAACTGACCGTATAATAAAACCGTAACATAAGCCTTAACTTTTAGAAGTTGACATGAATATATTCCCAAGCGACCAATATTCGCTTTTCACTTCATTGTAAACAGATACCGTGCCGCCAGAATTTTGTACACGAGCGATATAATACTCGTCCGGTTCTTTTTCCGGCGGAGTGCTTATGCTAACTTCCGGTACTAAAGAAATGACATAATCATCATAAGTGTATAAACCGTTTCGCTGCTCGGAAGTCAATACACCTCCCAAAGGAAGTGTCCCAAGCACAATAGCTCTTAAATTGGATTCAGGAGTGAATGTAGTAGCGGACGTAAGAAGTAAATTCTGATTGTCTATTATATTCACAATCTGATAAACGCCATTATTCAAAGGAACAGAACCGTCTTGTTTTTCAAACCGGATAGAGACGGGGGTTGATGAAGATTGACCTCTTACCTTACCTGTAAAATCCACAGAACCAGAAACGATACCTTGTGAGTTTACGCTTACATACCCCTTTTCGTAATTTCTTGTTTTGTAAGCAATCTTCACCCAATAGAAATTGCTGTCGTTCGGTACAAGAACATTGTCCTCTACATTTATATCAATAAAGTTTCCGGTACTTGTTAGCGCCATACCGGGAAGTACCTTAATAGTGCCAGAGTTTGTTCCTGTTTCCACTTTAAAAGGTTCTACAAGATTTTCATCTTCTACTGGTTTGTTAACTGTATTAGGATTGATCTTAGATGGGTCATTCGTAATCATCCCAAAAGAATAAGATGCCTGTAACACCGCCTTCATAAGCGGTGCTGTGGCAAAGAAAGAAATCATATTTGAAAGTTCTTCTTTCTCTAAGAAAACATTTCTGCTAACATTTAACTTGCTCATACTCAATATTTTAATTGTTTTTGACTTACTATTTCCATCCACTTGGGACACCCTCGCAATTTGTGCCTGTAAAAGTCTGGCTATGACTTGTTACGTTATTGTTTCCAGATTCCGTTATCTTTACATAATTGGATGATCCTGTAAGGATTTGAATAACAGGAACAGTTCCAAGTTTAGAACAACCATAAAACATTCTGTCCATATTAACTTTCCCTACCCCTGCAACAGAACGGTCATAAAAAGATGTATAAGAAACTGTATAAGTCTGTTCTGTTCCTAAAGAAAGATTTGAACAGCCTGAAAACATTTCGGCACAATTCAGGCTATTGCCAATATTTTCAAAATTGGTGTTGTTAAACTGATTTCCTATATCCACATTCACAGGACGTGCAGATGTTCCCGGTTGCCCTACATAGTTTCCTGTTCTGTCAAAAGAAGTAAGGGATTTACAATTTGCAAAGCATCTTCTAAGGTTAGTGAGTGTTGTAAGATCATTAAAGAACTTAGCGGGAATTTGTTTCACACCCGTGTTCTCAAACATACTTTCTGCATTCTGCAACTTTCCATTCTTCATATCAAAAGAAGATATGTCAGACAAGTTCTTGCAATTAGCAAACATTCTTGAAGCATTTGTTACACTTGACGGAAGTCCCTGTCCATAAGGAATAGACAAATAAGTACAATTCTCAAACAATGACTGCATATTTGTTGCCTTCGAAGAGTAAGAGAACATAGCAGTAGACCAACCATCAACAAGACTTGTGCAACCAACAAAGCAACCAGCAAAAGAAACAATGTTTGTGCAATATCTGAACCATAATACCGGAAGTTCGGTTATGGCTGTGCAGCCTTGAAATGTATATTGCATATACTGTGCATTCGTTGAATTGCTAAATGGAGAACTTGTAGCTGATTGACCTCCTGTATTTTTCAAAGCCGTACATTCAAAAAATACAGCATGGAAATCTTCTGTGCCACCTCCCTTTCCAAAAGTACCATTACCAACACATGAAGTCAAATTTTTACAACTTCTGAACATAGAAGAATGATAAATACATGAAGTAGGGACAAGTTGTCCACTCGGAAGACTTGTCACGCCACTACCCCAAAATGCGCCGGCAGCAGAATTGCCTGTCATTTTAGTAAACAACCCGGAAGGAATAGACCTAAGATTTGTGCAATCCCTAAACCAACAGATAACACCCCCTGAAATAGAAGGAATTGTGTTTGTTGCAATCGATGAAAGACTTGTGCATCCTCTAAAGGCAGAATGGTTGCCGCCGGCAGCATCCACATTATAAGTTCCGGTACTTCCTTGTATGGAAAATGATTCGGGCCACTGTTTGATTGCAATAGCTCTTGTATGATTTCTGAAATTGGCATACACAGTAGAAGGGTTACTTGTATTTCTACTTCCACCTTGTACCCTTACTTCTCTTCCCACTATTTCATAAACGCCATTTGATACAGATGGCGTTTGAGGCGATCCGCTATAAGAAACGATAAGAGCTTTCCAAAGATAAAGGTAAATACTGCTCCCTCCTGCGTTCGTTGATTCATCCCCTGTCCCTACACATTCCGAATCCGTAGCGGAAGCATACACATAACCTCCAGAAGGAGAAGAAACCGTTATCCTACCACTTCCATTTGTCTGATCTGTACCACTGTAATAAGATGAACCGTCAGGCGCAGTAGTTCTTATATTCACGGAAGCATAAGGTTGCAATACATTTTCCTTTCTAAGATAAATATAAGTTGTCGTAAGCTCATAGTCAAGAGTGAAATCTATATACGTGTCAGCTCCCGATATTGCAATATTGTTTTTCGTTTGGGATTGATAATTGTCTGCCGTACAAGTGGCATTGTACGACCCTGATTGTATTCCGGTAAGTGTAAGCTGTCCTTGTGAGTTGGTATATCCGCTCTTTCCTCCATAAGTCACGTAAGCCCGATTAATGTTATATCCATTTCGGGATTTCACTGTAATATGGGCGCTGTAAGTCTTATTGGAAACACCCACCCTTTGTTGTGGCATTGTTTCCTGATTGACGGTGACAGAGCCTTCCGTAGGCTGATAGTCATAAACGGAAACCTCATATTTGTAAGTCTTTCCCATCTGCATCGTAAAGGTCGTTGTACCGTCCGACCCTGTATTCTGCGTGCTAAGTCCTTCGGGTTTTACAGAAGCTCCTGAAACTGGAAGTCCTGTATCGGAATTATAAACATAGAACTGCACTCTCGTTTCTTTTCTTGGCATCGCAACATTCACCGTCTTTGGAAGGTCATTTGGTTGCACAACCCCTGTCTGATCACTGAAATATTGCTTCGAAGCCACCCAATCGTAACGCATTCTCGGAACAGAGAATTTGATTTGCCCGTTACTTGTCAGACCTGTTTGTTCTCCCGCTCCCCCTTGATTAAGTGTTATTCTTGTACCATTGGAAATGATACCGTTATCCTCTGTTACAACAAATGTAAGATCATATAAAGTTTGATCCATATAGATGCTCACCACTTGATCATTTCCATTTACGGTAAATTGCTGCTCTCTGTCCTCGTATTCCTCATAGGATGCTATGACGGTATATTGTCCATTGGGAAGTTCCAATACAACACCGGAAGAATCTTTTTGTGTAAAATCTTTACCGTTCACGTTTACTTTAGCACCTTCAACAACCGTTCCTCCAGCACCAAAAACTTTTATAGTAGTCTTGTGGGTAAGTTGTTTCAAGTCTATCGTAAGATTCGAATTATTATAAAACTCATAGTTTTCCACATATACCCGTTGATGATTGTTGTCGTAAAACACATCATAAGAATATTTTCCACCCAACACTCCTTCAAAAACAGCCTGTCCATTGTTAGAAGTCTGCTTTATCAAACCGGCAAATTTCACAGTAGCCCCATTTAAAGGCTTTTTCTCCCCTGTAAAAGTGTTGTAGTCATTTACAGTAAACGTCATGTTAAAAGTAGGCATAGGATTGAAATTCACCTGTATATCCTTATCGCTGTCAACAGTTATATCTCCATTTACGGGAATCCAATTTTGCTTTTCAACAAGATAAGTGTAATCACCCCCAAGTATATTTGTGAAAACGGCTCTCCCATCTGTACCTGTTATTCTACTTTCTGAATAAGCGATGGAATCTTCTGCCGCCAGTTTCCCTTTTGCAGTAAGCGTTACATTCGCTCCTTCCACCGCTCCTGTTGATGAATTTGTAACCGTGAATGTAACTGTATATCTTGGTATCAATATAAGTGTTACAGGTTCGGATTGATCGTCTTGTACATTGATATTCTTGCTTACAGTGTAATAATCTGTCTTGCTTACAGTGTAGGGATACAATCCTGGGAAAGCCATGAATATAGCGTTACCGGAAGAATCCGTATATTTAAATTCACCATTAAAAGTAACAAGGGCATTTTGTATAGGTCTTTCATTTTCGCCCCTTACAACGAACGTGACTTTCCTTTCATACACATCTCCTTGCATTTGAACATATTCCACCTGCGTTTCTTCATCGTCTTCCAATACCTGAAACAATCTATCTTCTATATCCATGAACAAAGATTTCTTCACATCAATAGAATAATCACCCGGATAAAGCACAATAGATGCTTCCCCGTTTCTGTTTGTTACAAGGACCTTGTTTAAAATGGAAATGGAAGCACCCTCTATATAAGAACCTCTATCGGACAATACTTTGAAAATAACATTCTTTTCTTTCAAAGGACGGATATCTTCACTGCCCATTATGTTTTTATAGGCAACAAGATAATCTTCCGTAAAATTCTTTACCCCGTTCTCACTTGCAAGGGAATTATTAAGATAATAAGCTGCTATTACATCCTTTTCACCTAAGTTCCCTTGATAGAACGGAAGAAAAAGCGGTTTTATCTTTATATCATAAATAAATACGGACGTAAGTGATGCTACTGACCTGTCTTGGGTAAGACTTAATGACAAGAATTTCATCCCGTCCTTCATTTGAAGCCCTCTCCCTTTCGGGAAATTAAGCTCTAACTGCTTCGCGTATGCTCTATTCTTTCTTGATAGAATTGCCCGGCATTCATAATACACTCCGGCTACAGGAAGCTCCAGGATTCCTTTGCTGTCTGAAACAAAATTATTGCTCTCCACACTTCCGTAAGATTCTTTACATACCATAGGTTGGATAGCTTCGTCAAACACTTCCACACCGAATTTCAAATTTTGGTTACTTGTCGAAGAAACCTTTGCTTTGAAAGAAATCTGATAAGTAAGATTCTCGGAAATAGGAAGGAGCTTCGTTTTGTCAATTTCAGAAGAAATGCCCACCAAAACATTTCCAACGAAAGTCATTGCCTGTATAGGGTTACCATCGTTGTCTATATCATCCACAATAACAACACCTGTAGGGTTCACAAGTGGATAGGCATTCAAATCTTTTACGCTTTCCGTTGTCTCATACCCTTTTGTAACATTCAGAACCGTGTCTGTCCTGTTCCATGTAGGAGAGCTATGCCCCATTGCCCATCCAGTATCACGAGACATCAAAAGGGCAAATATAAACTCATCCTCCGTCTTATATCTAATAAGACGGAGAAGCTCCCCAAGTATCGCGCCTTCCTTGTTTACAATATCAAGTGTTCCTCTTTTTCTATATTCCTTCACATAATTGTTGAACAGATATTTCATCTGTTCGAGTGTGTCCACTTCATCTGTCACAAGTCCTCTGTTTTCAATAAAAAGTTCAAACAGAATCTTGTTCGTATCAATCTCGTTATATTGCTTTGCATACAAGACAACAAGCGCAAAGATATGACAGACTGTTTCCCAATACGCCTTAAAATCCTCTCCGTCCTTCTTTATAAAAGTAGGAAGAATGCCGGGAGAAGATACCTTTTCAAGTACATTCTCCGCCCATTCCATTACAGCAGGATCATTTTCTTCAAAGAACCGTTTGAACACGGTTTTATTGTAAATTTCCTGTGACATCCTTAACTTATTGATAATTAAACTTTCTCAACATACAATCCAACAAGAGCTGACAAATCATGTGTAAGAGGTTGTTCACTATTTCTTGTGCATTTATATTTTACACCATTTTGGATATAGTATTTGTCTTTGAATATTTCCATAGGTGGAATGTAAACAATAGGATCATCTATAGTACCTTTGTGTTCTTCATCTACTACTTTCCACAAACTTGCAGTAGCCATAGAAGGTTTCCAATTATCTTGAGTAGTATGTTCTTTTATACATTCCCAAAGAACATTATCAGATAAATATCTTTCTCCTACTTTAACAATGATACCTGTAATCCATTCAGGATAATGATCTTTAACTTGTAATGCTTCACCCGGAGTAAGATCATATGTATTGATTTCTTTAGTAATCTCTTCATTAAGAACACTCAAAGCTAAGATACGACTAAAGTCTCTATTAATTACAGGTTCTTCTTCTGTACTAGTCCACTCTTCACTATTTAACAATTCAATAAAAGTTGGATCACTAAATGAATATCTTGGAAATGATTCATCTTCAAAAGGTACTAACATTTCTTCATGTAGAATAACTTTGCTCTGATCTATACTTGTTCTCATTTCGGGCAGTATTTCAATACCGTGTGATTTTGCCCATAATAAATCTACTATTGCGTATTTCATATTATTTTGCTTTTAAAGTTTGTAAATAGTTATATGCTTTGATACAATCGTCTTTGGAAAGGATTCTTGGATAAATTGCAAAGTTCTTAAAAGCTATTCGATCAAACCTACCACCACTACTCGATACCTCCAATGTACCACCAGAACCAACTACATTACCTGTATTTGCCAGTATTTCATCCCAATTCGGATCATAGACCCTACCATCTGAACATGCAGCATTAATACTTTTAATTCCGTCAAAACGATTTGTTACTGATCCTGAATTAATATAAAGATCAAGTCCAGTCATTGTGTTGTAGATATAAAAACTAGACCCTTTTACTAAACCAGTACCACTCTTTTTATTATCAATAAACTTCCAATCTCCAACAATCGTAAAATCCTTACCCATTCCAAAAACTGACGAAACTATCTTATCATCCACCCCATCAGTAACCAGATAGCTAGCATATTCACCTTCTTCATTGTAGCCACTCCCTTCTGCAAACCCAAAATTCGACAGCACAAGATTATTACCATTGCCTGTAATGTTGGCAATAGTAGCACGATCTTCGTCCTCGTTGGTTTTGCCTACCACTGTCCATGCCTGGTCGGGAAAGAGCCAGGGATAGGTTTTAACGAAGTAGTCTTTGATCTTGGTCAGTTCTTCTTCGGTGGCATCATGATCGAGAATAACTATTTCCCAAATGGCAGCATTAGAAACGGTTGGGAAATCTTTGTTTCCCTTCCCAACTACCAATTCATTACTTCCTATAAAACTCCCAGGTTTTATATTTTTACCATTATATAGTTTAGATGTTTGATAGGAAAATGGGGACTTTCCCCTATCAACAGAAGACACGTGCCCAAAAGAAATTGCCACATTAAGAAAATTGATTCTTAAATTGTTATACTCAAACAAAAATGCACCATCCTGATTCCAATTTTTACAGTTAGAAACCAATGCCGTTGAATCATTTTTTTCTTCAATCCACTGTCTCAACACCACAACCGTATATCCCTTTTCCTTAGTCAGAATAGGGAAGTTATCACAGACACCATAATCGTCTACTCCGTCAAAGACGAGTGCACCGGGGTAGAGAGGAAGAATTTCAATCGTAAACTCTCCTCTGGTTGCTCCATATCCGTTATAAAAGTATGTTGGTCTCCCTACCTCAACAATATCAGCATCAACAGTATATATGCCATCTTTGTTCCATGTACCGTAGACAGTATTCATTGTTCCAAAAAAAGCTAATGTTAATTTATTTCCAGGCTGTAACCCCGTTACCCTAAACGTAAAATTCATGTGCTTAACACCAGGTGGGGTAGCTATAAAGACATAATCATCTAATGTGAATTTATAGAATGTTTGATGATTTTCATCGCCATAACCACCAACCCCGGACATTCCCTTCCAGGAGAAGTTTTTCAACTGTAGATCATGGCCATTACCCGTCTTATCAACCCATACAGGATTGGCAGCCATCTGCTCATTAGTGAGACCTAATGCTGAATACCTTGCAATCATACCAGGAATAGATGGGAAAGGAGCTACTCCACCCCCTCCCCTAAATCTCCTAAAAGGAATTGCATTAATATTTCCTATTAAATTCATTGTCAATTCCTTTCCTTAAAAACCTATACTAAGATTGGTTGCCGTTGTCCCTTCTTTCAAGATCTTCTGAACCATGTACATAAGAGGTGACCCCAAATTTGCGCTCACTTCCGCTTCTGAAATGGTGTATTCCATTCCACCTGTCAAGATTACTTTAATTGTTCCTTCTGAAAGAGGGACGATTATAAACGGAACTTCTTGTCCGTTTTGATCGGTCAGAACAATATCTTCGTTAATATCAGATAAGTTCCATGCACTACTGATTAAAGAAGGTGCAGCTTCACCATTAGTAGTTATCAGCTTATTGGAATTAGCTGTTACTGTTCTTTTGATTATATCCATTGCAATGAAAATTTTTAAATTTGATTTATCTAAGTAATTACTTGTCACAAAGATAATCTTTTCCGAACAAACACGGTAAGTTTGTACCTCTTTTATAATCAAAGCAAAAAAAAGGAGAGCAATTAAACTCTCCTTTTAGTTTATCAAATAGGTTCGTTGTGGTAGTATATACAAAATATACCCTCTCCTGGTTTCGTAATATTTCCCGCATCATCATCTGCCGGAGAACATTCTTGTCCAGAGCCATACCCAGCAATTCTTGTTTTACCTCCGTCTGGAGAAGTAAAATAAGAGCCTCCATAGCCCGCACCTCCATATGAAGACGCACCAGTTCTTTTTCCAGATAGAGTGTTCAGATATCCCGCTTCACCTTTACTTGTGCCTCCAAAAATAGATTGGACAGGAATAACAACTGAAGATTGAATAGGTTTAGTCACTTCTCCCAAAACAGTATTTTCATAGGAACTTTTATATCCATATCTGCCATCTCCGCCCGGCGCTCCATCCGGTTGCATTCTTGGTCCTGTAGAAGAATAAGTTTCTTCTTTTGCGTTTTGACTTCCGTAGCTTCCACTACAATAAAATGTGCCTCTCATGTGGGCAGTAAAACCACCGGAACTTTTTGCGTTATATACAGAATAATTGCCCAATCTATTTCCTTGTGGTATAGGATAATCGGCATCATTTTGAGCAACATCTTTCCCATTATAGGCTTTGTATTCATAAGTTGTTATTTCTAATTTTATGGAATACTCCGTCCCATACGTCCAAGCTCCTGCATTTGGGACATCACTAAATGTAATTTTATTTATTTGACCATTTGAAATATCCGACATCAATATATTAGGAATATACACAATTTGTCCAGTTGTTCCACCCATCAATGCAAATTCATCCCAGGATGACCAATACTCAAATTTTCCGCCTCCCCTCCCAACTATCAAAAGAGAAACGTATTTGTATGATGTATCTAATTGGTAAGAGGATTGGTTACTTGTTATCTGCACCAACTTGTTCGGTTTGGATAAGGTGTATTCCAAATTCACACTTGTTTGATAAACCCCACTTATACTCCCTGTCGTTGAAAAATCACTGAAACCGGAAGATGTAATCTTAATCTGATAATTTCCCGCAGGAATTTTGTCAAACCGTGCCGTATATGTTGCTGGGACTGCCAAACCTACATGCTTCTGTCCTTCCGAATCTGTAAATTCCACATTACCGCCAGTAGGATTTACTTTTACTTGCACCATGTACAGTGGGGTAAGGTTTACTTGCACCTGCATTCCTTCACTGTTCACTGTAACACTTTGTGAAGTCTCTTTTGAAAAATCCCCTTCTGAAACATATAAAATGTACTGTCCATAAGGAACGTTGGTGAACGTTACGGTAGTGGTTATATTTTTAGTCTGAATCACCTCCAGTCCCGTACTGTCCTTTAGTTGGATTTGACTTGGCATACCTTGCATTTGTCCAACTCTCCTTACCTGAACATTAATGGCACTGTATATTTGTAGAAGGAAGGTGTTAAGCGCAGTTTTCCCGCTTACTTCAACCGTTTCCTCTTTGCTTTCAAATCCATCTTTAGAAAAAGTTACTTTATAGCTTCCGTCCGGTACAAATAAAACAACTGTCCCGTTTTGTGAAGTTGTACCGGAAGCCATCTGTAAACCTCCTTCCTTATTTTCAGTCACAACAACCTGTACGCCGGAAATGTCAGTTGCCCCGTCTAATGTGTTCCTATGGACAACTACTGTAAGCTCACTTGCAGGTTGCAAAGTAACCTCAATTGTTTTCGCTTCATTTAATACACCGACTTTCCCGTTCTGCGTTACATAACCATCAGCACTGACCTCATAATCATAATCAACACCTAATGCAGCGGAAATAACAGCTTCTCCATTGTTGTTTGCGTTCTGCTGATAATTGTTTGATGCAGATGTCATTTTTACAAGAGCGTTCTGAATAGGAATTGCTATGTTAGATAAAGGAAGAAGGGTAAAAGGCAAAACTTTAAAACTGTTACTTTTACCTGGTTGAGGAGAATTTCCATTTAGCCAATAAAGAGTTGCGTTATTTGAATCTCCATACTGGGTACATGTTTGAATGGATTCGCTCCCCCATAAAGAAAGACCCAATGTACTCAAAATCTCTTCCACCTGTGTTTTGTAAGAATACAAAGTAGTTACTTCACTAAATGAAGGTAAATATCCACTCTGCCCATTCCCAAACGTATATGTCTTGGCGTATTCTGCCGCAGGTGCATTGCCAGTTCTCAATTGAGATATTATCGTGTCGGTATAAATGAAACCATGCGTTGCTTTATATAAGTTTGAGGATGATACGCCAGTACTTAACATTGGTACATTGGGGATCAAAGTTCCTTGTCCTCCAAAAGCGTAGTCTGCGACACTTATATCCGTCGATATCATAAACGAATCAGTATCGGTTGAAATGCCTATACCACATACATCAGACGTTCCTTTACCAGATGATGTCCATTCTTCTTTTGTGTAACGATTGTTATCCTTATCATAGATATACACACCATTTGGAACAGGATTGTATTCATAGGTACAGAAAGGACGAACTGTATATGAATTACTTTTGGTCGTTCCCCTTTTTGTGCCATTAACCCAACCAAAAATCCAAGCATCATTTGAATTATATTGTGTCGAAGTCCAATATGAACCACTACTCAATGGATCTGAACCGATTGTCGCACTTATTGAAGTGTCGATCTTAACTCTGCTTAATTGAGCTACACCCCACTGTCCACAAGAAGGCAAAAACCAAGAACCCGCTCCAAATCCTTCTGTAGAATAAGCTGCGCACTGATGTGCCGCCGTGCTTTCCGTTGGTTTCGCTAATATGATGCTTTGAGAATTTGTCTTACCTGCAAAATCACAAAGAGCTAAAGATTCATTTGTTTCGGTAACTACATTAGGAATAATGCCTAATGTCTGTGCCCAAAACGCCACGCCCACATCTCGCAAAGCAATAAAATCAAAATCCTTGCTTCTTACATCAGTAATGACACCGACACAAGTTTTAGTACTGTCCAATTCAGTTGACCATGTTTTGTCACCATATACAAAATCACCTATTTGAGGGCGAATAAGTGAAGACTGTTTTGAAGTTACCTTAAATGTTACATTTACATTATTTGCAATCAAAATTTCTTTGTTGATGGCAGGTGCATTTACATTCAACGTGCCTGATTGTGCTTTCAAAGGAGAAGGTGGGATAACGGTATAATCATAGTTTCCGTATAAAACTTTATTTGCCGGAATATCTGAACTTATTGCCTTTTTGCCATAGAAAGAGAATGTGATATTCAAATCTTTCAAATCATCTGCGGATAATGTACCTCCGTCAAAAGATTGCACATGCACTGTCCAAATGGTAGAATTACCTATTGTTTCTGTATCCAACAAAAGATCAGAAAGCTGGAATCTTTGAATTACATCATTTTCCATCTCCACCGTTAAGGGAGCGTTTTGCGAGCCATAAGTTATAACTATCTTCAGATTGGACGAAACGCCACTTACCTTAAAACCAAAATCCAAAGCCTTGTGATAATCCACTGTCTTTTCTGCGCCAATTTGGAAAAGACCATTCGAAAACCCTATAAGTCCGGCATCCACATTAAACAAAACATAAGTCTCTGTAGAAGCTGTCGATGTCTTGATTACACTCGTTAAAGTAAGGTTCTTTTTCGTTCCATCCCAACTTCCTTCCCAGCCATCTATCCTATTTGAGTTGTAAATTCTGGTAAGACTTTCCGTAACACTACTATTATCCTTATCCTGAACAATTGTCAATGGAGAGACAATTACACCATTGGGGAAATAGGTCTTTAATTGATCTGTTGTTACGCCTTCCGATGGAACAAGATATTTTTCATCTTCTTGAAAAACAGGACAACCGGAAAAATCCGCATCGCTATCTTGTGACCACTCAAACTCTCCGCCATTAAACGTCATAGTAGCTACGCCAGACGAGTTAGTCGTCCCTTTGTATTTGTTAGATGAATCGCTTCGATCTGTCATTTCGATAATGGCATTCTCAATAGGAGAACTATCATTTTGACTTTTTACAGTAAATGTAACCGTTGAAATTTGAAGCATTTCAACACTTATGTTCTGGCTTCCATCTGCAATTGTAAATTCACCTGTTACATCTTTATAACCGGATTTCTTTGCTGTATAGATATACTGTCCGTTCTTGTAAGCCAAAGTAAGAATACCATCAGAAGCAGTAGCTCCACTTGCAACAGGTGTATCTGGAGATTCTGCCTTAGCAAAACTTATAGCTACATCTTGTGTAGATGGAACAGTCTGAAAAGTAACGTTATATTTTACATAATCAGCTAAATCCAATTCAATGGTACTTGCGGTAGTTGCCACACTAAATGTTCCGCTTGGCACTTCCGCCAGATTAGGATTATCCATACTTGTAGTAGGAATCTGATATTGATAATCCCCTGTAGGAAGATCAATTGCCGCGATACCCTGACTGTTTGTTACAATGGTTTCAGGAAGTGCCCTTGCGCTACTTTGTCCTACAATTATCTTTACATCCGCCAAAGCAGAATTTCCTACCTTTGTATGGAATGTAACTGTCGCTCCGGGAACAAGTGTTATCTGTACACTTTTTTCAGCTTCTTCGATTCGCACATTTCCTGTCCCGTTTAAAAAACCTGTTTTTGAATAAGCGTAAGTATGCGTTCCTGTGGAAAGATTTATTGTTGCTATACCGTCTTGCCCCGTTGTAATTGTATCATTACCATCAATAGTAATTTCAACGCCTTGTGTGGCTGGTGAAGTTGTAAATGTAGTTTCAAACCCATAAGTCAATTCTATCACTTTCTCCTGATCGGCATCTTGAATACTTCCCACTCCTTCTTCCGGCGAATATCCTGTGAGTGACGCATTCCAATCATAAGCACCGTTTATTACCTGCACAGGATCAGTTGTTCCATCATCTTTTGTTTTAAGACTTACAGTATTTCCACTTAATATGGCCGCTCCACTTACACTGACAGTCACATCTTTTAAGCCTGATTTTCCTGCGGCGGTCACTTTAAAGGTAAGACTCCATATCTTCTTCAATATCTGCGTAAACGTAGCCTCTCCAGTTACTTCAAATGAAAGAGTTTCAGTCTTATAGCTGTTCTTCATGAATGAAGCGGTATATTTACCAGCTTTTAGACTGATTATCGCTTCTCCTGACGCATTTGTGGTAACTGTCTTGTCCTCATTTTCTATATCAATAGACACTCCTTGCAAAAGATTGGGCGAAACCATGTTATCTTTTACTACAAACGTAATATTATATGATATAGGGGTAAGTTGAGCTAATACGTTCTTGTTGCTACCGGAAACTTCCACATTACCTTGTGTCTGAACATAACCTTCCTTCGTTACCGTATAAGGATACTGACCGTCAGAAAGACGAACCGTTACCAAACCACCCTGCGAAGTCTGATAGTCCTTTTCGTTGATATGAATATTAGCGTTTTCAATTGCAACACCTTCATCTGTCTGTACAGTAAATACAATATCGTATTTCTTGTACTCCATATTTACAGGAAAAGACGGAATATCTGCACTTACAACTTCCAGCTCGCCTAAATAATCGTCCATACCATTGGCAACCACCGTAAACGGATATGTACCATTTTTTAACTGCAAGGACACCTCACCATTATCCTGTGTCTGATAAGACGTTGCATTTATCTCCACTGTAGCCCCCTTAATAGGTTCTTTCAATGGATTTTTTACCGTCATTATGACATTGTAAAGTCTTGCCTTTAAACTTATTACACTACTGTTATTACTGTCAAGAACAGTAACCGAAGAACTGCCGTCATAATATCCCGACTTTGTTACGGTATAAGGATATGTCCCGTTTTGAAGGCTTACAACAGCTTGCCCTCTTTCATTTGTAGGATAAGAAGAACCATTGATATTTACTGCTGCTCCTTGTACCGGACTACTGTTATTACTGTCAAGAACAGTAATAACCACATTATAATGTTTCAATACAAGGGTTCTTTGAATAAATGTATCCTGTCCTTCTACGTTGAACGATCCGGTCAAATCATCATATCCTTTTTTCTGTACGGTGTAGCTGTAATTTCCACTCTTTAATTTTATAGTAGCTTGACCAGAACCGTTTACATTCAATACTCCCGGCTGTCCTTCTATTTTGATTGTAGCTCCTTCTGCCGGATTCCCCTGATTTACCTGCGAAATATTAAATTCCACATTGTATAAAAAGAAATCCATCTCAAAGGTAACGTCCGTATTCTGGTTGTTGACCTTAATTTCCCCCTGTAAAGTATCATACCCTGTCTTTTCGATTGTTACAGGATATTCACCATTTACAAGTGGTATTTCCGCCTCTCCATGCTGGTTCGTAAGATATTCTCCATTGTTCACCTTTACAATGGCATTCGGTATAAGCTGATTTTCCTTATCCTTTACAATGACAGTAATCGTCCATACCTTAAATTCCAATTCAGGATATACTTCTTTATCTCTACCATCCACAACTACACTGCCGGAATACTCATCATATCCCAACTTTTCAATAGTGTAGGGATAGTTCCCATTCCTTGCGAGCAAAGAAGCCACACCTTGCAAATTGGTAGTGGTGATTCTGTTATCCATCATTACATTTGCATAAGGAACAACCCCTCCCTTTTCGTCCGTCACATGGAAAGTGACCGTATAAGGAGCTAAAACCATTTGTACATCAATGGAAACACTACCGTTCAACACTGCAAACATTCCTTCTACGGGGATATATCCCGAAGCGGAAACAATATATTCATACTGTCCGTTTGCAAGTCGGATAATAGCTTGCCCATTGTCATTTGTTATAACAGCATTGTTCCCTATAGAAATATTTGCACCTTCCACAGTACCACCTTCCGAATCTGTCACATTGAAATAAACCTCTTGATAAAGGTTCAATGAACTATCGTTGATGCCTACAAATAAATCTTCCGGTTCAGCCGGATAAAACAACGGCGAAAGATTGCTGTCAGAATCATACAAAACATTTCCGTCTTGATCGCGCATCACAAACCCTCTAATACGAGGAAGCTGGTTTGCAGGAACTTGCTGGTCGTAATACGGAAAGAAATACTCGTCCGGCACATATTTCACGCCATCGGTCTTTTTTACAATATCCAGCAAATCGTCCCATTCCACAATTTTACCCGGTGTCCAAAAACGGAAATCAAGATATTTTGTAAGATTTATCTGTATATTCTGACGAACAGTAGCAACATCATAATCTGGTTGAAGCTGTACACGGAAATCCAATCCTCTTTCTGAACCTACATAGAACCAATCAATATTCTTAATACCTATACCAACTGCCTTTCCCTCAATATTCAATTCAGAAATTCCAAAATAACCCTGTACACTTTCAAGAAGCGTATCAAGTTCTTCCTCTGTAAAGAAAATTCCGTTCTGTGAAACGATATAAAGATTGTATATCCCCTTTTCGTCCAATCCGGCTGTCATTACTTTTAAAACACGATCATCTATATTGTTAAGTGTCTGTGTCCAGTATTCTATTGTATTCTTGCTAAGGATATTCAGATTGTTCTTGATACGGATTCTAAATGTTTCATCATCCTCACTATCACGACCTCCGATAGCGTAATATTCGTTCGTGCACTCAATATGTCCTTGTGGCTGCGGAGAAACATTCGTAATGCTGTTAGGCGGTACATTCGTTGAGTATCCTGCATTAACGCTTCTTACCTTTACATATCCGTAACCACTTTCCCCTACAGTCAATGCTTCGTCAACTTGGAAACGAATACCATTTTTATTTACAAAAGTAACAGACGTATCATATACTGTACCTGGATTAGCAGATACCCTTATATATGTCGAAGAACCCAAAGCACCTTTACGCGGGCTGACACCATACAAAGCAGCAGCCTTATCCAGATAAACGCCTGTAGCTGTATCTGGAAATATCTGCACTTCCTTTATGGCAATATCCTTCATTGCCTTTTGAGCAACTTTCGCTACACCGAATGCCGTAGCATTCACAACCGAACCGTCAGCTACATTACTTACCTTAGCTGTCTTATCTAAAAACATCTCTATAAAAAGATTCTTTAGATTGGTTATTGTTGCACTTGTTTTTGTAATCATCTGAATATCAATTATATAGGAACATTTACTAAATAATCTTTCTTTGTTACCGTTTTACATTGCAAAGAAAGGAACACGGCATCTTCCTCTCTTTTTACATCTATCAACTCCACAGAGTCCCATCTTGAATCCCTTTGGAACATATTCATTACATCCTTAAAAATAGAAGGGTACTGGATTGCGTTCACCGTTGTTCCTATGAACTCATTTGCAATTCCATAATCCTTAAACTCTGGTATAGCACCTTTTTGAGAAGAAAGAATAGTATCCAAAGCCTGTCGGATCGCATCATCGCCTATCACTATCTTTAAATCGTCATTCTCAAAGACAAAATTCACATCTATGTCACGTCCCAAGATATTATCTCCCACAAGTACATCCACAACAGTATCAAGATAATTATTCCCAGCGTTCTTTAGATTAATATAGAACTTATTCCCTCCATCAGAGAACGAATAATCAGTTTCTTCTATATACTGCGGTATTGTAATGTTCATCCAATCATCTTCTGGATTAGAACTATTAAGCTGACGTGCCACATCTTCAAAACGCTCACCTGTCCGAAGTGTCTTTTCCATCTGCAAAGTATTGTTCCTGTCTAAAGAAGAACTTCTAAGCCACCTTGCAGAACTTTTAATAGTGGAAAGTTTTGTCTGTGTTTCTGTAAAGTTGTCCAAAATTTCCCACATGGAAATGTCATCCAAAGTATTTTCATGTAAGATGAACAAAGGCTCAATCGTTTCCGATTCTCTCACAAGCTCAACAAGGCGCAAAAAAGAATCCTTATTCATTTCTCCGCCATTACTGTAATAATCCACAATAAGAGGATAGTCGTTGGTACAGAAATCAACAAACTTCTGGAAATATGATTTTATATCATATCCCGTTACGTTGTAAAATTTTTCAAAAGCCTTATCCATTACCCAACAGACCTTTAGAGATTGAACTTGCAAATTCATTTATGCCCTTTTGTATCACATTAGAGGCGCACATTTCCAAAAGCGAACCTTTACTACCACTTGTTCCCGAAACCGCTTCTAAAGGAGCTATAACAGTCATTTCAAGATTGTATTCCCATATCATATTCTTTGATATGCTCTGACTGAAATTAACGCCACGTGAGGGGATTGTTACAAGGTAACTCTCACCAAGTGCCATGTTATAGAAGAAAAGTTTCATGGGAAATCCGTTCTCATCCACTCCGTTGCTTTTATCTATAATAGATTGTAATATCTTGATACAACCATATCCTGTTTTGATGCCGGCATCAAAGGAAGGCATAGTGAGAGAACTTGTAGATTTCCCTTGCAGCTGATAGAGATAGCGTTTCCCTGCCGAAATACTGAAAGCTGCACCGGTCAATGAAACGCTATCAGAACCGCTTAAAAGAATCTTGAATGTTCTTCCAAAGTTTCCCTTTATCGTAATTGTCTGCGGCATGAAAACAGGAGAAGTAAGTACCGTTATGCCCCCTGCCGTGTTAACTACCGTAGTTCTTTTAGGCTCACTCTTATCTATACTCTCCGGGCTGATAGGGAAAGTAAAGACATCAATTGTATTCCCTTTGGAATCTGCCAACTCCAAAGAACACATATACACTTCAAAATCATTCGGGAACTGCGCTGCCATCATGGAGCGACCCAAATTTTTAAGTGTCGATTTTGCTGTTTTTACTACTGAATCTAAAACTGCCACGGCTATAAATGTTTAAATCGTTTTCCAAAAGTACAAACTTTTCACACATTCTCCTATCCTTGTGTTATCTTTTCATTCTCATAATCAGAAGCAACGAAATTTTGTGCCGTCTGCATAGGAGATGTAACAGGAACAGGAGCGGGACTTGGCACGCCAGCCGTTGCTCCAACAAGAAATGAGCCTGCTGGGACATTGTGGGTATGGGAATTGAATGTATTTACAAAACCATTTAATTTACTTGTAAGATTATCCAATTCAACCAAACCTTTCAACCCTCCGCCATTGAACTCAATAATATCATTATTCATTTTCAAAGTGGATTCTCCTGTCTTTAAATCTAATTGTTCTTTAGTTATTGTACTTTGTACATCTTCCCCAATCTTAACTGATACTCCGTTATTGTTCACTTGTAAAGATTGTTCCATTTCCTCTGTTTTCCAATGGAAATAAACCTTTTCTAAGTCCATAGAAACCTTTCTTTCTTCTTCCTCCGGTTTTTCTGGGTTCACAACCTTTGCTTCTATCTGCGTATATCCCTTTACGGAAACATTTGTTCCTCCGGTTACATTCACGCTTCCAGTGGATTCAACATTCACTTCCGATTCTTCCGAACCTGTAGCAAGAACCTTTACGGATGCTTTTTCGGGAGAATTAATTGAAACAATTACTGCATTATTAGCTGGATCAACAGATAAGGATGCAGTCACATTCCCTACTGTCTTTCTAAACTGGAATGTGTTCTCTTTCCACATAGGAGATTGGTCGTTTCTCGGATAACTACCTATCACAATAGGAATACCGTCATACGGATTACTTGCTATCACTACCGCCGACCCTTGTTCATTTTCTTTCTCCGGGAACTCGATATTAGCCAGAACTTCATTTGTTATGTAAATATCCCGAAAGAAAGCTCCCCCATTTCCCATGACAGAAACACGACCTCTCCTTAAACAGGTTTCCACATACAAATCCCTGTCCACTCCGTTAGGAATAACTATGAACCCGAATGAAATCGCTTCGGGTGACGCATTCAATTTTCTTACTTTTCCTCCTGCCATGCCTAACTGAACATTTTGCGATTTAAGAAATACTCGAATTGTTTTCTATCCACCTTTGGAGAAACAAGTGTAGCGATCTGATCTTTTTGAGCTACTTTGACTGCATTTTTCATTTCCGTCAAATCAACCAATTTGAAATAATCCGGTTTCACATCCTTACTTTCTTCCCCTGCGTTATCCTGTCTATTCTTTACAGAAGAGAAAGAATTGGAAAGAATAGGAACGTACATACCTCTTTCCACTTGCATAATAGTCTGTCTTTGCAAATTCCCATCCAAGAAAGAAACATTGTTGATCACAGAGGACACATAAAAAAATTCATTTGTCGGTTCAAAGTAAACAAATGTACCGACCTTTATTCTTCTATCCCCATTTATCGTAATCGTACCTGTTCTCGTAAAAGGAAGATAAGCTGTTGATTCTATAATGTATATGAGATCATTTAACGCAGCTTCTTGAAAGTTAGCAAGTGTCTGCGTCTTGTTCACTCCGTCCGTTTCCTTGTAGTTCAAATACTGATCTGTAAAGGACATTTTCTTGTTACCAAACACTTCGGCATAATCATCCAAATACACAATAGGAACAAAAGCAAGACTTGTCGTATTCCTTTGCCCAGCATGATTATCCATTACTCTTAGCTGATACCAAGAATAGCTTCTTGTATCATAAGACAAATCATATCCTTGCAAATTGTCGGAAGCAATCGTCACATACTGCCCATTCTTATAAGCTCCCAAAATAGCATCCTTATTGAATGGAGGTTGTCTTACAACCACATCTATCGTATTAACGTAGGTATCAAAGTAAAATTCCACCAAAGGAAACTGACATACCCTCGTCATATACTCCAATAACGTACCGTTCGGATTGGCAATGGAAGAATCAATAAGAACCCTTTTTTCGAGAATATCCTCCACAAATACTTTTACTATCTGCCAAACACCATTAACAGGACGTTTTTCTTTTGCTCCAATATCATATCCTTCTGTTCTTTTGTCTTGCCAAGAATCAAATACACTATTTTTGGCTATTCCTATTGTTGACATGACATTTACAATAAACCATAGGCACTCCCGTATAGGCTTTTCTGCATATGACCATAAAAGATTTGAAAAAGCTCCTGTAAGGACATTCCTTTTAAACCAAATACTATCCTCACTCATTTCGTACCAATGAGAAAAGGTATCAGTAGCATTCAATAAAGGAATGAAATAGCACCCGTCCTCCATAAAGAGTTTGCTTATATCCCTTCCTTCTATTGTGATGGATTTTACGTTTCCCTGTGCTTCAAAAGAAGATGTGCAAGTGTCCACAAATCCTATCATATCCCAAATATTGTTTTTGGCTATTTTAGAAACAGGAATCTCCAAGTTCACTTGCTTTCCTAAATCCAAATCTCCTGTTGATTTTTCCTTTTTCAAACGTTCGAACCGGATAAAGACTATATCGTTATTCTGGATAAACTTTTCTTGAAAAGATTTGACTTGCGCTCCCTCATTGGAAACAAGATTAAACTGTTCTACAATAGATTCTCCAAAAGCAAAAGAACTTTCATTAGCATAAAAAGGTGATAGTAAAACGGTAAATTCTCCCGTCTGTTTCGATTTTGTCGTTACTACCTGCAAAACATAAGGGGACAAATCCATAACCTTATCCAAAGCCTTGATATATACCCATACCCTTACGTTCATGGAAATTATCTTAGCGTTTATCCCTGTTCCTTTCAGAGAAGATGTAACGCTTGTGTCAGGCAAATATTCTTCATCACTTATCAGGCTTTCATAGTTTTCTCCCCAATAAGCCTTAAAACTTCCTTGCGACACAAATTGGCCTTCTTTTGCGGCTTTTGTAAGGGATAATGGCGTATCATCTTTCGGGCAGAACAAAGTTGTTCCTTGCTTTACATAAGGCAGCGTACCGGAATCATAATCACTTTTATATTTCGCTTGTTCCTCTTTGTCATAAGTTCCCCAAATAATATCAAGATTAGAAACCCCCTTTTCGTTCTTTACCTTCAATAAATCAGATGGAGTATATTTTTTCTTCCCAGTAGGAATAACCTTTTGCCATATATCAATAAAATCCTGTATAGTGGAGTATTTATACGCCGGAAGTGGGTATATTGGTGGTACGCTTGTTTTGCTGTTATCTTTTTTTGCCATTATTTATTGTCCTCCGAAGCTAAAGATTTAACCAATTCTTTCAACCCTATCTTATATAATGCTGCTGGAATCATGCCAATTCCATATGGTGCGGATGATAATAAATCCATGCCACCATCCTTAATTTTTTCTTTATTTTCTGATATAAATTTTTCCAACGCTGTAGGAAAATTAGCTGTAGCAGTGTACATAGCATTTATAGCATTCAGTATCTTGCCCAATCTGTCTATATTCGCTTCACCAATTCCAATCATTCTGTTTTCATAAGTGGACATCATCTTTTCGCCGGACGTAACGGTTCTTTCGGCAGCAGTAGGTTCATACCTGTTTGTTGGGTCATTCTGTTCCCTAAGTGCTTGCCTGGATTCATCCACTTTCTTATAAAATTCTCCAAAGTCAATATCCCCTTGTCCAGTAATCTTATTAATATCCGTATAGGAAAGGTTTGTAAATGCCCCTCGCATCAAATGGCGAAGCATTTCAAGACTTCCTCCCGATATTTCCTTCAATGATTCAAGAAACCGCTTCATTATATTTTTATCCCCCTCACCTCTTGACAAATCTTCCATAGCTGCAAGAATTTCAGAAGGATTTGTCAATCCTGTGGCTTGTTGTGTTGCACGAAGCAAAAGAGTTTGCGTTACATCATCTTGTGAAATCCCTTGCCCCATAAAAGCCTGCTGTACACGCTCCAATTGCCTACCTTCCATTCCGGTCTGCAAACGAACAGCACGCATGATAGAAGCTATGCTTGCTGCATCTATTTCACCTGTACGAGAAAGAATATCATCGGCAGAACGAATAAAAGTAGTCATACTTTCATCCATCGTAGAAGCGATTTCGCTAAGAGGGATTTGAAGCTGTTTCATTGTCTGTTCAAACGAACGGATAATAGCAGATGAAGAAGCAGTTTGTCCTTCCTCTGTACGGGCAAAACGCATCGCCCCTTGCATTCCCATTACAGTACGGTCACTAAGTCCATATAAACGCTGTACAGCCATCAAACTTTGTGTTTCCGGTACGGGCGCAACCGTTTCTTCCTTTCCTCCTGCGGCACGGATAAGCGCAGCACGTCTTTGAATATACTCTCCTACATTCATTCCAAGAGCACCAACGGCATAACTACCTTCTCCAAAGGCTGTGCGCATGGCTTGTCCTGCGGAAACACCCATTGTCTGCGCATAAGGTATGGTTCTCTTTTGTGCTTCCATAGCCTTTTCAACAGATGTAGTGAAAAT